CAGTTCAATCTCATGCTCAATGAACACCACCATATCAGGATTCGCCTGAACCTCGCTCATTTTGAGCAGAGCCTCGAAACGGTCGCGCTTGGTGGGCTTCTTAACAGTAGAAGTAGACATAGTATCAATTCCTTTCTTTGGCGGTAGGTCGCTACCCTTTTGATATATTGAGTATACCACATTTTAGAGGGCTTGTCAAGAGGTTTCGCAAACTTTTCACACGAATTACTACCCCGACCTGACGGATAATTTATTGTTTGTTGATTCAATCTATTTGTCAGCAAAAATGCTTCGAGGATAGTTGGTTCAATCAAACTCACTTTCGCGTTCAACGTTTGGCTTTACAACGTGGTGTATTATGTTTTCTTCCTATACTTTCTCAAGGTCGCGCGCCCTCGGATTTCTTGGGCTACTCCCTCTTGACATTTTCTATTGTAGCACACTCGCTGGGATTTGTCAAGAGGTTTTCAAGAAAAAACTCATGAATTTTTTCTTTTATCCCGTGCGTTCCGCTCCGAAGAGACCTTAACGTAATAGGTGAACGGTCTATTGCTACTTCCAACCGTAGCCCCACACCGACCTGTGGCTCAGGGGTTTCCCTCTTGACATTATTTATTGTAGCACTTTTCGCGCCACTTGTCAAGAGGGAATTTCAAATTTCTTTGAAATTTTTTTGACTTAATCCTGATAGGAGCGACCCATCATTGAGCCATTCCCTCTTGACATTATTTATTATAGCAGATTGCCCACGGATTACAATTGACAAAATAACCAAATTACAGGAAAAAATTTTCTTTACTTTTGGTCAACTTTTCTCTTGACAAAATTGGCGGGGCGTGGTATAATGGTGAATTCGGCCCGCTTTGGGCGTTGGCGGGCCGGCCATTTTATCACAAAAATTCACGTTTGTCAATAGGTAAAATAGATAAAAAAACTGCCCATTTTTGGGCAGTTTTTTATTTAGTCCAGCAAGTTAATTTCGCCGGGAATTCTGAAAGAATCCGCGCCCAGCGTGGAATTATAGTCCTCGGTAAAGAGTTCAATCATTCCACATTCCATGACGTAATTCTGAACCGACCGCCGGACATTGTTCCAAAGGTCAGTCTTTCGGCTTTCCGCTCGGATTTCTTTGACTTCCTTTATCTGAGCGATGAGTTCGTCCAGTTCCTCGTCAGTCATGTAATTAAAATCCAAATCCATTTTCAAAACTCCCTCTTAATGGCTTCTTTCCACGCGTCCCAGCCGGACTTTCCCTCGCGGTCTAACTTCTTGCCAATGTCTTTTGCGGTCAGCAGGTCAAGCTCGTCCGCAATTTCATCTTCAAAGTTTACCCAAGAGTCGTAGGTCTGAATAATGAAAACTTCGTCAGCTTCAAAGACGCCACCGCACTCGGCGCAGATAATATAGTCATGGTCGATTAAAATGCCCATGTGAGGGTCATTGTCATCAGGGACTACAAAAAGGACTTGTTTAGCGTTCATGTGAAACACCTCTTTCATTTGATACATTGATTATACCATAGGGAATAGGACTTGTCAAGCCCTATTCCCTATTTTTTTTAGCTCATGTTTATCATAGGATTTTCCTTAATGTTTCGCATGAGCGCGCGCTGAAACTCGGTAGGCTTGGGACACTTCATCGTGGGAGTTTTGAAAAGGGACTTTTCCATTTCTTTGTGCTGTCGGACGCAATAGCGCAGAATCTCAACTTCAATGAGAACGTCTTCTAATCCCGTGTGGGATTCATCAAAACTATCTTCACCGCTGATAAAGCGGTAAAGAATTTCTGCGGTGAAACGGAGCTGTCCGTTCTTGGTCTTGTAGCCGTTCTTTTCGCAATAGTCGCGGTAAGTGGGCATTTTGCCCATAACCTGTCGCGCCATTTTCAACGTGTCCCAAACTTCAAGGCCGTAGGGGAAGAAATAGCGATACTTGCTTTTCGTGTCCCATCTTTGCGCGTTATTACAGGCGTTAAGGTCGAACCGCATATTGTGAGCGCAGACAAAAGAGCAGTTATAGCGCTCGACACATTCGCAGAACGCAAGGCGAATTTCGTAAAGGTCAGCCATAATGCGAGTGCCGTTCTTAATGTCCTCGACGTAGCGGGGAATCTTGTCGGCGTAATAGGCAGACCGCATGAGGTCGCGCTCGTAGCAGAAAATGTCGCGATTCACAAAAGAATGAGTTTCATAAACATTTCCCTTGGAATCAATGACTGCCCAACCAAAGTCGTAGGGAAGTACATTTGACATATCCAGCTTATCGCCGTCCTGAATGGTGTTTGCAGTTTCCGTGTCCAGCATAATACCGTAGTTTCTGCGCCTATCAATACCCATTTTATCGTCTCCTATTGGAAAAGTAGATTGAGGTTTACCATCGTTCTCTCAACCTCTGATAATAGTATAGCACTTTGCTATTGGTTTGTCAACAGTTTTTTTGTAGGGCAGGGGATTTTTTTATCCCCTGCCCTTTTCCCTTTACGCGAGGGAGAAGTAGGACTTGCGCTTGTCAACCGTCTTGACAACCGCGTTGGCTTCAATCATCTGACGCAAAAGAGCGGAAACGCGCTGATTGGAATACTCCGCAAGCTCGGGAACGCCCTTGATGAGGTCGGTCACCGTATACAGCTTGTCAGGGTTGGCGGTCATCTCGTCCAGAATGACCTGCTTCACGGCGTCATTCTCCATCTGCTTGGCCGTGGGCTTCTTGTCGCCCGCGTTCTTCTTGGCGTGCAGTTCAATCTCATGCTCAATGAACACCACCATATCAGGATTCGCCTGAACCTCGCTCATTTTGAGCAGAGCCTCGAAACGGTCGCGCTTGGTGAGCTTCTTAGTCGTAGTAGTAGAAGTAGCCATAGTATCAATTCCTTTCCGGTTTTTGAGACTGTCCTTGTCTTTGATGTAGTTATTATATCATAGGCGGGAGTAGGTTGTCAATAGTTTTTGCAAATTTTTTTTAGGGGCGGTCGCGAGGTTTATTACTATACATCTTGTTTATACCTACCTTTATCTATAATCATAAACCAATTCATTTTACTAAGCCATTAGTTTTTAAGGCGGTGGGCGAGCATTAGAAGTCATCTTGTTTTTACCTCTCTCATTTGATGTATTCATTATACCCTACGTAGAACGGTTTGTCAAGGGGTTTTTCAAACTTTTTTTGAAAGTTTGTTCGGCACGCCACGCTTGGAACATTCCGTCGGATTTTGGTATAATGGTCAAGGGAACTGCCTTTCCGCAGGTCTTACTCTTTCCTCCTGACATTATGTAGTATAGCAGATTGGTAATGATTTGTCTATTGGTAAAATAACCAAATAACGGGAAAAAATAAAATTGAAATTTGTGCGAAATTTCTCTTGACAAAAATGCTGGCAGGGTGTATAATGGTAAATTCCGGCCGTAGCGCGCGGAAACGGCCGGCTCATTATATCACATTCAGATGGTTTTGTCAATAGTCAAAGTAAACAAAAAAATCTCCCCATTTTTGGGGAGATTTTCTTTTAGCCAATCACATTGACTTCGGTCTTAACAGGCGTTACCATCTTGTCGCGCGAGAACTCGCGAACCTGACCCGTTTCAAGATTCACCGCGTAACAATACTGCGAACCTCTCGACCGAACGAACGGCGTGTTGTTGTTGCTGTCAATTTTGAGATACATTCCCATACCGACGCCATTGGAGCGCGGGGTGGTGAACGTGCCACCGCTGAGAATGTTGATAATTTGGAGCTGACCCTTAGTGCCAAAATTTACTTTCATTTTTATTTCCTCTTTCAAAATTCTTCTAAGAAATGAATTGGTTTATGATTTGGTCTGAAAAATGCCATTCCCTCGGTATAAAGAGAATTAAACAAATCCGCGGACACTTCAAACCATTCTGTGCCACTAATGCGATTGCCTAACTCACTTAAAGTCAGATGACAAGAATTTTCCATGTCTCGACTTCCGGCGCAAGTGCTACGCATTATCGCTTTCGGATTGTGGCTATAATAGCTTTTACGACGCTTTGCGAGGTTTTTAGTGCCGTCAGAATAGCCAACTTTAACCAAATGGCTATTGGTTAAATTATCCATCATCAAATACAGCATTTTTACCTCACAGCAGATGGGTATTGACCCATTCTGCGGTCACAAGTCCGATTTCCTTAGAGACAACCGTTTCATAGCGGTAATTACCACCGGCAGTTCGTCCGGTCACTTTGGCGAGAACGTCAAGGGTAAGCCAAAAATAAGGCATCATTTTTATCACCCCCCCTATTACTTACTGCTCGGAAAGATAGCGCCCAGAAGTGCGAGGATAATCCAAACCACGAGCGCCAGCTTCCACGAGAACACAATGACGAAAGTGCCGATTGCGGTGATGCCAAGAGCGGGAAGAAGCCAACAGAGAAGCCAAACAAGGCCCGAAGTGGCAAGGAACGAAACTACGAGAGACAAAAGAATCAAAAGAATAACACCCATTTTATTTTCCCCTTTTCATTTGATGTATTTATTATACCATTGGAGTAGGGCTTTGTCAAGCCCTTTTCTCCAAAAGTTCCGAAAGTTTTTCGATAATGTTTACTGCGGTCGGGTCAATGGTAGCGCCCAAGTGCCAACCATTCCGAACTTTTTCATTATCGTCAACCAAGATGGACACGTCATAGCGGTCGCGCACGCTGTCGGCCTTAGTCGCGCCATACTGGACGCCGTGGAAGTGGTCATAGTGGAAGCCCTGTTCTTCAAGCCACGCGCGCTTTGCTTCACGCACGAGGTTTTTGTATTCCTCGCTCGAATCTTTGGAGAGCCAAGTAATGATATTGATTTCCCAGCCCTCGGCGCGGAGAAGTTCGCAAACCTCATTCAGCTCAGCCATATCGCACATAGGAACGGCAGTCCGATAGGGCGTAGGATTTTCCGAACGGAGAAGCGCAAGCCAATCCTTGACGCCGTAGAGGTCAGCGATAGTGCCGTCCATGTCAAAGTTGATGGAGCGTCGAGTGGCCACAACGTGGGACTTGATGTAAGTGATTTTCATAGGCGTTTATCTCTCCCCATTATCGTCTTTTTTAATAGTAACGCAGTCGTTTGACAGGTCATAACAGAGCATAATCATAGTGTCAATAACTTCGCGATTGAAGCAAGTGCCGTTAGCTTCAAATGTTGCGGTGTCCTGATAGCTGAGTTCAGAGCGAATACTTTCAAGAATTTCGCTCATGCGGTCGATAGTATCGAGTTCTTCATCAGCGAATGTGATGATGGCTTTCGAAGAAGAGTTGATAATCATTTTGGTTTACCCCTTTCCTTTACTGTATCTGTATTATATCACTATTGGATTTGCTTGTCAAGTGTTTTTTCTAAAATTTTTCGCGGTCTTTCTCAATACACGAAAGATAAGAAATTAAGCAAAATCAGCATAGGAATAGCGTAGACGATATTGAAATAGTCCCACCCGAGACTTTCACAGGAATAAGCAAAAATAAAGCCAAAAACGAGGCCGAAAATGCCGATTAAAATAATCATTCTAAATCCTCCAAGTGGCCGAAATGTTCGTTGATATGCCATTCAAGATAGGTATTAGTTGCAATCTGAATTTCTATATCTAACCAGTTATAAAAATCCTCGGGGTCGCGGGCCATGCGTTCATCAATAATGTCTTTGAGAGAAACGCGATGAGCGAGAAATTCCGAAATATCAAGAGAATCCATAGAAGAAAGAAGCTCTTCCACACATTCACCGCCGTGCAAAGAGCGAACAGAAGAATTGTATTCATTATTATCACCCTTTCCTTTTTCTATTATAATAATATCATATTATAATAGAAATGTCAATAGAGAGTTTTTAATTTACTCTTTTAATTTTTCTAATAGGTCATCAGCACATTCATAGCTGATGCTCCGGCGGTCGCACTCGTTGGACAAAGGACAACACGCGCAGTCATTAAAGGTTTCCGTCCAAGCGCGCAACCACTCAATTAAGCCTAAAACGTTAATTCTTTCACCCATTGTTTTCAGTCTCCTTTACTCGGACAAAAAAGACCTTGTTATAGATTTTCGTTGCTTTAAGGTCAATCCAAAAATACACGTTTCCGCATACTCGATAGATTTTACAAGTCTCTCCGCTAACCTTTTTGACTTCCTCAAATTTCTCTGGTGTAGTAGGGTGGAAAATCGTCAGTTTGAGGAATATGCAATAGAAAGCCAAAGGAACGAAGCCGATAATCATAGCAATCCATGCGAGAACATCAGTTAAAGTGTTTTCCCATTCACACCACTCATCGGTGATTGTAGCGAACGCAATACCCACGCAAAACGCGAGAATCAACCAATACCATGCAACCATCATTTTAGTCCCCCTTTATTTGTTGTATACATCTTACCACATTATAGGATTTTTGTCTATTGGCATTTTACACAAAAATTCGTGTGAAAATTTGTTGAACTTACCTCTTGACAAAAAACTCGGCGCGCCACAATCGTCCGCGCGCCGACAATTTTATCACATTTAAGGAACTTTGTCAATAGTGAAAGTAAACAAAAAAAAATCACCCAAATTGGGTGATTTTTCATTTAGTTTTTTACGGCTTCGAGGTCGACAAGAATGGGAACGAGCTTGTCTTCAAGAAGCGCGACACGCTCAATCATTTCATTTGCTGCTGTTCCGCCCGACGGGTATCTCTTCTGAATGCCGTATCGAGCCATTCTGCACACCGTTTCAACAACTTCACTAAGTTTCTCATTCTTCATTTTTCTTATCTCCATTCAATTTATTTTTTGGAAAGGGTGGCGGTTGTTTCAGGCACAACCGCCAAAGCCATAGGAAAGGGGGAGAAAAACACGAACAAAAGTTCGGTTTTGTCAAGGGATAATCAGTTCTGCGTCATAGACAGGCCGAACCATGCAGGGCGCGCCGAAGCAGTCGAGATTGTAAGTGTCCAAATTGAGAGCGTTCCATTCTTCTGCGCCGGTATCTTCATCAACCACAGACGCAATTTTGATGTAATAGACGTTTCCAGAAGCGGGGTCTTGAAAAATCATACCCTCGGGGAGGTCTTCAAATGCAACCATTTTGTTGCTATGCTTAACAGTAATTTTCATTTCGTTCACCCTTTATAATAGTATTTGTAAGCCCATTCAATAATTTCATGGCTCGTGGTGGTCCATTCCTCTTTGGGGCTATCGAACTTTTCCGCATACTTTTTGATGTAGGTATTATACTCCATGCGCGCGGTGTCGTATGCTCCAATAGCCACAATTAAGGCGTGCTTCGCTTCTTCGGCGTCGGAAACTGCTTTCTTGCGGTCGGGGCAGTCAGGATAGAGGTTAATCACTTCTACGCGCGTAATGACTTGCCTTGTCTTTTCATAAAGGCGGTCGCGCGTTTCCCATACTTCATAAAGCGCATCGTCCGCGCGTTTTTCATATGGGTTGAAAGGCTTCTTTTTCTTACCGAACATTTTTCTTTTTCTCCTTTTCTTGCTTATTCCACATTCTATCAAAGAACGCATTTGCGAGAACACGCTTGTAAAGGTTGTCAGGCATGGGGCGCTCGCCGTGCTTGTTTCTCCAAATCGCAGTGATTTTATCAATATCCGCGATATAGGCGGTAATGAGTGTGCCATCGGAAGCGCTACGAACGAGAAGAACGCCGGTTGTAGTGATAGTGTAGAGAATATCGTTCTCAACGCTGTCGATATACGGTTCGCCGATTCCTACATTATCGTAGATGAAGAGCAGGCGGTCAATGCGGTCTTGCGTAGCGTGTTTTGACATTTTGATAAGCATTTGTTTTACCTCTTTCTTTTCCTCTTGGATTGATTGTATTATACCATATGGGGAGGGGCTTGTCAAGCCCTATATGCAATTTTTTTTAGCAGTAGGCCAGATTCCCGCGCGCCCAGCCATATACGCTGATTTGATTGCACGCCTTGCCAATTTCAAGCGCCTGCTTCTTGGTCTGCACCCTCTTGGACTTGTCAACATAATAGATGCCGTTCGCAAGCCACACGCCGCAGTTTCCGCCGAAGTCCTTAACCGCGTTAATAGCTTCGCGGGCGGTCTTACATTCAACGCCGTTGGTAGCGACCTGCCAGCCAGACTTGTAGTTGACTTTCTTGCCATATTTGAGCGTCATGCCGTCGTTTTCAGCGAGTTTGAGAATAGAACGAATGTTAATCATGTTGTAAATCCCTTTCCGGTTTGGTAGGTTTTCCTTCCCTTACTGTGATTATAGTATAACACCGATTCGGGATTCTGTCTATTGACTTTATGCACAAAGATTTGCCCCAAAAATTTGTGCAATCCGCCTATTGACAAAAACTCGGCGCGCCAGGTCCGATCGCGCGCCGGCCGATTATACCACAAAATTTTGGGATTGTCAATAGGCAAAATGACAAAAAAACTCGGCAGGATTTTGTATACCCTGCCGAGTTTTTTTCAGTTCAAACTCTCGATGACTTCGCCGGTCAGTGCGTCGATAATATCGACCGAAACAACATTGTCCGCGTCGATGAACTTCTTTGCGAGGATACAAGCGTTTTCCCGCCCGAACACCGGAATTTCATAGCGATAATGGTTGTTATCGCCAGCCTTGTAGTTGTAGTAGTTAACAGAAACAATAAATAACATTTGGTTTATCCCCTTTCTTTTTATACTCTTATTATACCATAGTTTCGGGATTTGTCAATAGGTTTTTTGAAAAAAGTTTGAAAAAAAATAAGGGCGTTTCCGCCCTTATTCTTCATAAACGATAATGTTGTTGCCTTGCTTCTCAACGCGGGAATCTTCACAAAAGTGATAAGTGAAGTCCGCTGAAAGATGTTTGAGAAATTCGCGTCTCCATGTGCGGGACTTCGGCTCTAATTCAAAGAGAATGTAAAGCGTTTCCTCTAACCGGTCGAGGAAGTTTTCAGTGTCCGCGATGTTGAATCTGCCCGCGAGCTTCGGTTCAAGAGAAGCGCCAATAGTAAGAATGTTGTAAGTAGTCATGAATTTTATCCCCTTCCTTTATTGTATCTACATTATGACATCTGCTTTTGGATTTGTCAAGAGTTTTTTGTAAAAAAAAATTAAGGGCTTTTCAGCCCTTAATTTAACACCGCGACGACCTCGCCGTTCATGCAGGCGTGGACGTCGAACTCCACACCCTTATAGGTGTCGGAGTAAAGATACGTCCAGTCATCGCCGAGGACATAGGACAGGGGCTTGACAGGGAGAACGCCGTCGAGAAGAGTCTTGATAGTAGTCATTGAATTAACCTTTCTGGTGTTTGGGATTTTCCTTTCCCTTTCTGATATTATAATACCACAGACTGCAAAGAATGTCAAGTGTTTTTTTTATAAAAAAAAGAGAAGTTTTTCAACTTCTCTTTCTATGGCGAATCGCTCTCTTTACGCGGTGCTCCACGTATTCAATGAGCGCGCCCGCGCCGATAACACCAACATAGATAGCGAGAAGAACAAGACCATCGTGAGTAGACATTTAATTTACCTCTTTCTTTCTTTTGATGTATTCATTATACCAAACAGAGGGGCTTTTGTCAAGCCCCTTTTTTATTTTTTTTACAGTTCTTTTCCAACCTTAACAAATACGATTTTCTCCGGTAAGACTTCGATGCCCTTAATGCCCGCTTCATTGACTTCCTTGTTCGTGCAAGTCCACCCAAACTCATCTAATGCGTCCCATTCACCATTCCCGCTGGGAGTCCAAGTGTTGAATCCATCATCAATCATCACGTCATAGCCCTTGCTGTAAGTCTCCATAATCTGTTCGATAGTCATTTGTTGTATTCCCCTTTTCCTTTGATAATACTATTATAGCATTTCGGGATAGGAATGTCAAGTGGTTTTTGGCAAAAAATGGAAAAAATTTTGCTTTAACGCTTTACTGTGGTAAAGTTCGGGCTTGGACGCCCTACACGCGCACAACGGCGCGAGAGAAAGAGCGGGAAGCCGCTCCCGCCCTTAATACATTTCGCTACTGGGTTCAACTGTGAAATACTCAACATTCCGCAAGTCGAGCTTGCCATAGGACTTATCATTATACATCGTAGCACCTGTCGCGAGTAAGTCGTTCATCTTACCTGCGATGTCCATAGCGCGCTGTTCCTCGAACGCCTACTGGAAGAGATAGCCCTGACCGCCCTTAGTGTAATAAACAATGCCGTAAATCATTTTTCATTCCCCTTTCCTTTTGTGATTATAGAATACCACATTCTAACTGATTTGTCAAGACCTTTTTGAGAAAAATCTTTGTTAATTTTTTAACAATCTACGCCGTTAGAAAGGGAGCATTACTGCTCCCTTAATCTGCGTAAAGACTTATCAATTCGTTTATCTTGTCAATGGCTTCATCAATGTCATCGAGGTAGTTGTCTGCCAACATACTTGCGTGGCTGGCTTCCTCGTAGTCATCATACGCGTCGCTGAGTTCCTGTGTGCCAAACTTGTCTGCCTGTTCAAGGGCGTCTACTTCGTGCCATGCCCTCGACATCTCACCACGCTTAATCTGGCAGTCGCGGAACGCCTGCTTGCTCTCATTCATCAACCGTTCCTTTTCTGCTTTGAGAGTGTTGTAAAAATCCTGATTAGTCATTTGAGTATTCCCCTTTCTTATTGTATCTACATTGTAGCACATTACCGCGCATTTGTCAAGAGTTTTTTTACTCTTCTCTGCTTGTTAATTTTTTAACAATCTTCGCCGATCCGCAAGAAAGAGAGAGACTTAATAAGCCTCTCTCCATACCTTAATGATTGTATCATCTTCCACAGTATCAGTGTCGTTGTCGTTAATCCACAAGAGCAAGAAGTCGTTGTCATCAATGTTGAGTGCTTCCACATCCCACAGGTTGTCCTGCTCATCAATGAGCGTCAGGGTATCGCCCTCGCGGGCGTAGACCTCTGCGCCGACGAAACGAATACTTCCGCATTCCGTGCCTGAACCGCACCAATTCTCAATGACCGAAAGGTCGTAAGACTGGGGTGCTTCCTCGCAGGCCATAGCCTCGGGAGTTTTGAGTGCGGAAATAGCTAAAATAGCAACAAGAGGAATGGTGATGAAGACAACCTTGATAAAAGAATTGATAATAGTTTTCATTTTGATTTACCTCTTTCTTTTTGATGATACAAGTATAGCACGTGGCTACTGGATTGTCAATAGTCATTTTGCACAAATGTGATGGCGTAATTTCGGGTATTTTGACTATTGTGCATTATGACGAAGTTTCGGCGAGAAATTTGTGCAAACTGCTGATTTTTATAAAACTCGGCTCGCCACTACCGCCAGCGAGCCGAGCAACGTTTACCGGGGTGTTTGTGCGGGATGGGGTTGTGCGTTCCGCAAAAGAGCGAGAGTAAGGCTGGTATACTCTCAGAGAATAAACGAGTTAGAACCTTATAGATGGGGGGTGTATTTCGGGAAAAAATTTTTTTTGATTTGTGTTTTTTCTTTTGCGTGGTCAAAACGCAATCTAAATCAATTTTCAATTTCAAATTACGAAGAATAATTTAAATTTATCTAAATCAATTTTCAATTTCAAAATACGGTTTAAAACAACAAATCAATTTTCAATTTCAAATCACGAAACAAAATAATAATTTTAAATCACGATTTCTTTTTTCTACCTCTTTTAGGTTTTTCACCCCACATAAGAGTGTATAATCCAGAAGTAGCAGAATAAGTAGCTTTCTGCTGATACTTTTTAGCAACTGCCTTCAAGGGACTGAGTGGTTTCCGCATTTAATTTTTCCTCCATATATTTGATTAATTTATCTTTATATTTACAACTATCAATATATCTATTAATAGTATTTATATCATATTTTTCCATTAAGTGTTCTAATACATATTTGTATTTATTTAACTGGTATTCTTCTTGTTCTTCTTTGGTGCTTAATTGAGCCTTTTCCGCGTCTGATAAAGGTCTGTAAGTAATCGTTCTTGATCCATTATCCTTTTGCTCAATACGTATTGTTTTAAATAATTTCCAATCTCTTACAAAAGGGTCTTTATCTCTTGTGGCGTTAAAATATTCTTGTTCTAATCTAAATATTACTGCGTCTATCCCTCTTACTTCAAAAGGCTGGTTCCGCCTCATTTTCAATATCCTCCCATTCAAATGTTCCATCATCTAACTCATACACAAATGCTTGTTTATAAAATGATGAAACAATTCCATCATTTGTGATTCCTTTTGAACTATTTTTCGCATCATGAAAACAATTATAAACAATTAGTCCTTGCGTTTCATATCGCGAAAAATCTACTGCCCTTCCCTCAAAATCATAATTATAAAATATATTTAACAATAGCATACACTCATATTGCGCGATTGGCCATTTATTTAATTCTTTTTGCTAATTCACCATTTTTTGATATAATACCCAAAAAGCTTTTCTATATAACCATAAAAAAAGGAGTGATGCTACTAATGCACAACTCAATAATACAATAAAAATAATTTCCATAAATACTCCTTTTCTTTTTTCTTATAATAATAATAAAATAAAAATAAAGAAATGTCAAATCGTGGAGCGTGGTTGGGCAAAAGTTATTTGTTTTGTTAAAAAAATTTTTAAATATAAAAAGAAAAAATTTTAAATGAAACTTGACAAAAAAAATTTTTTCGAGTATAATATAAATATAGACTGGAGGTAAAAAATGATAAAACTTGATTATTCTTTACAAACTCCAGAAGAAAGAAATCAATTAGTCGAACAAATTTTGGCTGATAATCCAGATCCGCCTGAAAAATATTTAGAAATTTTAGCAGACTATTTGGTTCTTTGTATGGAGAAACAAGAAAAAAAGGAGAAAAAATTATTAACTGATAATCGTATGGCTACAGTTAATAAGCGTGAGACTTCTTTTGAAGGTCTTGTTTCCCAACTCGAAAATGGCGAAGATGGAATTTATAATTTAATTACAGATAATAGAAATACAATATTTCAACCACATATTACAATTACAAAAAAAGATTTAGAAGAGATACCAAGTTTAAATTAGTTAAGAGAAGCCATTAATGTTTGGGAGGCTAAATTAAAAGTAACAGAAGGTAAAGATGCTTTTGTTATTAAAAAGGCTCTTATTGAAATGCGTAAAGATTAGTATGTTATGAAAAATGCTTATCGTCGTCCAATAGTGCCTACAAAATTAACCAGATCAAAGTCTTATATTCCATTGGATGATAAAACATTTATTTTTGATGATGATGGTTTTCCCATTCCTGATGGAATTAGTTTATTAAGACCTGAAATATGTTCTGCGGTTTTATGTAATTATTCCCGATTAAAGCAAGATAGTTGGGGCGAATATGATAAAGATTTATGGTATTTAATGGAGGATTTTGATAAGCTTTGTGATAAAGCCTTAGCTAATTATCCTCTTTATGATAGAATCGTTGAATATAAAATTGATGGTTTACAAAATATTGACATTCAAGAGAAAATACAAATGGAATTTGGTATTAAACATAGTCTTGAATATATTTCAAGTTTATGGCGTAATAAAATTCCAAAATTAATTGCTTCGACTGCGGAAGATGAATATTTAGATAATTATTATTTAAATGTTGAAAAAGGTAAATATAAAAAATGTAGTCGTTGTGGTAAAATAAAATTAGCTCATAATAAATATTTTAGTAAAAATAAAACAAGTAAAGATGGCTTTTATAGTATTTGTAAAAGTTGTCGAAATTCTAAGGCCAAAAAATCTTAATATTGTCCTTTTGTTTATAATAAATAGTTGAAAGGAGAATATTTTATTTATGGCTGAAACATATTATTGCGAAAAATGTAATCGCACAATGAATGGCACGGAATTCTATTCATCTAATAATTTAGAAAAATATCCTAATGATGGTAAATTTCCTGTGTGCAAAAAATGTATGACAATGCACGTCGATAATTGGAATCCAGATACTTATTTATGGATTTTACAAGAAGCGGATGTTCCTTATGTTCCAGATGAATGGAATAAATTAATGGAAAAATATGGGCGCGATCCGCAGTCTATGACCGGTATGACAATTCTTGGACGTTATTTGTCAAAAATGAAACTCAAATAGTTTAAAGATTATCGTTGGAAAGATACAGAATTTTTATAGTAGATGGCGAATAATAAATTAGAGCAAACTATGAAGCGTCAAGGATATGATGCTCAATAGATTGCAACCGCTATTGAAAAAAGTTCTATTACTATTCCAGAAGGAGAACTAAAAGAGCCGGTTTATGCTCTATCACCTAATGTCCCTACGGAAGATTATTTCGCACAATAGAGCGGTGAAGTGGAACAAGAATTAGACTTAACTGATGAAGACCGCACTTATTTAAGACTTAAATGGGGCAAGACTTATAAACCTGAAGAATGGGTTAAGCTTGAATAGTTGTATGAAGAAATGATGGCTTCTTATGATATTCAAGGCGCCGGACATAAAGATACGCTAAAATTAATATGTAAGACATCTTTAAAGGCAAATCAATTGATCGATATTGGTGATATTGAAGGTTTCCAAAAGATGAGCAAAGTATACGATAGCTTAATGAAGTCTGGTAAATTTACCGCTGCTCAAAATAAAGCAGAATCAGGTGAATTTGTTGATTCAATTGGCGAATTAATTGAATTATGCGAAAAAGAAGGATATATTGAAAGATATTATGTTGAATAGCCACATGATAAAGTGGATTTAACTATTCAAGATATGCAACGTTATACTCGCACTCTTATTGAAGATGAAACTAATATTAGCACAATGGTAGAAAAGGCTTTACGCGAAAATGCTAAAGAAGATGAAGAGAAAGCAAAGAACGCGGAAAGCGATATCGTTGATGATGCTGATTTAAGTATTGAAGAACTTGAAAAAACTATCAAAGATAGTGATTACGCGGATTTTGAGGAATTTAAAGAATAGGAATCTGCGCAAGATAATGAGTTCTTATAGAGTTTGAATAAATAATGGCATTACAAGATTTACTGTAGTTAAGTGATAGCCGTAGAAAAATAGGTCTATCACCGGAGCGAGTAGAAGCGGTAATGCCTACTATCCGCAAATACGTTGCCTTTTGGAGAGAATATCCTGATTTATTTGTAGATTTTATGGTGCGAGGAAGACGCACTGAAATAAAAGATGGAGAATTTAATTTTTATTTTTATTAGAGAGTATTTCTCCGTTCTGTTATGCGTTATTAGTATGTTTACGCGGTTTTCCCTCGTGCTTATTCTAAATCATTTTTGTCTGTTATGGCATTAATGATTAGATGTATTTTATACCCTGGTGCGCATTTGTTCGTTACTTCTGGAGGTAAAGAGCAAGGTGCTAGTATTCTTCATGATAAAGTTCAAGAAATATGTGAACTTATTCCAAGTTTTAATCGAGAAATTGATTGGAGCCGAGGAAAAACTCTTGAAGGAAAAGATAAAGTTAGATATGTATTTAAAAATGGTTCAGTTTTGGATAACCTCGCAGCTCGTGAAAGCACTCGTGGTCAGCGTCGTCATGGTGGACTAATGGAAGAATGTGTTGGTATTGATGATGCCATTCTTCGTGAAGTTATTATTCCTGTTATGGCAATTTCTCGTAGAGCTAAAGATGGCACTACTAATGAACAAGAGCCATTAAATAAATCACAAATCTATATTACTACTGCTGGGTATAAGGGCACATTCCCTTATGATAGACTTATCGGTTTCTTAGTTCGTATGGTAACTTAGCCTGATCGTTGTATGGTATTAGGCGGAACGTGGCGAACTCCTGTTGCAGTAGGATTACAAAGTAAAACATTTATTGCTGACCAAAAGAATGAAGGAACTTATAATGAAGCTTCATTCGAACGTGAATACGAGTCTAAGTGGTCAGGAACTGTTGAAGATGCTTTCTTTAATGGAGAGCATTTTGATAGAAATAGAAAACTATTATAGCCTGAATATGAAGCTTCTGGACGTGCGGGTGCGCAAGCTTATTATGTGCTTTCAGTAGATGTAGGTCGTAAGGGATGCGATTCAGTAGTTTGTGTATTTAAAGTAACACCACAAGCTCAAGGTCCAGCTATTAAATCTTTAGTAAATATGTATACTATGTCAGATGATCATTTTGAAGATTAGGCTATTAAATTAAAGAAATTATTTTATAAATATAAAGCTAAAACTTTGGTTATAGACGGTAACGGTTTGGGTATTGGACTTTTGGATTATATGGTAAAATCTCAAAATGATGAAGACGGTGAATTTTTACCTGATTTTGGTGTTGAGAATGATGATGATGGATATTATAAAAAATATCGTACACAAAATACTCAATTTGATGCTATGTATGTTATTAAAGCAAATGCTCCAATAAATACTGAATGTCATGCTAATGCTCAGACTCAATTACAGGCGGGTAAGGTAAAATTCTTAATAGATGAGAGAACAGCTAAAGAAAAATTATTAGCTACTCAAAAAGGTTCAAAAATGACTCCTGAACAAAGGGCAGATTATTTAAAACCATTTACTTTAACCTCCATATTAAAAGAAGAAATGATGAATTTACGCGAAGAAAATGAAGGTATTAATATTATCCTAAAATAGGCAAATCGCGGAATTCGTAAAGATAAATTTTCGGCTTTTGAATATGGATTATATTATTTAAAACTTGAAGAAGATAAAAAGAAAAAACGTAAAAAGTTTAATGCGGCTGATTGGTGCTTTTTAAATTAAGGAGGGTGGAAAATGCGTGCTTCAAGAGGAGAAATTAAAATTGAAGAAATCTTAGAAGAAGCAGGACTACCTTTTAAAATGGAATATATTTTTCCAGATTTAAAAAGCCCAAGCGGGCGTCCGCTTCGTTTTGATTTTGTTATATTTGATGATGATGGAAAAATTGATTTCATTATTGAGTATTAGGGAAAATAGCATTATGAAGCCAGTTCTAAATTTGGTGGAAAACGCGGTTTATACCAGTAGCAATATAATGATAATCAAAAAAGACGTTTTTGCGCTTTACATGATTTTAGATTAATAGAGATTCCATATACCGACGAAAACCTTATTTCTTATGATTATATAATGAAATTAGCAGGTTATTAAAGGAGGTGGAACTTTGGATACGCAAGATCGTAATGATTAGATTCACGCTAAAGGTTTTGATATTTATAATAGTCGTTATGAATATAATTATAATGACACTATGGATTATGCCAATAGAAAAATAAAAGTTGGCACAAAAACTTTAGATGATGCTATTTTAAAACTTGGTGATTATAGTAAGATTAGATACCCAGGTCAAACTCGTATTATCACGAAACCTGATGTGCTTCGCGCGCTTGCGGAAAGAGACTTAAATGCTTTGCGATATATTTCTAATTTTTATTATGATATAAGTGGTGTATATCAACGAGTTTGTAATTATGTTGCTTTTTTATACCGCTATGATTGGTATATTGCAGCGGAAACTTATGATGATAATGTAAAAGAAGAAAAAGTTTTAAAAGATTTTTATAGAATGTTGAATTATTTTGATAATAGTTATATTAAAAAGATTTGCGGAGATATTGCTTTACAAGTCGTTAAAAATGGATGCTATTATGGATATATAGTTCCTTCAGAAAAAAATCTAATTTTACAAGAATTGCCAGTTAGATATTGTAGAACACGTTATAGTGTAAATAATACCCCAGTTGTCGAATTTGATATGCGATTTTTTGATACTTTTAGAGATATGAATTACCGCTTAAAAGTATTAAAATTATTCCCAGAAGAATTTGCTAAAGGTTATGTTTTATATAAGCAAGGAAAACTTGCTTTAGAAGAAGCGGTTGGATGCTAGCATACTGGTAGTTGGTATGTTCTTGAGCCAGAAAATTGTATTAAATTTAATATTAATAATAGTGATGTTCCTATTTTTGTAAATTCCATTCCTACTATTATGGATTTAGATGCAGCGCAAGATCTTGACCGCAAGAAACAAATGTAGAAGTTGCTTAAAATTTTAGTCCAAAAGCTCCCAATGGATAAAAATGGTGATTTGATATTTGATGTTGATGAAGCCAGAGATATCCATAATAATGCCGTTTAGATGTTATAGAGGGCTATTGGAGTAGATGTTTTAACTACATTTACTGATGTAGATTCTATTGATATGTCTGATAAGAATACTACTACAACGACAGATGATTTGGCTAAAGTTGAACGTAGTGTTTATAATTCATTAGGTATTTCATAGAATTTATTTAATACTGATGGTAATATGGCTTTAGAAAAATCAGTGTTAAATGATGAATCTACAATAAGAAGTTTAATTTTATAGTTTAATATATTCTTTAATAGAATTATTGAGAAAAAGAGTAGTAATAAAAAATATAATTTTAGATTTTATTTATTAGAAACTACTCAAAATAATTATCAAACACTTTCTAAAATGTATAAAGAGCAAGCGCAAATGGGACAATCAAAACTATTGTCTTAGATTGCTCTTGGACATTCATAGAGTTTTATTCTTAATGCAGCTCATTTTGAAAATGAGATTTTACATTTAAGTGAAATTATGATTCCTCCTCTTATGAGTTCTACTATGGGTAGTGAAGATATTTTGGGTTTAAAAGGTTCATCATCTAATAATAAAACTCAAAATAATTCAGGAAGTTCAGGTTCTGGAACTGCTAAAGCTTCTAATGGTGAAGCAGGACGTCCGGAAAAACCTGACGATTAGAAAAGTGAAAAAACTATTCAAAATAAAGAAGCAATGAAATAAGGAGGATTTATGAAACATACAAGTATTAAATTAAATACACCTTGTGAGTTTATAAATATAACTCCTGTAAATCCTTTAATTTCTAAATGTCAAATTAAGGTTTGTTATGTAGATGATAAACCTAATCGTAACAAAAGCGTAATTACTAAAGATGTAGCGACTGAGATGGCTAATAGCCTTCCTGGCAGTCCTATTGTTGGCTTTTTTAATGAGAATGCTGAAGATTTTGAAGAACATAATAGGATAATTGAATTATCTAATGGCGAATTTAGAATGAGAGATAATACTCGCCCTTATGGTTTTGTTGATCTTGGAGCTAAAGTTTGGTTTTAGAAATTTTTGGATGATGGTGTTGCCGAACGTGAGTATTTAATGACTGAAGGTTATTTGTGGACTGGTTAGTATCCTGAGTGTAAACGTGTAGTTGAGAAAGGGAATAATCATTCTATGGAGCTTGATGAAAAAACATTAAATGCTACGTGGGCAAAAGATAGTAATGGAAAGCCTTAGTTTTTTATTATAAATAAGGCAATTATTTCTAAACTTTGTATTTTGGGAGAAGAAAATGAACCTTGTTTCGAAGGCTCCCAAATCAATGTGAATTTTTCATTCGATGATGGTTTTAAGAACACTTTGTTCTCCATGATGAATGAACTTAAAGAATTTATGAAAGAAGGAGGACCCAAAGTGTTTACACAATATGCTGTTGAAATTGGCGATAGTTTGTGGAATTCTCTCTGGTCTTATGTTGAGACTAAGTATCCTGGCGAGCCTAGTAGTTATTGTTCTATTTATCGCATTGAAGGCGTTTATGAAGATGCTGGACAAAAGTTTGCTATTCTTCAAAATAGACAAGACCAAAAATATTATCGCATGGACTTTTCTCTTACCGATGTAGAAGGCTTTGTTCCTTCTGACGCTTTAACTGAAGTAACTAAGTCTTATACTCCGGCAGCAGAGCCTCAGTTTGCTCTTGCTGATGTTGAAGCTTTTGAGACTGATTATGCTTCAAAGAAAAAGGCTGAAGAAGAGGACAAAAATAATAAATCTAATGGCCAAAACCCTGATAATAAATCAGAGGGCAATGATAATAAAAAGAACCCTGATAATGGGGAACCCTCTAATAAGTCTGATAAAGGCGACAATGGTGAGAATGATGATAAAAAGAAAAAGAAGAATTATTCTCTTGAAGAAGTTGTTGAATATACTGAACTTAAAGCTCAGTATGATGAATTACAGACTAAATTCGCAGCTCTTGAAACTGAAAATAATAGCTTGAAAGAGCAAATTGCTCCACTTGCCGAATTTAAAAATGCTGCTGAGAAGAAAGATAAAGAAGATATGATTGCTAAATTCTATATGCTTTCTGATGAAGATAAGGCTGATGTTGTTGAAAATATTGATAAATATTCTCTTGATGATATTGAAGCTAAATTATCTGTTATTTGTGTTCGCAACAAGGTGAGTTTCGACCTTGACGAAAATAATAAGCCCAATGGTGCTACTACTTTTAATTTGAACGATAATGGTTCAGAAGATGATGATATGCCCGCTTGGGTGAAGGCGGCTTTTGCTACCGCCAACAAAAATTAATAAGGAGGACATACTAAATGTTTAAAGACTTTTTGAATAAGAATCTTCCTATTAAGTCTCAGGCAAAGTATGTTGAGTTTGGTTACGGTCAGGTCGAGCCTAATCACCTTTCCGCACAAAGAAATGCTCAAATCTATGCTCAACTTCCTGCCAATAAAGACATTGAGATTCTTGAAAACGGTCAGTTTGTAAAGTATGACTATGCTGCTAATGGTAATGGTATCGGCGAAGTCAACTTCACTGGCGAAGGTGAATGGATGCTCGTTTATAACGAGATTAAGCTTTATCGTGATCATTATGATGGCAGTAAGCAATGGGATTGCGAATTTGCTATGATTAAAGATGACTATCAGGCTCGTGTTTATAGCCCTTATGATTGGGAGCATACTGAGGTTGAATATGGTGGTCGTTTCTGGAATGGTGTTGACGAAAAGGGTCAAACTTATAAGTTAATCAATCAGACCGTTTCCGCAGATCAAGGTTTAAAGACTGTTACTATTGCTGGTCGTGTTTATGATGTTGATGAAACCGGCAAGTTTACTTATGATGGTAATGAATATACTCTTGATAGTAATCATCAGGTTGCTAATGTTCCTGTAAAGTATTACTATGATAAGCTTCTTACTGATGTTCCTGATATGTATGAAATGAATTGGACCAATGATCCATATCATAAGTTAGGTATTTATCATGAGAAGTTCATGGAATCTGGCACTTCTATGGTTCCTCGTGTATTTAAGACCATGATTGGTGATCTTTATACTACTAATATGATTAATGAAGAGACTCTTGCTGTTGGAGATAAGCTTTCTCCTTCTGCTGCTACAAAGGGTATTCTTAGCAAAACTGGTGACGATTCAATGACCTGGCAGGTTGTTAAGGTTTATACTATGCCTGATGGTCAAAAGGGCGTCAAGGTAATGCGTATTAAGTAAGAAAGGAGAAAAGGATAATGTTAGATAAAAATAATTTAATTGCTCTTATGAAGCAAGTTGCTAAGGCTGATCCTTCTGCTCCTGTTGCTTATAGTTATGAGGGAAAAAATCTTAGTTATGAAGCCTTAAATGAAACTCTTCGTAATGAAATGAATGAGTTGGCTGGTACTTACGCTCTTTATCGTGAAAATAAGAATCTTATTTTCTCTATGATTGAGCAGACTCTTGATGAGGTTCTTCCTAAGAAAGTTATTCAGCAATATGATCAGTTTGCTGAGGTTAAGACTTTCGCTCAGGGTGATAAGCCTATTTTCCGTCGTCCTCTTAATAATCGTGCTCGTGCTAAGCAGTTTGTAACTCGCGTTGGTCTTGCTGGTATTTATGAAGTCTTCAAGCTCGGACCTAAAGAGAATGAAGCCTTCGAGGTACGTACTAGCGCTATCGGCGGAGCTGCTCAGATTGGCTTCGAAGAGTTCCTTGATGGTCGTGTTGATTTCGGTGAAGTAACCAAGATCATCATGGACGGTATGGATGAACTTATTTATAAAGAAGTCGCTGCTGCTCTTAGATCTTCTATCAATCAGCTTCCTCCTGCTAATCGCGTTGCGGCTGCCGGATTTGATGAAGCTGCTATGGATCGTTTGATCACTATTGCTTCTGCTTATGGTACTCCTACTATTTATTGTACTTATGAGTTCGCTGTTAAGATGATTCCTCATGAGGCTTGGAGATACACTGAAGCTATGAAGAACGAGCTTTGGAATAATGGTCGTCTTGCTACTTATAAGGGCACTAAGGTTATTATTCTTGAGCAGGGTTTTGAAGATGAAACTAATACTCGTAAGGTTATTGATCCTGGTTATGCTTGGGTTATTCCTACGGGCGCTGATGGTAAGCCTGTAAAGATTGCTTTCGAAGGTGGCACTATTGTTGACGAGTTCAATAATTATGACCGTTCTCGTGAGATTCAGGTTTATAAGAAGGTTGGCGTAGTTTGTATGCTTGCTAATAACATCTGTGCTTATGTTGATACTTCACTTCTCGGTCAGATGTATACTTGGAATTATGATGGAGTCACCGGTAAGGTTGTCACTTATGATGGCCGTCTTGATGGCTAGGTCTAATTTAATATAAATTATTCCATGGGGAGAAGGGATTAAACTCCCTCTCCCCATATTTTTGTTTTATGAGTAAAAGGAGAAATTGAATAATGATTAATAATGAAGATATTTATAATGTAAAAAATAGAAGCACTAGTGTAGTTGTTTATACTATTCCTGATACTAATTTGCGCCGTGAGTTTGCGCCCGGTGAAACTAAGCGTATTCCATTTGGTGAGCTAGAGAAGTTAACTTATCAGGCAGGCGGCCGCGAATTAATTGCTAATTTTTTACAAATTTTAGAGCCAGAAGTAACTCATACTCTTAATGTTCATACTGAACCTGAATATAATATGTCAGAGCAACAAGTTGCTGATTTAATTCTTAATGGCTCATTAGATGCTTTCTTAGATGCTCTTGATTTTGCTCCTATTGGAATTATTGACTTAATCAAGAATTTATCTGTTAGCCTTCCTATTACTGATATTAATAAGCGTAGAGCTTTGAAGGAAAAAACTGGGTTTGATGTTGATAAAGCTATTGCTAATGATATCGCTAGTAAAGAAGAAGATACTATTGTAGAGAAAGAACCCGCGGCTAAGTAGTAAGAGAAGAACCTACTACTCAAGGTCGTCGCACAAGCGGTTCTGGATATAAAGTAATTAATAAAACCGAGGAAACTTCCTCCAAGAAATAATTTATAGGAGGGCGATTAAGTGGGAACATTATTCTCAACTGTTTATAATCGCTTTCTAAACAAGGTTACTGATGATATGTATCTGGAATTGACCCCTGAAGATACTCTAAGAGATTTATAGAATCTTATAATAGATGCTATTCCTGGATTTGAATTTCCGCGAAAAAATCTTTTAGATTATAATTTAGATGTCGCTATTATTAATGAATCTGATGCTATGCCGAATGATTTTATTGTAGGAACAGTATGGGGAGAACTTCCAGAGCCGGGTGAAGAACCTCAAGTTTTAGTTGATAGATCCAGTTTTAATTGTGATCTAACTGAAGAAGAAATTAATATTTTAGCTATTTTAATGATGTGCGGTTGGACGCAAAGACAAGTCACTTCAATTGAGAATACTCGAATGAAATATAGTGGTTCTGATTTTAAATTTACTTCTTAGGCAAATCATCTATCAAAGCTATTGAATTTATTAGGTGAATGCCAAAGACAATCTCACCATATGTAGCGTTTATACAAACGTAGACGTTTAAATAATAAAGGTGAGTATGAATCTAATTGGGATGTATTTAAAAGTCGATATGATTACTAAATATAATTTTGATATTCCAATAGAGAGCATAAAAGTAAATTGCTTGCGCTTAACCAATCAATTATGGAAATTAATTCCAATGCGCGAAAATAATGAAGATTGGCATAAATAGCTAGAAACTGTTATAAATGAAATTGTGGGGTTTAGTGTAATTTTTAACGCTGAACCCCTTTATTTATAGTTATTAAATAAACTTGAGGGATTATAGAATCAAGATACTGATTTTAATTTTTATCGTAAGACTGTGTTTGAAACGATCAGTCTTTTATAGGAGATAAATTATGGCGTCAGGGTTTGATTATAGTAGTAAGCAACCTTTTAGATTATAGCAAGGTCGCTTAGGAATTTATGATAAACCACCCTTTGAAGGTAGCCCTGTTGAAGGCGTTAATTATACAGCGGTTCGGCTCGGTCAAATGGGCGGAAACCGCCAACAAGAGCGTATGATTTTATCTAAGCGCAGAAGTTTAGATAGGGCAGTATGGAATTCATACCAAGCCGCAGAAATTATTAAATAGGATGCGGAATATAAAAAACCTATTAGGTGTTTGATTAATCCTAATAAATTAAAATAGGATTATGATGACAAGATTTTATCTGTTGGAAATGAGTATTAGTTTAAACCGGGAGATATCTTTGAATGGTGCGGAACTAATACCTATTGGATTTGTTATCTTTAGGATTTGACTGAATTGGCTTATTTTAGAGGAGATATTAGAAAATGCTCTTATAAAATAAATTGGGTAGATAATGGAGAGAAAAAATCTACTTATGCAGCAATCCGCGGTCCGGTAGAAACGAAAATTGATTATATTTAGAAACATGAAATTAGTGTAGACAATCCTAATTATTCATTAAATATTTTAATGCCGAAAAATAAAGATACTTTAAATTATTTTAGACGTTATACTAAATTTTATTTAGATAGTTAGGATGAGGGAGACAATTTAATTTGTTGGCGTGTTGAAGCTGTAGATTCTATAAGTATGCCTGGTATTTTAGAAGTTAATGCGACTGAATATTATATTAATGAGTAGGAAGATAATTTAGATGATAAGACTGTTGGTTCTTTAATTGCGGAACCAATTGATCCAAATCCTACGACAACTGATATTATAGGGGAAACATTTATTTTTCCAAAGAAAACTTATACTTATTATTTTGATGGTGAAGCTGTTTTAGAATGGGAAATAAAGAATAATAAAAAGTTGCCAATTTCTTTAAGAGTTATTAAAGAAGCTAAAAAACCAACAGTTGAAATAAGTTGGACTTCTGGATATAGCGGATAGTTTGACTTATGTTATGGAGATTATAAAAAAACGATTGTAGTTCAATCATTGTTTTAAGGAGTAAAAGGTGTTATGAAAATTAATGGTGTAAATTTACCTAAATCAAGTTTTCTTTCTGTTGAAAAAGATTTAGAAATTATTGTAAAGCATCTCTGTAAAAATGAGAGATTAAAGCGGTTATTGTATTATACAACAAAAGATGCTATTGATAAGCCAGATTTAAATGATGAACAAATGATTCAATTATTTAATAAAAATATTAAGATAATTCCTAAACTTTATGTTGATGGAAGTGTATTAAATTATGTAATTATTAACTTCGATAATTTTACACAAAGTGGAAATCCTGAGTTTAGAGATAATATTATTGAATTCGATATTATTTGTCATTTCGATCAATGGCATTTAAAAGATTATCAATTGCGCCCTTATCGTATTGCTGCTGAAATTGATAGTATGATAGATAAAACACATTTGACTGGTATTGGTAAGTTAGAGTTTCTTGGTGCAAATCAAATTATTTTAACTGATGAATATGCTGGTTTGTGTCTTATGTATCAGGCAGTTCATGGTGAAGAAGATAAAAAATCTATGCTAAATCCCAATGACGAGGAAAGATTTATAGAAGATTTTAAAAAAAGAACTGAAGAGTAATGGATATCAGACTTGGACTAATGACAGGTATTGATTTACCAATACCTGAATTAGAAGTCACTATTCATTAGCCATCTATAAAAGAAATTTCTTTTATAGGGGAAAAAGATCTTTTCTTGGGGATTTAGTGCTTATGTATTGATAAAAACATAATAGAGAATTCGGGCGAAAGTCTTTTAAGAGAAACAAATAATTTTTAGATATTTATGACAATGATGAAAGAAAAAGAGATGGCCGATAAAAAACAAGCATCTATGTAGGTTCTTACATTATTGTTTCCAAAGCAAAATGTTTTATTTACCCCTAGGTCAATTGTTTTACAAGGTGACCCACAAATAATGATTGACGAAAGCAATTTTAATATATTATAGGAATATATTAAAGAAATATTTTGTTTTAAATCTAATGCTTCGCAAGAAATGGGATTTAATCCTGGAAATGCGGCCGCGAAAAAGATAGCCGATAAATTAATGCGAGGTAGACAACGTGTCGCTGAATTAAACGGCACGGTTAATGCTAGTATATTTAGTTAGTATCTTTCAATGCTTACTATAGGTCTTGATTCAATGTCTTTACAGGATTTAATGGATTTAACAATGTTCCAACTCTATGACCTTGTTGAAAGATATCAACTTTATATTAATTGGGATATTGATATCCGGTCTAGATTAGCGGGCGCGAAGCCTGATAATAAGCCGGATAACTGGATGAAAAATATCCATTAAATTTTTTAAGGAGGAAAAAAACCTATGAAATTTGGTGTACGCGAAATTTGCGATGTCGTTTTAAAGGCAAAGGCTAATCAAAAGATTGGTAACAAGCAATTTTATAAGAATGAGCCAGTTATTTATTTCGACACTTTAAAGACTTCCAGCATGGAAGGCGCTGCTACCACCGTATATGCACAAGGTGGACGTGGTAATACTAACTTAGTCGCATGGGAAGGCGAGCGTACTGTTACCTTCACAATGGAAGATGCTCTTATTTCTCCTGAAGGTTTCATGATTCTTTCCGGTGCTGGTCTTGTTGAGGCTTCTGCTAATAATAAGATTAAGCAACATATTACTCAAACTGTTGATAAGACTAAAGACATTGTCCCTGCTAACGCTGAAAAAGTAATTAAAACTGATGGGTTAATCATCCCTGTTTCTTATGCCCCTTATCTTGATAATGAGCATAAAGATGATGATTATGTTTATGTTTTCTTTATGAAAGATGGCGAAATTATTTCTGAGCCTTATTTGGCACATGAAGGAGTTACTACGGGAGATACTGGTTTTAGCGTTACCGTAAAAGGATTTGATCGTGCCACTGGAGCGGCTTATACCACTAATGATTTAGAGAATGATTATGCTAAATGCGACTCTGTAATGGTTGATTATTACACTGAGCGTGAATCTGGTGCTAAGCAGATTGAAATTACTGCTGATAAGTTCGGTGGTAACTACTATCTTGAAGCTTCTACCTTATTCCGTAATCAAGATGGTGTAGATATGCCTGCTGAATTTATTATTCCTAACTGCAAGATTCAATCCAACTTTAACTTTACAATGGCTTCTTCTGGTGATCCTTCTACTTTCACCTTTACTATGGACGCATTCCCTGATTATACTCGTTTCGATCATAGTAAGAAAGTTTTGGCTGCTATTCAGATTATTGAAGAAGACGAAACTGTTGACAACGATATTCGTAGAAAGACCGCTGCTAATAGCACCATTGCTGTTGGAGGCTAATTAATATGGTTGTAAAAGGTCCAGTAAAATATACTCCACCAAAACAGCCTAAAAAAGAATCTACTAAAAAGCAGCCAAAAGTAGAAAAGGCTGTAAAGAAAGAGCTTATCGAACCTATTGAGGAAGTAGTTCTTCAAGAGGAAGATGAGGTAAGTAAGATTTTATCTGAATTAGATAAAAAAGATTAATTAATGGGAGAGAATAGAAATATTCTCTCCCATTTTTTTCGTTATGTGGAAAAGGAGGATTAAATTTGGTAATTAAAAATAATTATAATAATAATAGTCAAGAAAGTTGGAAAATTGCTGAGGATTTTATTTATTGGACTGAAGATATGGTAAAAGAGTAGTTATAGTAGGAACATTTTAAAGAATTATACGAAAAAATAAGAAAATCATCAGAAATATTAATTAAACATTTTACTATTTTTGATAATATTTAGAAAAAGCATAATAGTAAAATAAATAAATCAATGACTATGACTTTAAATTTATTAGAATAGAAAAAAATATTAATCTATTAGGAATTTTTTAATTTATAGAATTTAATTAATGAGTTTTTAAGTCAAGAAATAAAAATTACTGCTGTTTATGTTGATCCAATTACAGGCCAAAGAGAGATTAGATTAATGGATAATGATATAAAAAATATTCAAGCAGTTGAAAAAACATCTGTATAGGGTTATAATTATGCTAAATTAGAATATGATATGAATTAGCATTATGAAAATTTAAAAAATGCTTTGCCAGATGATGATAATAAAGGACTATAGAATACAGCAATGCAAGTGGAATTAAGATATAGTAAATATAAAAAGAGAATATTATGGTATAAAAATTAGTGGAAAGGATATACAATGTCTACTCGTGGTCCTATTAATGAAGCATTTGTATCTTTTTATATAAATAATATTAAATTTAATTCAGATCTTGAAACAAATATTGATTATTTTATGTTAGATCCTACTATGGGTGCAATTAATGCTGATAATATGAATGGATTTTTAATTGGAGACGTGTCTGGGGGAAAGATTCAATATGCGGTTAAAGGTGAAGGCGGATCTCCATAGAAATATGCTACTATAATAAAGTGGTTAAAAATTTTAAAGGATAAATAGTTCTCTCCATAGAGTTTTGCTGATTTTATAAATCGTTTTACTATTGAAGAAAAAGAAAAAAGAATTAGTCAAGTAAAAGAGTTAAGTTAGAAAAGTATTGATGGATTAGTCCGTTATCATGGCGAAAAATTAACTAAAGAATTATTATTTAATAAAAATAATTGAATTTTGACTAAATAAAAAATTTTTTGTATAATATAATAAAGAGCAAAAGGAGGCTAATTATGGCTAAAATTTCATATAATAAATTAGGAATTACTAAGGATGAACTTAATAAAGTTCAAACTGTTGAATACAATGATTAGACTATTGAAGTAAAGCAATATCTTCCTATCGTGGAAAAGAGTGAATTGATTACTCGGGTATTGAATAATTCAGTGGATGAAAATACTGGATACTATAACCTTTTAAAATTAGATATGAATCTTGGTTTAGAGATTGTTTATGCTTATAGTAATATTTCATTTACTGAAAAGCAAAAAGAAGATCCAATGAAGCTTTATGATATGCTTAATGCTTCTAAAGTGCTTAATCTTATTATTGGCCTTGTGCCAGATGGAGAATTTTATTATTTAAATAAAACAACTCACGAGATGGCTAATAATATTGTGACATATCGCAACTCTGTGATGGGTATTATGGAAGCAATTTCTACTGATTATAGTAATTTAGATTTGGATGCAACAGATATTCAAAAGAAATTGAATGATCCGGATAATATGGCTTTATTGAAAGATGTGCTTACTAAATTGGGCTAATTAAATTAGTTAATAATATTATTTTTTGAAAAATAATAGAGTGATGGGGATAAGAGTGTAATTGCTCTTATCCCCGTTTTATTTTTATATAAAGATAAAACTTGGAGAGAAAGGAGATTTCTATGGCTAAACAATTAAATAGTTATTAGGTTAATTTACAGTTTACTGCTGATTCTAAATAGGCTCAACAATAGTTGAAAGATTTACAAGAATAGCTTAATAATTTAACAAAAAATGTTAACAGCTATGGTAATTTAAGTTTATCGCAAGAAATTCAAAAAGCCTTGCCTTATGTTAGTGAATTACAAGGGATGTTAGTTACTTGTCGAACAGAGGCGGGGACTATTGATTTAGGAAAATTTAATCAATCATTAAAAAAAAGTGGAAGAACTATTAGTGAGTATGGAGATTAGTTACAAATTTTAGGTAGAGAAGGCGAATAGGCTTTCGCTAATTTAGCAAAATCTATTTCTACGGCGGAATTGCCTTTAAAAAGAAGTAACGCCTTATTAAAAGAATTTGGAACTACTTTAGCTAATACCGCCCGTTGGCAAATATCTTCAAGTATTTTACATGGTTTTATGGGAGCAGTATAGTCTGCTTATTATTATGCTTAGGATTTAAATGAATCTTTAAATAATATTCGTATTGTTACCGGGCAAAGTGTAGATTAGATGGCAAAATTTGCAGTTTAGGCAAATAAAGCTGCTAAAGAGTTAAGCACTACAACTACTAAATATACTGATGCAGCCTTAATTTATTATCAGTAGGGTTTAAATGATGAATAGGTAAAAGAGCGCACTGATATTACTATAAAAATGGCAAATGTTGCTCGTGAAAGTGCTGAAATTGTTTCAGACCAAATGACTGCCGTTTGGAATAACTTTTATGATGGAAGTTAGTCATTAGAGCATTATGCTGACGCTATGGTGCGTTTAGGTGCGGATACTGCGTCTAGTTCTGATGAGATTGCTGGCGGTCTTGAAAAATTCGCTGCAGTTGCTAATACAATTGGTTTAAGCTTCGATAATGCCGCTGCCGCATTAGCTACTATTACTGCTACTACTCGTCAAAGTGAAGATGTTGTAGGTACTGCTTTAAAAACGATTTTTGCTCGTATTCAAGGTTTAAAACTTGGTGAAACTTTAGAAGATGGTACTACATTAAATCAATATTCACAAGCTCTCGAAAAAGTTGGAATTAATATCAAAGATTCTAATGGTGAATTAAAAGATATGGATAATATCATCGAAGAGATGGGTAATAAATGGTAGAGTATTGATAAAGATTAGCAAGTAGCTTTAGCGCAATAGGTAGCGGGTGTTCGTCAATATACTCAATTAATTGCTTTAATGGATCATTTTGATTATTATAAAGAAAATCTTGCTAAAGCTTAGGATGCTGATGGATCTCTTCAAGAGCAAGCTAGTGTTTATGCAGAATCTTGGGAGGCTGCTAGAGATAGAGTTACTGCTTCTTTAGAAACTATTTATGACTAGCTATTGGATGATAAAGCTTTTATTCAATTAACTAATATTTTTGCAAAATTATTAAATGTTATTAGTTAGTTAATCAAAGCATTAGGAGGACTTCCTGGAGTTTTATCCATTATTGGAACTATTGGATTTAAGGTATTTGGGAATGATATTACAAAATCTATTCAACGAATGATGTATAATATTAAAATTTCTTCTAAAAATGGAATAAATGAAATTGTAAAAATGCGTCAAGAAGCTAATAATAAATTAAGATCTATTATGGCAGATAATGTTGATTAGGGGCCTGATTATTCTACTCGTAGTGATATTTATACTTAGTAGGCTAATTTACAAGATGTTTTAATTTAGAAACAAAGAGAATTAATTGCTTAGGGAAGTTAGTTGACTGAAGAAGAATAGGCTTAGGCTAAATTTATTATAGATATTAATGAAAAACTTGGAGAACGAGCAATTAAAAGTGCTCAAGATTTAGAACAATAGCAAAAAATAACTCGTCAATTAGAAAGATAGTTTGAAACGCAAATTAGGATGAAACAAGGGAATGTTTAGGATTATAGATCTTAGGTAAATTCCACTAGACAGAATTTCGTTTTATCTAGCGTTTTAGATGATTTCCAAAGTGCTACAAGAGATATTGAAAATTTAGATGAATTAAAAGAAAAACTCCAACAGGTTCGTGATAAAACTTCTTAGTTGGGGATGTCTTTTAATAGTTTAGATAATATTCTTAATGGGACTTATAACACAACTGAAGAATTTAGAAATTAGTTAAATAGTTTAATTACTATTACAGAAAATGAAGCTAATTCAGCATTTTCATAGTTACGAAGCACTTTAGAAGGTACTTAGATGACTGAAGAATAGATTGAAAATATTATTAATTCACTACAAGATTCATATTCTTCTATGGTTATTGAAATTCTTAATAATGTATAGGCTACTAATAGAGCCACTGATGCTAATCAAGAATATATTAATACTATAAATTCTTTTGGGGGAGTATTGCCCTCAGCAGAAGCAGGAGTAGCTTCTTTTGCTTAGGGATTAAGCAGTATTGCTATGGCAATAACTTCTATAAAAGGAATTGTAGATACATGGAATAATGATGAAATTGGTATTGGAGATAAATTACTTTCAACCGTAACTGCTTTATCTATTGCCTTACCCTTATTAATGAATTCTTTAAATAAGACTTCAATTGCTAATATGGGAATGTTATCTAGTTCTTTAATGACTGCTGTTGGATTAAATGGATAGGCCTTAGAACAAGAAGCGTTAAATTTAGTTACTTTAAAAGGAGTAGCAGCTTTTAAATTAGCAATTAAGGTATTTACTAAATCTTTAGGACCAATAGCTTTGGTTGGAGCCGCTATTAGTGCTTTAGTGTTTATTATTAAATCTGCTATAGATGAATATAATAAAGCAGATAATAATTTAAAATCTGCTAGTGAAACAGTAGAAAAATTAACTGAAAAATACAATGAATTAACTTCATCAATTGAAGAATTTAAAAATAAAGCTAATGATTATACTACAGCCGTTGAAGCGCTTAATGGACTAGATAAAAAAACATAGGAATATACAGATTCTTTAGAATCAGCTAATGAGAAAGCTAAAGAACTAATTGAAACTTATAGATTATGGGACAAATATGAAATTAAAGATGGCTTAATTGTTTTTGATACAGGAGCTATTGAAGAAGCTCAAAAGAAGATTAATGATACTGCAAATAATATAAAAGTTCTTTAGTATAGTGCTAAAATTGATGTTGAATCTGCTAAAAAAGAAGTTTCTAATACTGATTTAAGTAGAAATATTGGTAAAGTAAAGCGAGAAGGAAATTCTGGCACAATTACAAATGGTGAAATTGAATTAATTACTCAATTTGCTATTGAAGCATAGAAAGAAAGTATAAAAACTCATAAGAGTTAGGATGAAATTTTAAGACAAAAATTAGAAGAAAATACAACGTTTTATTCTGAGAGCATTGATAAAATTATGGAAAGTAGTGATGCTTTCTTTAATTTAGCAGATAGTATTACTGAAGCTACTAAAGCTACTAATTATTATAGTAATGAAATATTAAAAAGTAAAAATATTCAAAATAATTCTGGACGAGTTGAAAAGATTACTGATAATACTGTTTTATAGGATTATATTTATGCTGCTGAAGCAGGATATTAGCGTCAAATTCTTAAAAATAGTGGCAAAGATTTTACTAATTTAACTTTGCCAGCTCATAATAATAATGCTGATTTAAATATAGATAATGATAAAGAATTAGCAAAAGCTTATGCAAGAGAAGTTTTAGGATTAACAGAAGAAGAGTTAAGTCAATATATTTATAGTGGTGGGATTGGAAAAGGAACTTTAAAGAATATAAATGGAACTGTCCTTTTTGAAGATGAAAATGATTCTTATATGCGAGAATAGATTGCTAGGAAAAGAGCAACAGATGAAATTTTTAATTCTTTAGAGAATAATGATTCTTATAATTTAGAAGAATTTGATAAATCTATTGAAAACCTTCTTAAGAAAACAGAATTTTTTGATAAAACATTTGGTGCTAATTTTTCATAGGCAATTCTTGATAGTCTAGCAAATGCCGAAAGTGGCTTAGATTTAACTTCTATTTTATCTGAATTGTCTCCTGATTAGGTTGAAGAATTAAAACAACTTGGATCAGATGGATTTGCAGAAGCTTTAGGATTAACTAAAGAACAAATGGAATCTTTAGGATTAAATGATGGAGAAGCTTGGCTAGAAGGGTTCGAAAATAGTTTGAATAATTATAATCCTGATAATTATAATTAGAGAATTGTTGACGCTGCCAAAACGGGCGAAAAAAATGCTTCTAATTTAATTAGTGGATTATAGAGTGGAGATGTTACTCAAGAAAATATCTCTTCTAATGAAGATTATTCTAACTTGATATAGCAATTAGAAATAATAAAAAAACAATATCCTGAATTAGAATCTGCAGCTTTAGAATTATCTCATACTTGGAATGCTGGTAGTCAAACTTATTATGAAGCTTTAGAACAAGTCCAAGATAAAATGGCTGAAATCAAATTAAATGATTTAAATAAAGATTCAGATAAACTTCTTAAAGAACTTCAACAAAATTTATAGATCATAAATAAAAAAGGAGGAAATGTTACTGTAGAGGCTGATCTTAGTAAATTTAAAGATTCTATGGATGAATTAGCAGATTAGCAATATAGTATAAATGTTGAAGTTCATGGCCAAGCAGAACAAGAATTTAATAGTATTACGAATGCCATTAAAGATATGAATACTTAGGCTTCTAAAATTGGTCCTAATTATACTGTTGCTGCTGATGACATTCGAGAATTAAATAATGTTTTTCCTGGTATTATTGAAGGAATGACAATAGCTAAAGATGGATCAGCTAAATTAAAAGAAAGTGTTGTTAAAAATTGCTTTGATGCAGCTAAAGCAGAAATTGCTGCTGACGCTGAAGCTACTGTCGAATAGTTAAATAATTAGGCTACTTTATTAGAAGCGAAAGCTGTAAATTATAAAAATATAGCTCATTTGGCAGAAATTCTTGCCACAGCTGAAAATTTAAATGCTTAGGAATCTGCAGTTATTAGAAGTAGTATTTCTGGCAATTTAGCTGAATTAGAATCAAAAAATAGTAAAGATACAGCTGACACATAGGCTGATAATCAAGAAATTGTTGCCAATTCTTCAAAAGATAATGCTAAAGTTGTAGCGGAAAATTGGTAGAAAGCTTTTAAATCAGCAGCATAGAATTCTGTAGATTTTGCTAATACTGCTATAAATAATATGAAAAAAGCAGTTAGCGGAAATGGAAAGGGAAAACTAGAAGGAAAATTCTAGGTTGATTATAAAGGGTCAACGGGTGTTAGTGCTGAAGCAAAAGTCTTAGAAGGCGCACAGAAGACGTTAGATAAAGCATTAGCAGATGGAGAAAATACTTCCAAAGAAACTTGGGCTAAAATTGCGGCTACTTATAATTCCCTTTATGCTTCTACTATGGCATAGGCAAATGACATCCGTGGGATGATTGCTTCTGTTGGAGCATCAGTTTTAAAGACTGATAATGCTTTTAAAAATCTTGGAAAAAATGCATCTAATACTGCTAAAGAATTGCAAAAAGTCGCTGAGCGCTATCATGAAATAACTCGTGAAATTCAATATTATCAAAAACTTTTAGATAAATTAGCGGATAGCAAAGATAAACTTTATGGAAAAGCTAAAATTGATAATATAAATCAAGAAATTGAAGCTAATAAAAAATTGATTGATTTATAGTCTTAGTTGTATAATTTAATTTTAGCGAATGTAGCTGTGGATCGGTAGGAAGTTCAAAAACAGTTCGGCGGATAGGCAATTTTTAATAAGGAAACATTAGAAATCGATAATTATACTGCTTTATATAATAAAGCTACTACTGATAAATAGAGGGAAGCTTTAGAGTAGTATGAAGAAACTTTAGATAAATTAAAAGAGCAAGAAAAAGCTTTAATTGATTTAAAGAATACAGTTCAAGAATTACATTATGAAAAATTAACTTATGAAGTTGAAGTAAAAATTCAATTAGATGAAAATGATACTAAGAAATTAGAATATTATTTTGATAAATTAAGTGATAATATTTATAAAGCTGCTGAAGCTCTTGGATATTTACAAGGCCAATTTGATCCAGTAATTAGCCAATTAGAAACTTATGAAAATTTCTATGGTCAGTTAAACAATGCTTATTCTAATGGAGAAATTTCTCAAGAAAATTATATTGAAGGTTTACAAGATGTATATGATAATACCTTAGATAATTTAAATGCTTTGTAGGATTTAGATAAAGAAATGCTTGAATATTATGGTAATACTATAGATTTAGCAAATGATGAATTATCTAAATATACAGATCATATGGAGCATTTGACTAGTGTATTGGATCATTATCGTTCTATTATTACTTTGTTAGGTAAAGACAAAGATTATGATAAAGTTTTATCAGTTTTGAATGGAACTGCTTAGACTAAGAAAAATAATTTTGATGCTTCTAAACAATGGTATGAAAGCTTGAAGCGTGAGCGCGATGCAGCGGCCGCAGCTTTAGCCAGTTCAACCGATGAGGCTGAGCGTGAAGTGCTTCAAAAGAATTATGATGCTATATTAGCTGCATTCGATGAAGCGGAAGAGGATATGCTTTCTAAAGCTGAAGAATATGGTAAAGCATTAAAAGAAATTCTTACTACAAAGATGGAACAAGCTGCGGATGAAATGAATAAGCAATTAAGCACTACCAAAGTAAGTATTAATGGTAATAACTTTAATATTTCCGGTTGGGATGCTTTAAATGATGCTTTGGATAGAATGTCTTCTTATCAAGATGAATATTTAACAAAAACTAATTAGATTTATGAAATGAATAAATTACTTAATAATGTTAATTAGGCTATTGATAAGACAAATAATCAAGCAGCTAAAAATAGATATCAGCAATTTACTAAAGAAATTGAATAGTTAAGAGATAAAGATAAATTAAGTCAATTAGAATTAGAAATTGCTTAGGCTAAATATAAAGTGCTTGAAGCACAAATCGCATTAGAGGAAGCTCAAAACGCAAAATCCACAGTTAGATTACAACGTGATAATGAGGGTAATTTTGGTTATGTGTATACCGCAGACCAAGAGAAAGTAAATGACGCGCAATAGGCTTTGGCAGACGCGGAAAATGACTTATATAACATTCGCCTTGATGCGACAAATAAATATGGTCAACAAAAACTTCAATATGAGAAAGAGTTGGCTGAAAAGCTTGCGGAACTTGATTAGAAAGCCGCAGAAGATGCCGTTTACCGCGAGACTACATATCAGCAAGAACGCGCTTTAGTAATTCAACAATATACTGATCTAATTACTACTGCTGGAAACCTTTATGCGAAAGCGCAAGAAGAGGATAGTAGAGTCGTTCAAGACGCTTGGGTAAATTCTTTTGATATTATCAAAGATAATAGTAATAGTTGGAAAGATACTATTACTGAAAACACTAATATTATCAATGATACATTTAAAGAATGGCAAGATAGCATGGATGAAATTAGTAAAATTGTTGGTGATGATTTAAAAGATACTCAATAGAAAGTTAAAGATGTTACTGATGAAAGTAATAAACTTTATCAAGAAGTATCTAATAAAGTTATCCCCGCTCTTGAAAGCGAGTTAAGTTCTGTTCGTAGTGCTACTGAGGCTTGGGCACAACATCGTCAGCAATTACTTGATACTATTAGAGCTTATGAAGAGCTTTTGAACGCTATTCAAGCAACATTGCGCGCTTAGAGCGGATTTGGTAGCGATAGTGGTGGAGACACTGACTGGGCGGCCATGATGGGCACTGTGGCTTATGGTTCCGCGCAATATAATCAATATAAAAGAAATCGTGAAGAAAAAATTGCTAATGGTGGTAGTATCAATGAAGATACTACGGCTCGAGTTGACGCATATTATAAATTGCTAAGTGAAGGAAAAATTTCTGGTAAACTTCCTAATGATAAATATAGTTTTACTTAGCTTACTGATTAGGAATGGAGAGATTTAGTCGGATTTAGAAGTGGTGGTTATACTGGCACTTGGAATGATAGCGGAAAATTAGCGTTCTTACATTAGAAAGAATTAGTTCTTAATGCTGATGATACGGAAAATATGTTAGCTTCTATCCAATTAGTTAGATAGATCGCTAAACAATTAGATTTCAATAGTCAACAAATCTCTACTCTTTCTTCTTCTGGATTTACTGTTAGTTCTCAAGATGGAACATTAGAATAGAATGTTAGAATTGAAGCTAGTTTCCCGAATGCTACTGATAGATACGAAATTCAAGAAGCATTTAATACATTAGTTAATGTAGCTTCTCAGTATGCCAATAGAAAATAAAATTAAGGGTGAAGTCTATAAGACTTCACCCTTTTTCTTTTTGGGTAATTATATTGAATAAAACTAACTAATTTTTTAGAAAATTATAGAGTAATGAGTAAAAGGAGGGATTATTTTGGCTGATAACGCACTAAATATTCAAGAAAGTTTATGTCAAGCAATGAGTATTATTGCTAATTCAAGTGTTGATAAAGTTAAATTTGATAGTACCATTGAATGTACTATTATTGATGCCACTGACAAACTTATTGGTAAGTATAAGGTTAAAAATGAATCTTATGCTGAATTTTATGCTTATTCCCAAATAACCACTTATAACAAAGGCGATAAAGTATATGTATAGATCCCAAAAGGAGACTATAATAGCACTAAATTTATTGTCGGTAAAAAGACAGATAAAAATGAAGATAAACCATATAATTTTATCAATCCTTTTAATACTTTTATTGATTTAACTGGCAATTTTTTTATTGCCAAAGACAATAATAAAGAAGTTTGGAGCATCTTAGCCAATGGTAATGGAGAGGAAATTGAGATTACTCCAAATGGCGGAATTACCTTTACTGATGAGCAATAGGGATTTACGCGGTTGGGGCTGCGTGCCGATTTTCGCGCCTGGCTTGAAACGCTTGGCGTAGTAAGTGGTAATTATGGATTAAAATTAAATATATATGGTATTAAAGATGATACTGCGGACAATATTAAAAAAATAGAAAATAGTATTAAAAATAATGGAGAAATCCCTTTAATTGCATCTATTGATTTAGATACTAATGATATGTATGGCAATCCTTATAATTTTGAAGGATATTATTCTCAAGAAATTGTTATTGATACTAGCGCAGTAGCTAAAATATATAATATAAAAATATTTTTATATCAAAAAGGTAATTTTAAAGATAGTAATAATAATTTAATTAGTTATACCAATGATTTCAATATGTCAATTCCGCCTAATAATATCTTTGTAAAAGATATATATATGGGATTAGGTATTTCCGCGGATGAAATAGAAAATGAATATGTAAGACTATATTCATTAGATGGAAGTACTTATGTAATTGACGATAAGGGTTAGATTGATTCTAAAACTATTAAATTGAAATGGGTTCATTTTGATGAAGATGGCAATAGAACTCAAATAACTGAACATAAAAAAGATGATGCTTTTGAAGTTCGTTGGTATATGTATGAATTTGGAGCACCGTCCGCGGATGAGTATTCTGGTGTCTATTGGACAACGATTAAAGATAATAAGAATAATTTTTATTATTAGTTAAAACCGCGCTCTAATAAAAATCAAGAATAGGTTAAAGTAATTATTTTATACAATGGAAAAGTTTATAGAAGTAATATAATTACTTTTAATAATGAAAAACAAGTTCCTAATGATGCGACTATTGATAGTTTAAATGCTTTGTCTATTCACTGTGAAGATTAGACTAATGGTAATTATTTAATTTATAATTAGGCTAATTATTTGATGAATAGATCAGATGGAAAAATTAGTCGTAAACTAACCTTACATTTTGATTCTAAAACTTATGCTATTAGCAATGGTATAATTGGTAAAAATTAGAATGGAGAAAGTAAATTAGTTGAAGCTTAGAGAGTAATTTGGCAGATTCCTATTAAGAATACTATGCTTAATTTTGGTATTAAAGATGATGGAACTGATGCTACTTACAAAGAAATCATTATTGATTTAACTAATGAAAACGTCAGTGTTTCTCCTGGAGAATTTTCTTTAAACTACACCATTAATACTTTTTATAGTAGCAATAAATCTAACAATACTGTAATTGCTAAAATAGAAAAGGATGGTATCGTTTATACTGCTATTAAAGATTTCACTTTTGGATAGGCAGGAACTAATGGTACTGACTGCACTTTGGTGATTGATATGGTGGCTCACGAAAATTTAAATAATAAAGTATTTACTGCTATAAAAAGCGGTATGAGAGATAATTATACTTTTAGAGCTTAGTTATATGATAATGAAGGTAAAGAAATTACTGATTTTAAAAATTGTAGCTGGATTTGGAGTTTTATGTCTGGATCAACGGTTAATAATGTTGATTTATAGAATACTAATAATTAGAATTGCATGTTAAGAGTTAATACTACAAATTCTATAATGAATAATTTAATTATTTTATAGGTAAAGTTATCTGGCTGGGGAGATTACGATTTAACTGCTTATTATCCAGTTCCTATTACGACTTTAGATAATGCTTATATAAATGGTCCAACAGAGGTAATTTATTTAAGTAATGGTGAACCTACATTTTCTAAAGAACCTTATAAATTATTTATAGATAGAAAAATAGATGAAACTGTGACTTGGAGCATTTATTCTAGCAATTTTGATGATGCTTTTATTGGTAAAGTTAATTATAATAAGGATAAAAAAGAATATAGATTAAGTCCTATGAGTTTTTACGTTGATGGGGTAAGCGTTTATGGAGTTCAAGGAAAATAGGGAAATAAGATAGTTTGGACATAGCCTATTTTAGTATTATAGAATAAATATCCATCTGCTATGGTAAATAGATGGGATGGAAAATTTTATACTGATGTAGAAAATAATTTTTTAGGTGTAGCTTAGATCGCTGCAGGTAAAAAAGATAAAAATGCTAATACTTTTACCGGAGTATTAATTGGTGATTTTGGAACAAAACAAAATGCAGATTCAAGTATTTCTTATAATACTGGTGTTTATGGATATAATAATGGATAGCAAGTTTATGCTTTAAAAGATGACGGAACTGCTACTTTTGGTAAATCTAGCACAGGATAGATTATAATTAATGGAACTTCAAGCATTATAGAATCTAAAGATTTTAAATATGCTTATAATAAGTCGGGAGCTAGCGTGATAACAGGGTTAAGTTTAGATTTATTAAATGGTAAAATCTATGCTTAGTCTGGTACTTTTAGTGATAATATTAAAATTAATTATAATGGTTCTACGGGATAGCCTTGGTATATTTAGTATGGAGCGGGAGAAAAATCATTAAGTGATATATTAAATGCAATTGGTAGCGCTGCTGCTGAAGCTAAAAGTGCCGCTAGTGCGGCGGGGGCTGCTGCTACTAAAGCTCAATAGGCAGCAGATGCAGCCGCGGATGTGGCGGAAACAGCTGCTTCAATTTCTATAGTAGCTAGCAATGCTGCGTCTAATGCATAGAGTGCGGTAGATGATTTAAGTTATTTATCAAAAATTTTGAATTATAAAAATAGTAGTAATATTTATTTAGGTCCTTCTGTTGAATATTCTTCTACTCCCAATTTAACTATTTTTAATGGCACAATTGGCTTAATGGGAGGAACTGGTAATTATCTTAATGTGACTGATAGGTCTATCTATTTACAAGGTCCCGTTGTAATAAATGGTTCATTGACTCTCAATGGAAAAGAAATAACAGGTTAAATTAAAAAGGAGAAAAAGGAAAATGAAAGAACAAGATATTAATTTTTTAAAAGTTTTATACAATACTCTTTCTTTAGTATCAACTAAAGGAGAAGATACTATTCTTATGGGAGAGTGCTTAAAACAATTAAGAGATTTTACAAATAGATTAATAGATCTTCAAGAGGAGAAGAATAACGAAAATAATTAGGAGGGATAAAATGGTTAATAAATTATATCCACCTATTATATCTGGAACTTTACCGGCATTTGTTGGATAGGAAATTACTATTCCATTTCAAATGAATCGTGCAGTTAGTATGGCAGAAGTTTCAGGATTATGCTATATAATTAAAACAGTATCAAGTAATGTTGTAATCGCTTAGGGAACAACCGCGGATTTTACTCCAAGCAAAGTCCGAGGTTGCTTAGAACAAGGGTTTATTACTTTCAATATAAATCTTAAATCAATTATTAATAATGGAAAACCTATCCAATATAAATTAAATCCAGGATAGTCTTATAAAATTCAATTAGCATATATTAATACTAATGGAATAGTTGGATATTATTCTACAGTTGGTATTGCTAAATGTACGACTAAGCCCGCAGTTTATATAAAAGGTTTTGAAGATAATTTAGTAGGAATAAATAAAACAAATTTTATTGGAGTATATAGCCAAAAAGAAAAAAATGATGATATTACTGAAAAAGTTTATTCATATAGATTTAAAGTATATGATGAAAATGGTAATATTTTTGCTGATAGTGGAGAGCAATTACATAATTCAATTAATGATACAGAATTAAATGAAAGTTATGATAGTTTTGAATTAAATAAGGAATTACAAAAAAATAAGAATTATTTTATTCAATATTCTATAACCACTATTAATAATTATGAAGCAGAAAGTATTCGCTATCAAATTATTAATAGAGAAACTATTAATCCAGAATTACAAGCAACTCTTTCTGCGATTATGGATGAAAATAATGGATATGTAAAAATTAATTTAAATGGAATCCGTGATAAAAAGACAGGATTAGAGGTTCCCGCGACAGGAGCTTTTGCTTTATTAAGAGCCAGTAGTGAAGATGATTTTAATACGTGGAATACAATATTAAAGTTTAAATTAGTTGGTGAAACTCCTTCAAGAGAATTGTATAAAGATTTTACTGTTGAGCATGGATTTAGTTATCAATATGCGGTGTAGCAATATAGTGATGAAACCGCGGTCCGCAGCAATAAAATTTTCTCTAATACGATATATAGTATTTTTGAAGATAGTTTTTTATACAGTAAGGGGCAGTTATTAAAAATAAGATTTAATCCAAAAGTAAGTAGTTTTAAAATCAATACTCTTGAAAGTAAAACTGATACTATTGGAAGTCAATATCCTTATATTTTTAGAAATGGAAATACTTATTATCACGAATTTCCTATAAGTGGTTTAATTTCTCACCTTATGGATGAAGACCATTTATTTATAGGTAAATTAGGCGATGATGAAATTAAAGATTTTACATCAACTGATTTAACTAACTATAATATTAATATAGAACGTCAATTTAAAACTAAAGCTTTAGAATTTTTAACTGATGGAGAACCTAAATTATTTAAATCTCCAACAGAAGGAAACTTTATTGTGCGTTTGTTAAATGTAAGTTTAAGCCCAGAAGATAAATTAGGTCGTATGCTTCATACATTTAGCGGAACCGCCTATGAAATTGATAAAGTTAGTTTTGATAATCTTACTACTTATGGATTTATTGATGCGGACCCGCCTGAAAGTGAAATTCTTAAATGGGATAGTGTATCTTTTGATGGATGGTATAAAATTAATGGCTATATTGATGATGTAAATACCTATATTGATAACTTAAAAGATGAAAATTTAACTTAGGCAGAAATTAATAAATTACAAGCAAATAAACAAACTTGTTTAGATAATTTATTACAAACGTTAAGTTTTTATCCTATGTTTGAATTATTATATAATGGAGACCATTATAGCTTATAGACTAAAGATATTTTGGCTAATTCCCCTGCAATAACTATTCGATTTGAAGGTTTTGCGCCTGGAGATAAATTTAATGTTGATGGAGAAGAAATTGTTATTGGCATTACAGGAGCTTATTTAATAGATCACGTAGCTCCTATCCATAGTGTAAAAATAATTGAATTATCCGATGTAGGATTACAACAAGGAACTATTGTATATTCTTATTATGGTAAACAAGCAAGTAAATTTGATACCATTAGTGATATTCAAGTTGCTGATTTACCTTTAGAACAATATTATGGTACTGAAGGTAATATTTTAAATCTTTATAATGATAATTTCAAATATAAAATCACAAAAATTTATTTCTTACGTTTTACGAAGCGCGAAGTATAGAAATTATATACCAATAATAGAATTAATTTTTATATAGCTCCTGATAGGGCATTGGAAGAGAATAATTATACCATGGAAATTAAACGTGAAGATTTTGATCCAACCTTAATTTATCATGTGTATGTAGTTAAAGAAAATGAAGAAAGAGATTATTATATTGATGGTTATACTAAAAAGGAAATTTATGATTCAGGTATTTTAGTAGATGAGAAAAATTGGGCCTGTAATATTAGAATAAATGAAGATAATAAATAGATTATTGGTATAGATCATAAAAATGAATATCAAATAAAAGATTTGACTGATATTACTTCTATTGAAATTGATCCGGGTGTTTTATGCGAATTGTCAGTACAACGTCAAGAAGTGGTTTATTCTTTTGAAAATGATAACCAAACTACTTATAGAATTTTTAATGATTAGACTTATACTACAACAACTATTTATCAATTAAAGCAAAATTGGTTAAGAGCTAAAAAAGCTTTAAAAGATTTTAAAGAATTAGAACAAGATAAAAGCAATCCTGACTTTTCTAACGATGATCCATTCTATAATGTAAATCAAAGTAATATTTAGGATTGTATAAAAAAATACAATAGAAAAGTAGCAGAATTACAAAAGACCATAGACGAAACTTATACTCTATTCATTGATACTTTAAGAAAGGCGGTAGAGGATTATGAAGACTCAAAGACAATATGATACCGACTTTCTTAAAAAGTTAGATGAATTTAAACATAAAGTAGTTTATGCTCGTATTGAGCTATTAACATTTGATGAATTACCAATAGAAAGTATAGAGGGTAAGATAACCGGCGGATCAATTAATATTGATGGAACATCTGCGGTCCGCCGGTCTTGTTCTCTTACTATGGCCACAAATGAGAAATTATATAAACAATATTCTTGGGGTTTAAATTCTAAATTTAGTTTGGCTATTGGATTGGAAAATAAAATTGATAATAAATATCCAGATATTATTTGGTTTAATCAAGGCATTTATTTAATTACGTCTTTTAATACTTCTCAAAGTGCTAGCTCATATAATATTTCTATTCAAGGTAAAGATAAGATGTGTCTATTAAATGGAGACTTAGGAGGAGATTTACCTGCTTCTGTAGATTTTGGACAAGAAGAAGTAATTACTTATAGCTATAATAAACAAAATAATATAACTAAAGATAATTATATAAAAGGTAAATATTGTTATATTGTTAGTAGTGAAGAAGAAGCTAAAAAACATAATATTTATTACATTTCTACTTAGAATAAACAAACTACTTATTATGTTTTAGATGAAGAAGAGTTTAGTAATAAAGAGTATTATTTAAGGGAGAGTTATTTGAATTTAATTTCAATTCCTATTTAGACTATTATTAAAAAACTTCTTACAGTTTATGGTAAAGAAAAAGAAAGTAATATAATTATTAATGATTTAGACCAATATGGTTATGAGCTATTAGCTAATAAATGTGATGAAACTATGTATTTCTTTAAAGATGCGCAAACGAATAGAATAGTTAATGCTTCGATAGGGACAATGCCTACTTTATTAGATATAAATAATAATAAAATAACTGATATGAGTAGTATTAAATTCGATAATTTAAATAGTAATAAATTATTAGATGACGTTTTTGAACCGACTAAAGTAAGACTGGTAAATAATGGAACTATTTACACTATTATAAGTCGAATAACTAATGAAACAGTTGGTTATCGTATTTGTGATTTAGTCTATGCAGGAGAACTTATTACGAGTGTTGGCGAAAATATAACTAATGTATTAGACAAAATTAAAAATATGCTAAGTTGTTTTGAGTATTACTATGATATAGATGGTAGATTTATTTTTTAGCGAAAGAAATTTTATGAATACCAGTCTTGGAATAATATAGTGAATAATTCTAATGGAGATAGTTATATTGAGCCTGCGGTTTATTCTTCTTCTTCAATCTATTCTTTTAGAGATGGGTAGACGGTTATTTCTTTTAATAATACTCCATAGATTACTAATCTAAGAAATGATTTTTCTATTTGGGGATAGAGAGAAAGTGTTAGTGGGGCAGAAATCCCTATCCATTTAAGATATGCAATAGATCAGAAACCTATTCAATATACCACAATTATTGTGAATGATAATGATATAAATAGGTATAAATCTACAATGTATAATAATGATATTTTTGATACTATGAATCCGCAATTAGAACAAAAGACTTATAAAAACAAATGGTATCAAAGCGAAAATGAACCGGGAGTTATTTATTGTGATTGGCGTGAAGTTTTATATCGTATGGCTGTAGATTATTATCAATATAATTATGCAGATGATTTTACTAGTAAAGTGGCAACCGCTAATCCTGATTTTTATCCTTCTGGAATAACTGGTTATGAAACTTATTATGTAGATTTATTTTCTTTTTGGAGAGATATCTATGATTATGATAAGTTAGATTTCAAAGAAGAAGTAAAAAATAATCCTGAGAATTTAAATTTTTGGTTTGATTTTATTGGGGAAGAAAATGCGGATATCGCTAAATACTCAGTTCAATTAATCGGAGATAGAACAAAAGCAATTAATGATACTAATATAAAAGTTATATGTTATAGAGATACACCTGATGTATTATTTATGACATAGACAGATTATGATTCTATTATTTAGAATAATTATCCAACAGAAAGTGGGTATATTTGGATTAATATTCCTTCTGGATATGATAATTATTTTAAAATTAGTTCTAAAGGTAAGAGCGCAGTTGATGAAATTGAAGATTTACTTTATACAACAGCCTATTGTACGGAAAGTGTTTCAATTTCTACTATTCCAGTTTATTATTTAGAACCTAATAATAGAATTTATATTGAAGATAAAAGAAGTGGCGTTGAAGGAGAATATTTAGTTAATAAAATAACTATTCCATTAACTTATAATGGTTCAATGTCTATTAGTGCCACCAAAGCAATATCAAGAGTATATTAAGGAGGACCACTAAATGGCAAGAAAGATAAGACAAATTCGTTATTATGGTGAAGGTCTTAACTCTAAGAATTATCCAAGTGATGTCAATATGAGTAAACTAATTACAGGAACCGCATTTAAAAATAATAATCAAAATGTGTTGATTACTCAGTTGGGTATTTAGACTTTGCCAGGAACGAAATTTTATTTGAATGATAGCGCTAATGCTATTATTGTTGGGAATACTGGTATTTATGAGTTAGATTTAGAAGGTATTTCTACTATTAATTTAATTAAATTTGATAGAAGTTCTATGAATTTGATTAATCAAAATAAAGAAGCATATCTTATTATAGATTATTTATTTGAGGAGGGTTGATAATGGGTTTTTATGGTAATATAAGCAATACTTCAAAAACGACTTTCACTTTTGATAGAATCTATAATAATAGACTTCAAATGGATAATAATTGTGCCAGTGATGGAGTGTTTTTAGGGCGCTATGTTTTAGTTGAGTATGGCCTTCCGGCTTCTTAGTATATAATAGGCTATCTTGACAATAATGGGAATATGTATGATGACCCTACTGATAGAAGTGATTCTCATATTATTTTATGCGAAAAAGGTAAAATGGTAAAGGTTAATAGAAATAGATATTGGTATTTATATACAGGAGATACCAAATCTGATGGGTCTCCATATTGGAGATATCTTACTAGAATTACTAATGACAGAGTTGATGATGAATAGTATAATAAAAATTATCAAATAGATTATCCAGTTTATGGACGAGGATATGACTCTACAGTTTGGATAAAACAATATGTTAATAACCAAGAAACTTATATTTAGATTGCTGAATTAAATACTGTTGTTCCGAATTTTTCAATTTATCCATTGCTTCCTCAAGACCCATATGTTGCGGTTGATAATACTAATATTGTATATCAACCAGGTAAGTATTATTATTACGATGAAACTGATAGTCATTATAAATTAGATAATAATGATACTAAAACTGAAGGACGTGTTTATTATTTAGAAAGTGAACTTGGACCTGCTATAACCGCGGATCAAAGTAGCACAAATTTACTTTATAAATTAAGAGTTCCCACTAATTTCCAACTTGATTTAGATGATAATAATATCTATTATAATAAAGAAGGATTTAGTAAGACAAAACGTTCTTATGATGGCATTACAGACAATAGTATTAATTATAAATTAAGTTAGTCAGGATATAGATTTTATTATAATGTAGAATAGGATAATGTTGTTGGTGAGCCGATCGAAGATGGCTATGACCGCAAATCTCTTGTTGTAAAGCTTCCTGCTCTTGGCAATGCAGTATGTGAAACTTATGATTTACTTTATGGTCAAAATCGCGATGATTCTGCAACTAATTTTAATAAAACTAACGTTAAGGGTGCTTTAAATACTCTTAACAAAAAAATGAATTTAGGAAAATTAGAGACTAATAAACTTATTTATTTTTCTACTGAAACTGATACTGATATTAATGATAATTATATGAAATCTGCGACTATTCAAGGAGATAATTTAATTTCAATAGATGCAGATATCGAAAAAAATAGTGGAGCTATTAAAATTACTCATAATGATTTAGATGTAAATAAAGCATTAAAAAGTTATGGTAAAGATGTTGATTTTAGTACTTTTGGTTCTTCCATTACTTTGCCTAAATTATTTACTGATAGAGCTGGGCATGTTGTAAAAGAAGAAACATTCTCAATTAGTATCCCAAAAGGCTCTTATGAAAATGCCAAAGAAGGTAATGTTCTTACTTCTTTAAGTTTTATAGATACTACTGGAGCTTTAACGAGTGAGAAATCTTATTTAGGAACTTTAATATTAGGCGAAGGATATACTACTAACGATAAATTAAATACTATCACTAAAGATACAACTCTTAATGATAGTATTAATAAGTTGATTGATAATAGTGATAGCAAATATAATACTTTATTAGGACAAACTAGTAATAATTTTGGTAAAGACACTGTTCCAACTCTTTATGGTTTAAGACAAGGAATTAATAGTGATAGAGATAGTATTGGTAATTTAAGTGATAAAATTGATATTTTAAATGGAGCTGTATCTACTACCAATTCTGTTGCTTATAGTATTAAATAGGCTATTGATAAATTAGATAAAACTGATAATAAAGTAGACAAACAATTTGTTACAGCGGTAGAAGAAAAAGATGGTTTAATAACTGTTTCAAGAAGCGCCTTGCAAGAAAGTGATTTACCTATTACTTTTGATGGAACTTATAGTAATAGTAATAAAGTTGCTACTATGAGTAGTTTAAATACTTTAAAAGCAAATCTTTTAGGTGATTATACTGGCACATTAGCTGATGTAAATACATTAGCAAATAGTAAATTAAATGAAAGCGCGGTGCGCAGTCTTACATATAATGCGACTTCTGGAAATAATGGAGCTAAAACAATAGCAGAGATGTTTGATTTAATTGTAGAATTATAGAATAAAAATACACAGTTAAATACAACTATCAAAGCATTATAGGATAAAGATATTGAATTAAATAATTTAATTGCTGGATTAAGAACTGATGTTGATGCTTTAAAAAATGGCTCAAATAATACTGATACTCCATCTGAAACAACTTAATTTAAATAAAGGGTTTGGTCTTAATAGGCCAAACCCTTTTAGTATTGATTAAAAAGATTTTATAAATAATAGAAAGGAGTCGATTATCTTGCCTAATACATTAAATAAATATGTAAAATTTGTCAGAGGTTCTAAAACCGCTTTTGAAAATTTAGGGACGAAAAGAGACAATGATACTTTATATTTTATTTATGGGGAAAATGATTCTTCTGGAGAACTTTATTTAGGTAGTCGTCTAATTTGCGGTGGAATTAGTTCCGCAGGTAAGTTAAGCGATTTAAGTGATATTGTTCTTAATGAAGTTAAGACAAATCAAGTTTTAATTTATAATGGAGAATAGAAAAAATGGGTTAATTAGGGTTTAGAAAATAATGAGACTTTAATTAATTCTATTGTTGAAAAATTATCTACAGAAGAAAATTTAGCTAAATTAGCTCCTGTTTTTAAGGGCACAGTCCCGGGTTTAGTTCCTGTTTCTCTACATGAAACTAAAGGAAAACATATTCTTACCGACGCTGGTACATGGATTGATATGCCAATAGGAACATTAACTTAGGGAGATATTGAAACAATTAATATAGCTAATAAATATTTAGTAGATAAGAGCCCTGATAATTTGGTAACTCGTGTTGAAGCAGTTGAACAAACTGTTTCTTGGTCTGATATTTAAAGGAGTGAAAAAGATTGAACGTTAAATTTTTAAAAGGCTCTCAAGCCGAATTTGAAAAGGTGGCAGGTAGATATAAACCTGGTGCGTTTTATTTAGTAATTAATGATAATAAATCCGCAGAGGACTATAAAAAGCCAAGCCGTCTTTATTATGGCGTAGATGAAAATAATTGTGTTCCTGTAAATCAAGGTATTAATGTAGTTGATACCACCGCAGGTTTACCTCAAAGTTTTACTCAAAACACCGCGGGCGAATTTTATTATGTAAAAGATAAAAATATTTTATGTATTAATAATGGTAAAGGTTGGGTTCAAACTAATACCGATACTGTTTTAGATACTAGCAAAAAAAATAGTAATGTATCAGTAAATAGTAATCCTGAAAAACCTAATGGAGTTTCTATAACTAATACTATTGCTGATAGTAGTGGTAATATTATTACTGAGACTTATGATATTATAGGTAGCGATTATATCCAAATTGAAGCAGTTCCCGCGGTTGATGATAAAGGTGTAGACACTGTTAAACTGAGTTTAAAAGGAATTAATTATCAGTTAGGTTCTTCTTTAAAGGAAAAAACTTTAAATGTTAATTTAAAGAATGCTGATACTGATGTAGGTAATTTTAATATTATCGCTGGTAGTAATGTTAATATTGCTGAAACTTCTACAGGAAATTATACTTTAAGTGTAAATAAAGCTGTTGATAGTATTGATATAGTTAATCATGTTGGTGGCACTGGTTTTACTGCTTCTATTAGTGGCCCTGGTGTTGAAGGAGCTGGTAACGGTACAACCTTATCTGCTGATATCGATCCAGAAATTGCTTTAGAAGGTAAGACTGGTAGCTACAAATTTAAAGATGGTGTTTTAACTCTTCCTGTTTATAGTAAGCAAGATATTGATAATCAACTTAGAACCATTAATGCTATGGTATTCCGTGGCGGATTCCAAGTTAAAGATGGAGCTATTGCCTATGATAATTCTGATATTACTGAAATTACTGAAGGTAATACTTTTATTTATACTGGAGCTGAAGATACTCTTTGGAATGGTCATTATTTACGTCCTGGTGATTTAATTATTGCTTCTGGGGAAGAGGTTAATGGCGTTATTACTGGTACTATTAATTGGACTTATGTCCCTTCTGCTGATGATCCTGTTACTGAAGTTGAAGGAGCCAATGATAATAGTACTGCTGGTTTTATCATTAAACTTGGTTCTACCAAAAAACTTTTAGATTATGCTCTTAATGGTGAAAGCGGTATTGTTTTAGAAACAGAAGTTTTAACAGATTCAAAAGGTCAACCTACTAATTCTAAAGTTGTTACTATTAAACATAGTAATACTTTAACTGTAAATACTCCAGTTTCTCAATCCTATGCTGATGAACAAACTATTACTATTAATGAGCCAACTGAAATTGATGCTCAAGGGCATGTAATTAAATCTACTCAAAAAACTTTTACTGTAAAAAATACTCATCAAGAAATTGCTAATGCAGATTATACGGTAAATGGTACTGATACTTTAATTCCTAATCTTAAAGTTGCTGGTGCTGATCTTGAAGGCAAACCGCTTGTTTTTGCTAGTAATAGCCTAAAGGTTAATGTTTCTGCGGCGACTGCAACTGATAATGCTAAAGTTAATTTTGAGTTAGAGTGGGGAACATTCTAAGGGCAATACTATTTAATAATAAATATAATTTTTTCTATTTTATATAGAAGAATGTTTTTATGGGGAAAGATGAAATATTCTTTCCCCATATTTTTTTTAGGATAGAAAGGAGTAAATTATGTCTAAGATACGTTTTCGTCCTGTGCAAGGTCCAGAAGAAAAAATAAAAGAATATCCTCAAAGCGATGGATATTTTTATGTGGCAACAGATACAGGTCGAGTTTATTTAGATACGGCAACTGAAAATAAAATGCCAATAGGGTCTAGTGGTGTTCAGGTAATTTACGGTACAGATAATACTGTGGAAATTGAATATGATGCGGATGAAAACCCAGTGGCTTATTTAATTCTTTTATCAAAATTATCTATAACAAATTGTCATATAGATGATTTAATTTTAAATTTAGACGGATGTTTTTATCGAATTTTAGGTTTTGCTTTAAATGAAAACCGCGAAGAATGTGCGAGATGTGAAAAATTAACTGTCGCCGGGGCGGGCGGTGGCGGAGGAGACTCTGAACAAAAAGTTTTAGGAACTGTTTCTTTAACAAGAATTCCACCCGATAGTCCTGTTGATATCTTAAATGAAGAAAATGTTAAAGTAAGAGTTTTGGTTAAATGTAGAACTGTTGGTGGCGTTCCGCAATCTTCTTCTGTGCAAGGAATTATAACTATAAGTGAAATTAAAAGTGCTACAGAAAAAGAAGTATATTATACTTCTCCTCCTACTACTTATGAACATAATATTTCACAAGAAATTGATTTAACTAATATTTTAAGAAATTCATGTTCTAGTGAGATTAATTTTAGTATTTATTATAATCCTGATGAAGAAAATAATAGATTTTAGAAAAACTCTGATACTATTAATATTAATAAGCATCATCTCTCTTTTAGCTGGAAAGAAAGTAGTTTTAGTAATGATAGTCCAATTGATAATGGACAAATATCTGTTAGTTGGTTAATGTCTGAAGATATCGCCAGATCTGTTGAAGTTTATTTTGATGATTATTTAGTTTTAGATAGAACTTATAGTGATACTGATTCTTCTTCTGAAGATTCTTTTGTTATTACTCCTGATACAAATATATTAGGGGTTGACAAAGTTTCTACTTTAAAAAATTATTTTACTCATGGTGAGCATATAATAAAAGCAAAGTTGTATTTAATGAATAATTCTAAAAAAGGCGCAGGAACAGATTTTATTCAAAAGGAAATTGTTATTCAAGAATCAGGCAATAAAATGCCTTTAATTTGGGTACAAGATTTTAAGACAGAATATTATACTTATGAAACAATAAGAATTCCTTTTAAAGTATTAGACCCAAATAATAATGGAGCTTTTATAACTCTTTATAAAAATGGCGTTCAAGTAGGAACTAGAGAATTAGATAGTTCACAGGTTAGAGAATGGCAATATTGGGAAATTACTAATTTAACTGTAGATGATAGTTCTTATTATACTATTAAAGTTGGTACTGATCCTTATTCTTATTCTCGTAATTTTAATTTTACAATTTTAATTGACCCTTTAAGAGATATGAAGTTAGTAAAAAAAGATAATTTAAAAGTTAATTTTATAGCTACTGGTCGTTCTAATTCAGAAGGAAAATTAGGTCGTGAAACTTATTTAATTAATAATAATAAATATGTAGAATTTAAAAATTTTAATTGGTATAATAATGGGTGGGTTTTTGATGAAAATAATACGACTTGTTTGCGAGTAAGTAATGGTGCAGAAGTATCTATTCCAGTTGGGAAAATGGCTTTTAAAGATGGATCATCATCTGCTACTATTGAGGTTCAATTTAAAATAAAAAATCCTCAAAATTATGCTAAAGTTATAACTAAATATACTAGATATAAAGTAAGTAGAGATAATTGGGAAGATGATGATGCTTGGGATAAATTTAAAGCTCAAAATAAATATCTTAATTATGATGAGTTTTTAACTAAAGAATATTTACCGACAACCAATTATAGCTATGATGATTTAGAGTATAATAAAATAGAACAAGATTTTAATTTAAAGAATTTAGTCTGTGCATATGGTAAATTAGGAAGCTCTGTTTCTCCTGGTATTTATTTTAGTCCATAGGATGCTGTATTTACGGCTAATGGCGCTCAAGAGACAGTTTCAGTTGATTTTATTGAAAATGAAATGTTAAATCTTTCATTTGTTTATACTAAAAAGAAAAGTGATATAGAAGGCGGAAATTCTAAATTATTAGAAATTTTTATGAATGGCGTTTTAACTAGTGTTGTACGTTGTAGTAGTGATGTTTGGAATATTGATTCTGATTTCATTAAATTTATGTCTAACACTTGTGATATTGATATTTATAGTATTAGAGTTTATGATACAGATTTAACCATTCCTGAAATAGTCCAAAATTATGCTTTTGATAAAAGAAGTATAAAACAATGGGATCAAAAAGACCTTTATGAGAACAATACGGTATTAAAAGACGATGTATTCTCTTATACTAAAATGAAAAAGTATAATGATAATCATCCTACTGATCCTTTAATGCCTTATATTATTTTAAGAACTACTAAAAATAATAAAAACAACACAGATAATAGATTACCTTATTCTAAAGCAAAAGGAAGTTAGGAAGGAACTTTAGAATTTGTTAATACGGCTTTAGATGCTGCTTATAATAGTGGCGAGTTAGAAAAAGTTGCTATAAAAGAAGGATGGAAACCTGTAATTGAAGAAAATAAAGAGACTGGGGTAGAAACAATAAAATATACTGCTGTATAGAATTATTATATACATCATTGCCCTAGTTTTATAACTGTTCTTAATGGATGTACTTTCCAAGTTCAAGGCACTTCTTCACAATTTTATCCTCGCCGTAACTATAAAGCTAAATGCAAAGAATCAATGCTTTTAAATAGAGGTCCATTTGCTGAAGAATATAAAAAAGCAGGAGATTAGTATAATGAAGATATAACTAAACATCCTTGCTATTTAGAATGGTTTTATATGGATAATAAGACAGTTGGTACTACTAAATTTACTTTAAAGATAGATTTTATGGAATCTTCTGGAGATTATAATAGAGGATTTGCTAATTTAGTTAATGAAATTTATTCTAAACATCCCGTAGAAGATTATAAAGATTCTTTTGATAATTATAATTTATATGGAAATTTAGAAGATTATCGTACTTCAGTGAAAGGATTCCCAGTTTTAGCTTTCCATTATATGTCTAATGATGATAATACATATTCTAAAGAAAATAGCAGTAATTGTATTTTTATTGGTAAATATAATATGCTATTAGACAAAGGATCAGATGAATGCTATGGATTTAAGCCTAATAAAAAGATTTTACAAAATCAAATTATTGGAAGTCCTAAAATAAGAGATATAGCAGAATGCTGGGAATTTTAGAACAATTCAAGAACTTTTTGCTCTTTCCGCGACCCTTGGAATCGTTATAAATTATCATTTAGAAATCCTAATATGGTAATCCCTCCAGATGGAGATAATCCTGAATTAGTTAAAGGCGCTCCAAAAGTCGTTGATTCTTTTGAACCAAGATATAATCCAAATGATGATTTAATTGCTAAATAGTTATTTAATTTAAAAGACTGGGATGATCCAGATGGAACATAGACTAAGACTGTTGGAGAAGAATTAAAAAATGTAGCTCCTGATAGGCTTATTAAAAAAGAAATAATTGATGAAATTACTGGTGTAAAATCTATTAAATGGATTATAAAAAATCCAGATGGAGAAGAAATAGAATTTAATGTTGGTAATAATACAAGTAAACAAGAATTGCTCTTAGCTTTAATGTCTAACTGGGAAGATGCAGTTAGTTGGGTATGGAGTACTTGTTTAGATTGTGATATTGAATTTGATGATGGACAAAAACTAAAAATTCCATCTATGGGTACTTATACTAAAGTTGATGAATTAGCTGAAGCTATATATGTCCCTAATGTTTACTACATTGAAAATGGAGTTAATGAAAATGGAAAAATTATTTATAAATTAGCTTCTGAAGAATATAATTCTGAAATAAGATATTATAAGTAGGTTAGTGAAAATAATAATTTAAAATATGTAAGTATAAAGCTTACAAATAATCCAGATAAAGTATATAAAACAAATATTTATTATCTTTTAACTGATAGTAAAAATGAAATTTATATATTAAGTTCTGATAAATTTAATTCTTCTTTAGATTATTATTCTTTTGTTAAAAATGAAGATCTTATTGATGAAAGATGGAAATTACCTAAACCAGTAACCTATGATTCTATTATTTATACTAAAGATAGTAAAGAATATCGTCAAGCTAAATTTAAAAATGAATTAAGCAATTTCTTTGATATTGAATATTTGGCTTCTTATCTTTTAATGACAGAAATTTTTGAATGTTATGATTCTCGTGGTAAAAATGCTATGTTTGCTTCTTGGGGGCCCCAAAAAGGTAATATTCAAAGATCTACCGGTAAATAGCATTATATTTGGTATCCTATGTTTTATGATATTGATACTCAATTAGGAATAAATAATACAGGTATTCCTTCTTTTGAATATTACATTGATGCTACTGAAGAAGGAAGTTTTTCAACTAACGATAGTGTTCTTTGGAATAATTTTTATACTTTCTTTAGAAGTAAAATGGTAGATAAGTATAAACAATTAATGGGAACTCAAAATAATTCTTATAGTCCAAATGATTCAAGAGTAAATAAAATTTTTACTAAAGGAGCAGGAAGCGGGGCTAAAAAAAGTGATATTGTAGATAAATGGTATCGTACTGATCCATCGGTATTTCTTGATAGCTATGCCGTTCTAGGAGACAGACCAATTGTTGCCTTAAGTTTAGACGAAGAATTTAAGTATATTATTCCAACAAACTCTAAAGCCAAAGATATGCCAGTGTTTGGTCGTTTGACTGATGGAGGTTCATATGAGGTTGAAGATGATAAATATTTTTATGCTTTGCAAGGAGACAGAAATCTTTATCGCGCGCAATTTTTAGCAAATCGTCTTAATTACATCGACTCTTGGTTGACTGTTGGCACTTATGCTAGAAATGGTGGAGGAAGCTATATTAGAAGTCGTATTTCTGCAAACAATCCTAAGAATACGTCAGATAAATGGATTGAAGGCACTAATACTCAAAATATGGAAGGATTAATTACAAATTCTCAGTATTGGAAAAATGATGCTGAATTCAAAGAGAAAAATCATATGTTCGATGGTGAGTATTGGATTAACATGGAACCCGCGCGCAATGCTTATGTTACTATTGGTACAGATGGAGAGAATTTTCCTTCAAAAAAATATAATGGTTTAGAACCGGTTAAATATGTAGCTCCTGATATTAAAAAAGGAATTATGAGTAGCGGTAATTATAAAGAACAATTATATTACATTTATGGAATGGATCAAATGAAATCTCTTGGTGATTTAAGTAAATTATATTTCCAAGAGTTTGCAGCTGAAGGAAAAATGGAGCGTTTAACTGATTTATTATTAGGATATGATGGAAAAGATGAAAGCGGTAATGAATATTTTAATAATGATGTAAATGACTGGTCTTTTTCAAAAGGCGGAATGCCTTTACTGAAAGAAATGAATCTTTGTAATATTAACTTTAAAAAAGACTAGGGGGCATTAGATTTAACTAAAAGTGAAAAACTTGAAAACTTTAGAAATACTAAATCTAATATCCCGAGAGTTAATTTTGCTCCTGGAGTAGCTTTAAATACTTTATATTTAACCAATCGAACAAATTATTTAAGTTTAATAGAAGCTAATTTATTAACGAAATTAATAACTAACTATATATATCCTGAAAAAAATCCAATTACTGGAAAACTTGAGGTCTCAGATGAAAATCGTGGTTTATATATTCAAGGTCTTACTGATGCCGAAGAAGGAAAAGAAAAAACCGAGATAAGAACTTTTGATATTCGAGGCGGTAATTTAGGTTATAATAGTTATGAATTGTTACGCAAATATATTTCAGCTAGTAAAAATAGTAAATTAGATTTATCTAATTGTATTATTAATTTAAATAATGTTTAGTGGAGTCCATATAGACTTCTGACTGACACTAAAACAACTCTTGATCCAGAAAGAAAATCTTATTATAGAGATAATGGACATTTTTAGTTGGTAGCTATTCCAAAAGATTAGGTTAATAAAATAACAAAATCTGATATTAAAAATAATTAGATTTATTATTTAGATACAATAAATGGAGACAATAATAATCATAGTATAATAACTGATTATAATTTATTAATTGATATTTATAATAATTATAGGGGTCTTAATACTAATAAGCCAGAAATATCTGGTGTTATGTATATAAAAAATAATAATTAGATTGATGAATCTATTATCTAGAATGAGTTATAGGATAAATACCCTGATTTAATAATTTTTGTAGAAAATGTTAAACAAGAATGTTCTGCCAAGTTTATTTTAGAAAAAGAAGATATTGATGGAGTGTTAATTTAGGAGGTTCTAAAAACTTAGAAATTACCCTTATCTAGCAGTAAATTCTTTGATGATCCAACAAATTCTTCTAGCGAAACTTATATTTCTTTTGGTAGTTTACAAGAAAAAATGCCAACTTATGATTTTAAAGGTTGGGAAGATGATACGGGAAAATTAGTAATTACTGTTGGAAAAAATGTAAATGAAGAAGATGTTGTTTTAAAAAGCGATTGGAATTCTTTGTCTTTACAATCTAATAAAATGGATTATATTTTTAAAGCGAGATTTGAGCGCAAATCTTATACGATCACTTTCGTTAATGGTGACCGCGTTATTAATGATTCAACTGTAAAGAAAGTATTTAATTATGGTGAAAGAATTACTGTTCCAGAAGAATTCTATTATTTTAATAATACAGAAGTATCTGATTTACCAGAAGGCGAAGATCCATTAGAATGGACTTGGAAATAGGCTGGATGGGCGGATAAAGATGGAGTTAAAATTGATTTAACTAAACAATTAGCCTATGCTGACCGCGAATTCTACGCTATTGGAGAACCAATTAGTGTTTATAATAATATTTTAATTAATGATTCTACTCATAAATATTATGATATTATAAATTCTGATGGAGAGTTATCATTTGCAATGACTGACTTAGCTAAGAATTTAAAAGGCAAAATTACTTTACCTACAACTTATAATGGTTAGCCAATTACAAGAATTAAATATAGCCAAGTTAACCCATCAGCAGCAGTTGGTATTCAAGTAAATCCTAATATTACTGCGATATTTTTTGCTCCAAAAGATAGCAATAAAATTTCTGTAATAGATGATTATGCTTTTATTTTAGATAGTGGGTTAGAATATTTTCAATTTAGTGATTGTTTAAAGAAAATTGGTACTAAAGCATTTTATCAGTGCCCTTTAAGCCGTAATAACATAATTCCTTATTCTTCTTCTACTGAAGGTTTGACTTTTGGAGCTCAAGCATTTTATCAAAGTAAGATGGGTTCTTATTCTCCTTATAATTTAATTATAGAGGGATGCAAAGACGGTATTCTTAATTTTGATATAAATGCATTTTCTGGCCAGACAATTTTAAATATGTCTGGTAATTAGTTTAAAGGTTATACTGGTGCTATCCAAGTATAGATTGGTACTAATAAACACCCAATTAAACAAATTACAGCAGATAGTTCTGGTAATATTTTTACTCCTCGTCAAACTGGTATGCCTACTGTGGCTAATGGATACACAGGTCGTTTTAGATATTATTATGTTGCTAGTTATGGTGAAAGTATTAAAAATACTTTACATAATATTTATGAAGCAATGATATCCAATAGAGCGAATTTTGAAGAAGAGCCTATTGTAAAGTGAGGATAAATTATGGAAAAAGAAATTGTTTATAGATATATGGGTTCTAACGGTATTATTGAATCTTCTATATAGTTGACAGGAATTCCTGCGACTACTTTGTATAGATTAATAGCAGATTACAATAAGAAATTAACGAGAGATGGAAAAGAATTTTTTTCCATCTCTCCTTTAGTCCCTGAAAGTGAATTAAAAGAATGGTATGAGGTTTAAATAGGCCAGAATACATTGATTTAAATATAAAAAAAATTAGGTTAAATAGGAAAAGAAACTATTTAACCTAATTTTTTTAGAAAGGAAGAGATAGATTTGATAGTTAAAAATGATAGTGTTATCGAACAAGCTAAATGGGAAGAACTTCAAAAGAAAATCAATACTTTAGCTAAAGATAATAAAATAAAAAACGTTAATGGAAAAATCGTTGAAATAAAATCTATTGAAGACTATTATAGTAACATCACTGGTATTGTTCAAATGAAGAAACTAGATCCATCTGTTCTTCGCATACCTTTAGATGAACCTATTATAAATATAAATGCTGATACTCGTCAAATTGAATTAACTAAAGAATTTGGAAAAACTCAATTACTTACTGTTGAAAATGATCATTTGGCAGAAACAATTTATTTTCAAATTGATAGATATTTTGATTTACAAGATTTAGCAGCTGATGATATTAAAATTTATATTTAGTATTATTTAAACGATCAAATTCAAGGTTATTCTGAAGCTATTTGCCCCGATATTGGTACTGCTGGAAAATTAATTTTTGGTTGGCAAATTAGTGATGAAGTAACTAGTGAATCTGGTACTTTATAGTTTTCTATTATTTTCTTTAAAAAGAATCCAAAAGATAATAATAATTTAATGTATGTGTTTAATACATTACCTGCGCAAATGGTTATTAATAAAACTTTAGACATTGATGAAGATTTAGTTACCGCGCAACCTGTTGATTATTTAACGGGGTATTTAGAAAGTTTAATCGATTCAAAGAAATCCGCTGGTTTTGGAGTTCCTGATAATGTGGCTTTCTTGACAAGCATTTTAAATAACAAATCAGTTTATTTAACTGGTGATAAATTATATGCTTTAGCTTATAATGATACTTTAAATAATCCAGATAATACTACTATTGAGTATAAATGGATTTGTAATTATAGAGGAACTAATACTGAATTAAAAAATGGTATTGGTTATGAATACAAAAAAATTGTTGATGATAATAGCATCTTTAGTGGAGATATGGCTTATAATGAAAAATTGACCTATTTTACTAAAAATGGAGATACTTATATTAATAGTAGTAGTGATATTAATCTTGAAAATTATGTTGCTAAAAAGAATGACCTTTATTTAAAAGTTCAATATTGTGAAGTTGATGGATGCGGAAGTTATAGTGTGACAGCATTTGGCACAACCGCGAATCAAGTAAGTAAAGAAGTTAAATGGGCTGGATTAGCTATTTCTGTTGAAGGTATTAGCGAAGATTTTAAAATTATTCTTGATCCCTCCCCTGATAATGGATGTTATTATGGCTCTTCTAATACAATTACTGCTGTTGGATAGAATGATGAAGGAGTTCAATGTACTTATCTTTGGACAAAGAATGGGTCTGAATTTAGTAATGAAAAAACTGTAACTTTAACTCAAGAAGATAATTACACTTTAACAGTTCATGGGTATAAAAATAAAGATAATATAGATTATGGTCCAATTAATTTTACCAATTATTTTGATCCTATTAATTTAGTACCTACTGGTGAAGTAAAAACTGAAAATGGAAAATATATTGTTAATATCACTAATACTAGTGAGTTGGGAAATGGAATTTATGAATATTAGTGGAAAAATGCTGAAGGTGTTACTCAAATAACTACTTCTGGGACTAATAACGCAATAGAAATAAATGAAAATATTACTCAAGTGGCTGTCATTATTAAAAAAGGTGAAAGAAATTCAAAGCCAGGAGTACTTACGATATAAGAGGTAAGATAAATGATAACTAATCCAACTGATTATTATAGAGTTTTACATCAAATACAAGATGAAAATTTTCCAGTAAAATATCCAGCTCTTCCTGCTCCAGAAGATGAAAAATTAGTTTAGGTAAATTTAAATTCAAGGACTATTAGTAATGAAAATAATTATATTACAGTTGAAGGTGACCATGCTGCTGAAATTATTTATTTTGAAATAGATAGATATTTTGACACTATGGATTTAACTAATATGATGTGTATTATTTAGTATATTAATGCTGATAATGAAAAACGCATTTATCCAGTTCCATATTATGATACTTTAACTCATAAAGATAAAATTATTTTTCCTTGGGTTTTAAATTATAGTGCTACTAAAAAATCTGGCAATTTAAATTATATGATAACTTTTTACAAAATAGAAAAAGATTCTAATAATTTATTGTATAATTTAAATACATTGCCAGCAAGCCTTTAGGTTTATTCTAAACTTAATTTAGATTCTATTGTAAAAGAAGAGGATTATTATGTAATTGATGATAGTCAAGTAGTTCAACAAATTTGGGAGCGTTTAGCTCGTTTGGAAGGATTTGTTGGCGGTAATGGGTTGGATGTTTATTGGATTGTTCTTGAATAAATAAACTAAATGGTATAGAATTATTAATTTAATTCTATACCATTAATTTATAGAAAGGAGTTATTGAAGATCGATGGCTCTATTTAAAATTTTAAAAGGAGACTCAAATAATTTAGTTTCCTATGATAATGCTGAAGTAGTTAATGGTAAAATTCCTTTTCCTGCCTTAGATTCAGGAAAAACTTTATTTACAACAGTAGACAGTACTCCTATTACAGAAGGGTATGCTTATTTTACAGAAGACACTCATAAATTTTATATTGATACTAAAGATAAAAGATTAAATTTATATACTGATCATGCAGATTATGCTACTTATGATGAAAATGGACGTAATTTAGCGGAATTGTCAGAAGTATCTTATGAAAATATTGATGACACTGGAAGCAAAATTGGTACAATAAATATTAATGGAATTGAGCATAATGTGACTTGTCCTGCAAATATAGTGAGCAAACCTGTAAATAAATATGTATTTACAGCAAAAGCAAATTAGAATACATTTACCATTCCTTTTGATTTTGATGATAGCAGTGCTTTAACTTTATATTATAATGGTATTATGTTAAAAGAAACAGATCATTATACTGTTAAAGGAAAAGTTATTACTTTAAATGGTTGGACCAGCGAAGCTAATGATTATCTTGCGGTTATGGGTATTGAAGGAGCTGCCGCGATTAATGTAGACGAAAAAGTTGCTTAGATTTAGGAAGCAGTAGATAATGCTGAAATAACTATTAATAATAAAGTAAGTAGTGCTATTAAACAAATTGATGATAAATTAGCAACTGTTCCTGACGACGTAACACAAGCAGTATATAAAAATAAATCTAATATAATGACTGCGGACGGCAGAATTACTATGGATAGCAGCTATGTTCCTACGGCTGATATGGAGTTAGCTACAAAGAAATATGTGGATAATGCCACCCCAGCTCAATTCTCAACTAGTAAAGCTGGTGTTGTTCCAAAGTCAGACGGTAGTACAACAAAATACTTACGTGCTGATGGCGCTTGGGCAACAATAGATAAAACTCCAGTAATTGGCACCACTACCGATTATGCCATTTATATTGGTCCAACTTCACCTGCTTCTGGAACTACACCATTATTATGGATAGACACAACTTCTTCTACGGGCCATTTAAAATATAGAAAATCAACGACTAGTGCTTGGACTCATGTCCCTGTTGCTTGGTCTTAATATAAATATTTATTATGATAAAAAGGAGATAATATTATGGATCAAAATTTGATTAATCAATTATTTCAAGTATGTTTAATTCCTATGCTTGGTGCTTTAACTACTTTTATAGTTATTTGGATTAAAGCAAAAAGTGCGGAATTACAAAAGAAAACCGACAGCGATATTTTAAATAAATATGTGCAAATGGCTACTGACACAATTACTAATTGTGTTATTGCCACTAATCAAACTTATGTAAATTCTCTTAAAGAACAAGGTAAGTTTGATGAAGCTGCTCAAAAAGAAGCATTTTAGAAAACTTATCAAGCAGTATTGCTTATTTTGAGTGATGATGCTAAAGAGTATTTAAATAACGCTTTTGGTGATTTGAATAAATATTTACAAGAGAAGATTGAATCTACAGTAAATAATTATCGTACTCCAAGTGATGATTTAAAACAATAAAAATAAGGGAGACATTCTTAACTGAATGTCTCCCTTATTTTTTTTTATCTAAATGGATTTTTCCATCGTCGATTAATTTCCTCATAGCCTTTTTTAGGAAAGTATAAAACTTCACCATTTTTAAAAGTTAAATTATCTTTATTCATTATTTTAATTTGATTTAAATTAATAATTAAACTTGGCGGGATAAAGACAAAATCTGGATGATAAACTAAAGTTCCTATATAATTTTCAAAAGAAGTTTTTAAAGTTTTACTATTTAGAATTTCATTTTCTAAATGACAGCACAAATTTCGTTTTTGAATATCAGCATATAATACTTTATTTAAATCAATTTTTACTTCTCCATTAGGAATGTCTAAATATTTATATTCGCGTCTTTTTTCTTCTCTAACTTCATGTAAAATAGAAAAAATTTTTTCTTTATTAACAGGTTTTTTGACGAAGTTAAATGCCTTTACTTCATAAGAAGCTACTCCATAATTTATTTGGGAGGAAACAAAAATTATTTTTCCAATATACCCATTTGTTCTTAAAAGATGAGCTATTTCAATACCATCCATTTTTTTGAATGTAATCCCTAAAAAGATTGCATCATAATCAATATTAGAATCAATTAATTTTCCAGGATCAGTAAATTTATATACATATCCCGGCAAATTAAATTCTTTAAAATACTGATTTATTATTTCTTCTAATGAGTCATTTTGCTAATCGCTATTGTCGCAAACACCTACGATAAAAATTTTAATCACCTTCATTTTGTTTATTTTAGAAAAAATTTTTCTATCTTTATATTCTTTCTATATTATAATTATACAAAAATTTTTAAATATTGTAAAATAAAAAATTATAAAGTGTCAAATTTATTTAATTTTAAGTAAGTGAAATTTTTATTCAAAAAGTGTCAGTAATTATAATATATTTACACAAAATAAAAGTCATATAATAATGAAAGGAAAAGATAAAACCTTTCATTATTATATTTCTCCGGAGGTAATAACATGAATACTTATGGTTATCCATAGCAGTAGTATCCAATAGGTAATAATAGACCTATTTATGGAACAACTGCTACGCCTGTGATTCAAAACAATACTACATAGCGAATTAGACCCGTTGCTTCTTTAGAAGAAGTTCGAGCTATGAATATAGATTTTGATGGTTCAGTTTTTTATTTTCCTGACTATGCTAATCGTAGAATTTATACAAAACAAATAAATATGGATGGAACAGCTTCTATTAATATGTATGAATTAAAGGAAATCCCAAATTCTTCTTAGCCTAATAATGATTATATAACACGAGAAGAATTTAATACTACTTTAACTTCTATTAAAGAAGTATTTGCATAGATCATGGGATCTAATAACGCGGTTGCGCCGTCTTAGGAATCGGGTTAGCCAGCTCAATAGCAACCAGTAGAGAGCAAACCGCAGTTTAATTTTTAAGGAGAGTTTTAAATGACACAATCAATGAATCCAATGCAAATTATTGCTATGATTAAAAACGGTCAAAATCCATAGCAATTAGTTTTATCTATGCTTGAAAATCAAATGGGCGGAACGCCAATGGGCAATAATTTATTACAAATGGCACGGAACGGTCAATCCGATGACATTGAAAAATTTGCTCGTAATTTGTTTGAATCAAGAGGGTTAAATTTCGATAAAGAATTTAATAGTTTTAAGTCCCAAATGGGGTTTAAATAAATAAAATTATAGAAAGAGGTTTTGTTATGTTTAATTACAATTATCCAATGAGCACGCCTAATTATTCATTATCTGATATTGCTGCGGCTTCTGGAAATGGCTATCGTAATAATGATGGCGGAATGTGGGGAGACGGAGCATGGTGGATTATTATCCTGTTCTTATTCTGCTTCAATGGTTGGGGCGGTAATGGCTGGGGTAATAATGGTGCTAATGGTTCTGGTTTCCAAGGCACTACAACTCGAGAAGAAATCAGCTATGGTTTTAACATGAGCGATCTTAAATCTGGGGTTAATGGTTTAGCTTCTAGCCTTTGTAATGGTTTTAGTGGAGTAAACACTAATCTTTTAAGTGGTTTTGCTAATCTTGCTGAAACTAATAATGCTAATACTCGCACTTTACAGAGTGATATCTGCAATATGGGTATGAATAATATGCAGAATACCTTTAGTATTACTCAGGCTATTAATGCTGATACTGTAGCAAGTATGCAGAATACTAATAATTTAACTCAGCAATTAAGTAATATGGCAGCTACTAATGCTCAATGCTGCTGCGAAAATAAACAGTTAATTCAATCTAGTTTTGCTGATCTTAATTATAATCTTGCTAGTATTGCTTGCCAGAATCGTCAGGCTACCGTTGATGGTGTCCGCGATATTATTGACAACAATAATGCTAATATGCGTTCTATTCTTGACTTCCTTGTTCAAGATAAAATTGAGACTCTTACCAGTGAAAATAGCACTCTTAAAAATTAGATTTCTCAAAATCTTCAAAATGCTTATCTTATTGATCAGTTGTCTCCAAAAGCAACTCCTGCTTATATTGTTGCTAATCCTTATACCGGTGTTAGTTATACTAGCTATGGATGCGGATATGGTTCAGGATGCGGTTGCAATTCCTGATTGAAGAAAGAAGGTTAAATTATGGAAATAACGGCTAATGCTTTACAATCAGTTGCTACTGGTTCTAATGTAGTATTCACTAACACAGCTGTTGCTGGAAACTGTTCCATAATGTATCGCGAGGGTAGCGGTTTAGTTACCCTCCGCGGTCTTACGAACGGTCAACGCAGAGCTCGTTTCCGCATTTCATTTGGAGGTAATATAGGACTTCCAACCACTGGAACTGCGGGTGCTATTTCTTTGGCTATAGCTATTAATGGAGAGCCAGTTACTACTTCTACAATGATTTCTACTCCTACGGCTACTGGACAGTTTAATAATGTTTCACGTGCTTTATTCCTCGATGTGTTAGGCGGTTGTTGCACTCAAATTAGTATTGAAAACACGAGTTCATAGGCTATTGATGTTGAAAATGCCAGCTTAATTATTGAGAGAGTGGCATAAGGAGGTTTTTTAAATGTGTGATAAATTCCAAGAAATTAAAAAGCAATTATTAACTCAAGTAGAAAGCCAAATGGCTCATTTAGAATGTGTTGATACAAAGGAAATGGGCGAAGTAATAGATATGATAAAAGACCTTGAAGAGGCCATTTATTATTGCACTATTACTGAAGCTATGAATGAATTACCTGAAACCACACATTATTATACTGAAAAATATAAATCTCCTCATAAAAAAAGAATCTATAAACCTATGACATATGATTATGATTGGGAAGATTATGATTACGATGAACATGAATATGAGATGCCAACGAGTGGGAAATCTCATGAAACCCATGATAGTAGAGAAGGTCGTAGTGGCGTCCACAGAAAGATGTATATAGAAGCCAAAGAACTTCATAAAGATAAGAGTGTTTAGATAAAAGAGTTAGACAAATATCTTCAAGAGTTAAGTTCTGATATAGTAGAAATGATTGAAGATGCTTCTAATGATGAACGTTCTTACATGGAGAAGAAAATCTAGGCTTTAGCATCTAAAATTGGATCTATGAATGGTTAATATTAATAATAGGAATTGGAGGATACTATTAGTATCTTCCAATCATCCTATGTTAATGCGACCTTCTGGAATATATACTTTAGGTTCTTGCGATGATCCTACTTCAACAATTTATATTAATGAAAATATTAGCAATAAAAAATTAAAAAAAGTATTAGCGCATGAATTAACTCATGCTGCTATTTTTAGCTATGATATTTCATTAAAACCAGAAGAAGAAGAATTGATTGCGGATTTGGTGGGAACTTATGGTGAAGAAATTATAAATAATACTAATCTTTTATTTAAATAGATAAAAAAAATAAGGGAATGAAACTATTTTTGTTTCATTCCCTTATTTTTTTTTATTAGTCTTTAAGCGGTAATTTTAAAGTCCTTTCATAGTACTCTTTAGCCTATCCATTTCCACCTAAACCTGCATATACTTTAAAGAATTCGACTAACTATTCATACTGTCCTGAAGTCATATATCCTTGTTTTAAGAAACTTTGACATAACTGAATTAATCTAAATCTATAAGAAGCAAGAATTATTTCAATATATTTCTCACTACTTTTCTTTTCTTCCAATACGAAAGATCTTAAATTATTTAAATCTTCTTTAATTGGAGCTATATGTTCTTCAATTAATTCTTCTAATTGTTCATCTTTCTTTTCTTCTGCCAATTTTTGATACATTTTCATTTGAGTATAAATATATCTACAAAAGGCTAAGAGGCCAGCAGAAATAAGACCAAAAAATATTTCTATAAAATGCTAGGCAATAAAAGCAGACATAAAAAATACCTCCTTCCACTTAACTTCTAATATATTTTAAAAGAAGGGAAGGAGGATTATTTATTTAAGGCCTATTTATTACTCCCAATTAAAATCATTATTGGAACTTTCTTTCGTGAAATATGCGGTATATAAACATATGGCATCACATATATCGTCATTGGCTTTTATATTATATTTTTGCTATACAAAATCAATATCAGCTTGTTTAAGAGTTTCACGTTTAATACTGCGACCGGTTTTAATTCCGAGTTTTTTGCGCCATTCACTAGCCTACATTAATTCTAATGTTTTGGAAGTAAATGAAGAATTAACTCCATGTGCGCCCAACATTACTGCGCCTTGAAGCCACATTAATAAACGTGAAGTGTCAGAATATCCATAAGTTTCAGGATGAACATCTTCCGCAACTATCTTCTCTATATTATATTTTTTTACTAATTCAATAATCTAATCTTGTATTTTTTGTATTCTATCTAAATTATTAGAGGAAATCGCGGTTAGCAGTCCATAATCTAACATTTCTCCCTCATTATTAGATACACAATAACCAGTAGATTTAGTAGATAAATCTAAAAAGAGGATATTCAAGTAATTACCTCCTTTCTTTAAGGTTTGAGGCAATTACTTTGAAGTTGAGCCAAATCCTCCAAGGCGGTCACCAGAAGCATTATCGTCTTCGGTGATTAAATAAGGTTTAATAATACCTTGACCAATAACATCCCCTTTATGAAGTTGAATATCAAAAGGAGATAAATTAATCATTTGAAAATAAATATGTCCTTCATTATCAGGATTATTATAATAGTCTGCGTCAATAATCCCAACGCCATTAGCAAGAATAAGCCAATATTTTAAAGGACAAGAACTGCGAACTGATAATTCAAGATATGTATTATCATTTAATTCACATTTAATTCCAGTAGGCACAAGAGTTGGTTTTGCTTTAAGATTTTTTGTCATATTACCCATATCTTCAAGAGAGATTGAATCAAAATAACGTGTTGGAAATCTATTTAGCAAATTCTTATATGCTGGAATTACAACATCTTCTGCTACTGTAAAATCATAGCCTGCGGATTTCGCTGTTTTTCTTACGGGCAAAACCGCGTCTGGATATTTGCTTACTCGTTCAAACTTCATTAAAAGCTTACCTCATAATTTACATCAATATTACTAATAGGGTCTTTTTCATCATTGAATTTTTTAACAAGAGTGACTTGATACCATTCATCGACAATTTCACCCTTAGCCTTTTTTTCTTTCTTTACTGAACTATACTTAGCTAAAATATATTTAGTTTCAGCCTTAGCCTCATCAATAAGCGCGGCCGCACTTTCTTCATTATCTACACGATAAACTTCTGTAGCACTTACAAGATACTTATTCATTAACCTACCTCAACTTTAATTTTTTTTCTATTGGAATAATTTAAACTATTACTTTCATAAATTTTTGGAATTAATTCATTAATAAAATCTTCAATACCATATAAACGTATAGTATCAGTATCATTCTTATAACAAGATGCTACTAAAACATTTGGAAGATCAGAAATACTACAAGTTCCAATAGTTACTGCCATTCCGTCATCATAAGTTTTAAAAACATTTTGTTCCATTGAAAATAAATTAATATTACAAATAATCATTTAATTACACTCCACAATACCAGCATCATATTGGAATAAATAAAAACAATAAGATTCATTATCAATATTTATCCAAATTTCAATAGCATTATCATTATTTTTTTCCCAACCAACAATACTTCCTAATTCTTGACAAAGTATAATTACCATACTCGCTACAGAACCAGTTGAAATAATTGGAGGAATATTTTTGTGAAAAATGGTATAATAATTATAATCTTTACATAATAACATATAATACATTCCATATTCACTTATTTCATTAATACTACTCATTAATTTATTTAATTCTTCTTCATTAATTGGATCCATTTGTATCATAATATTTTTATTAAAATCATATAAATTCATTCCAGTTTGAAATGTAGTAGAATTATCTGACAAATTATTAGTAGTAGTTCCTATCATTACCCATTCATTTCCAGTGTAACAATATTGTTTCTGATCCTCGCCAGAAATGGCAATAGTTCCTTCTTTGAATTTACGAGGAGAATTATATAATTCTCCCATCGTATTAGTATAAAAAACATTCATTGTTATATAATCTCCTATCTATTTCATAGAAAAATTATATCACAAATTTTCTTTTTTGTCAAGTTTTAAATTAATAATGTTCTAATTGCGGGAACCGCGCAAAGGCAGAGTGATATCTCTTTCCTTTTGGATATATGGTCCATCAATTAGGTAATCAGCGGTTTTTAATATATTCTTAATTCTAATATTATTACTATTCTTTAAATCATCATAAATATATCCAGTCCATATATATATTTTAATGTTTGGATATATTTTTTTAATTTCAGTAATAACTAAATTAGTTAAAAATTCATTTTCAGGGCAGAGAGGTTCTCCACCCATAATACAAAGATTACGCTCAACATTATTCGCATTAATAGCAGTAATTAATTCATCTAATACTTTATTAGTAAATTCTTTACCACCATTAAAATCCCACGTTTCGGGGTTTTGACATCCTTCACAATGGTGCGGACACCCTTGTGTAAAAAATGATACACATACTCCGGGTGCCGCCGCCAAATCATTCTTTATAATTCCTGCATATTTCATATGTCCTTTATTTCCTCCACTTCTAAATCTAAATCATTAACGTCATCTTCATCATCAGTTTCAATATAATAAGCAGAACACTAACAATTAGTATGGTAAGGAGGAAGAGGAATATCTTCTCCTGCTGGATACTCTCCATCCCATTCACTGCATAGATCACCGCAAGTTCCTGATTCAATTACGAGTATTGAAGCTACGGGTCTTATTTTCATTTCCATTAAATGAGTGAATAAATATTTACTTTCATTATTTAATAGACGAGAATACATATTAACGCTAAAACTTTTTAAATTATCTGGAAAATCACCAGATAATCTTTTTTCTTCTAAGTCATCTAAATATTTAATAATTCGCTCATCTAATGTTTTTCCATCTTCTTGAAAAGTTAAATTTGCGATATTCTGTAAATTAAATGGAGCTACTTTTGTGTAAATTTTTCCTAATTCTATATTAATCTCTGAATAAAGATTTTCTAAAGCTTTATAAAATAAATTTATTAGAATAGTTTGATGTTTTTCTGTATTAATTTTTTCATCATTAGCTATCCAAGAAAATATTGTTTTTATAATTGCTTCTAATTCCAAATCAATTTTTTTATTTAATACTTCAGTAGCTTTTTCTAATTTATTTTTTATTTTCTAATGCTTTTTTAAAGGTTTTTTAGAATAATTCATTCTATAACCTCATCATTCTAACATTCCTGTATGTTTCACTCTTGCTTCAACTTCTTTTTGTTTACCCCAGTTAAAAGCAGTTTTATAATTGCCTGTAAGATAACCAGTCACACGACGTAATTGTTGAATATTGTGACTCCCGCACACTGGACAAGAATCATTAAATTCATCACAATAACCACATTCAAGACAAGTATCGTTAGGAACATTTACTGCAAAATAAGGAATATCATGATCCATAGCATAATTAACAATAGTTTCAAGAGCATCAATATTGTGTTTTACAGTAGAATCGAGTTCAACATAAGTGATACATCCTGCGGATGAATAACCAGTTAATTCAGATTCAATATCAATTTTTTCAAACGGACTCATTTCTTTCCACACTGGAACATGAATACTATTAGTGAAAAATTCTCTATCACTAACATTAGGAATAATTCCATACCTTTCTTTAAATTTTGTCATAGCAGTATAACATAAATTTTCTGCTGGAGTATAGTATACACCAAAATTTAATTTATATTTTTCTTTGTATTCAGCGCATCTTTCTTTGAAACGTTTTTCAATCTTTTTAGCAATTTTCATACCGTATTCTGTGGTATGATCTTCTCCAATGAGAATTTGAAGAGTTTCTGCAAGACCAATCTAACCAATAGCAAGAGTTCCGTGTTTAAGAGCGGAACGAATTCCTTCTTCTGGAACATAACCTGCCATAACATTATTTTCATACATAAATCTCGCGGATCCAGGGTCTTGAGAACAAATCCATTCAAAACGTTCCATTAATTGAATACGTGCTTCATTGATTTTTCTATCAAGTAAAGCTAAGAAAACAGGGACAATATCTTCTTCTTGTCCTTCTTTCTAACATTCTTCTTTTGCCATCATCGCAAGAGTTGGAAGAATAATAGTAACTGGACAAATATTTCCACGTCCATCTTTAAGCTGGCCGAATCCATTAATATCCCAGCCATTCGCAGTTCTACATCCCATTGTAGAGAAATAAGTGCGAGGATCATTGATATCATATCCTGCATTGCCAGACCAATCAACATTCGCGTAATTAGGATAAAGGCGTCTCGCGGTGCTTTCTAATGCTAATCTATATAAATCATAATTAGGATCACCAGGTTTGCGATTAACACCTTTCATACATTGGAAAATTCCACAAGGAAAAATTGAAGTTTTATGTAATTTACCAAGACCTTCAATAGAAACATCTAATAATGCCTTAGTTACCATTCTGCCTTCTGGTAAGGTGCAAGTGCCATAATTAATACTCGTAAATGGTAATTGGTTGCCACTACGAGACTGTAAAGTATTAAGATTATGGTAAAGGCCTTCTGCAGCTTGATGAGTCTCACGGGCAGTCATATCATAAGCATAATCATAAGCTTTTTTATAAGTTTCAGAAGCTAATAAATAACTAACTGCATTTTCTTCTTCAGTTTCTGTTGTGGCATTTCGGTATGATTGAATAGGCATTTTTGATATGTCTAAATCTCCTAACACATTATTAACAATATAGTTATAATCATTAGGACTATATAAATATTTAACTCCATCTCTAAAATGCTTCCAAAAAGATTTTCTTACATAAGGAACCATAGTCCAGTCTAAATGAGTGGCACTAACTCCACCAAATTGACAAAGGCTTTGAATTTGGAAAATAACAGCGATTAATTGAAATGCTGTATTAATTGAGCCCGCAGGACGAACATCAGCTTGACGAGTATTAAATCCATTGGCGAGTAAATTATCAAAGGGAATACTTAAACAATTATGAGAACCAACATAATAAGAATCAAGATCGTGAGTATAAATAATATTATCAATATGATTCTTACGAGCCATAGGTGAAAGTAAATAATCAAGCGCAAGTTGTTTTGTAACAACACTACTTGCTTCACCAGTGCGACCGCCGAATGAATGTTCGTCAACATTAGCATTTTGATTTTTTACATTATTACCATCAAGCTTTTCACGAATTGCTTTAATAAAATCATCTTTTTTATTACGAGCAACTTCTTTTTTATATCTATACCTAATATAAGCACGAGCAACATCACGTCGCTCAGAACGCATTAAATAATCTTCAATCCAATCTTGAAGATCTTCTACTCCAACACTTCCATCAGGGAAATGATTTATTTGTCTTTCAATGTCTTCCGCGATATCTTTTGCGGTATCATCTTCATATAGTTTACCATCAACTTCAATAAATGCTTTATTTATTGCGTTAATAATTTTCTTTTTATTAAATTGAGTTATACTTCCATCACGTTTAATAATATACAATTTTTTTGCCTCCAAACTAAATATAGTAGTTCTTTTAGAATATTCTACTATATTTAGTTTTTGTTAGTAAATAATTATTTATCTTGGTCCATTTCCGCCCATTGCTTAACTTTTTGAGTTAAAAGATTAACAATATTATTATAATCTTCTAATGTTTCATTTGCCACAATATTGCACTTAATATCATTCATTAGCTGAAATTGAATTTCATCAGTAGTATATCTTCTAATAATTTCATTTACATCAGGATCTTTTTCTCTATTTAATTGCCTAATTAAGCGTGTCTTTCCTTTAGCGGTGATATAATATATCTCCAATTCAATTCTGTCATCTTTAAGAAGACTTATAATTCCTTCGGGATTAAAAACACCAATATTAACTTTACTATCAGACAAACTATCAATACTTGTGCCATAATACCAATTATTAAAAGAAGTGGTTTCTAACATTTTATTTTCATCAATTAAAGTTAAAAACTGATCATCTGAAACAAAATGATAATTTTTGTCTGCTATTTCTTTTTCACGCTTTGGGCGCGTAGTGTGGCTTATAATAGGATTTAGATATTCCTCTAAGCGGGAAAAGGTAGCCATCATTAGGCTATCTTTTCCTGCACCAGATTTTCCACATAATGCAATAATTTTATACATCTTCTTCAATTCCTCCTTGATAACGAGCATCTTTTAAAACTAAATCGCCATTGGATAAAATTTCATCAATTTTATATAATTGATGCCCTCCAGAAGAAGCATATTTTTTTGACATGAAATTATCTCCATTGCGGATTCCAGAGACTACAATCATATTTCCGCGATTAAACCAAGATTTTTCAACAATATGTTTGGTTCCATCTGCACCGCGCTCTGAAATTTGTTTATCAAACAAACTAAAATATTCTTTTCTAAACTTTACTTCTACAGGACCAGTAGTAGTAAGAATGGTTACAGTGCTTTTAGTTTTATTTTTGGCAATACAAGTTCCGCAAATCTTAAATAACTTATAAATATGAATGGTGTGATTTCCTTTAGTAAAACTTCTATCAACTATTGGGTCTTCTGGGAGTTTAAAGAAATCTACAAATCCGTATTTATCATTGTTAATATTGTTTAATTCATGAGTATGATAATAATAACAAAGAACTTCCATTTCCCAAGCGGATAGATTATTTTTATTAGCGTATTTATCCCAATCATCTTTAAATATTTTTATATTCAGATTATTCAAAATTTCATCTTTGTTATTAGCAATCCAAGTGCGAAATATATCCATCCACTTTTGGTATATACCATTCCAAATATTTTCACTTAAAGAATAATTAGTTCCATCAAATTGAATATTATTATCTTCTCCAATTTCTACTAAGAAATTAATTGCTCGTTCATCAAGTTGATATAAACTGTTATTTTTTGTAGTTTTACAAATTGCTTTTAAATATCTGTTAAATTCATAAATACGGCGAGCCATAATTTGATTTTCATTTTCTTCTGGAAGAAGATCATACTTCATAAGTCCGCCCATATTTTGAAGAGTAATTCTTTTCTTTTTATCGCAAGTTTCCCAAATATACCAAATCATTAATTCTTTTCTATCCATCATATTATCAAAAGCTCCGCCTTTAATAAGAGAAATCATAGCTTGTTTACCTGGCTTAATACGGTATAAAAATTCTTTAGGATTTGAATAAGGGCGATTGGCAATGATTGTATTAACTAATTCATCACCAACATTTAGCATACCTTTTAGTCCAAAAAGGATTTTATTATTTTCAATATCAGGGGCAAATCCAAATTTAGATTTGTTAATATCAGGAAGACCTACTTCAATTCCTGCTTTTTGAATGTCACTAATAGCCTTGGCAATTTTTCCATAATCAGTGGCCGCGGTTTTGCGGATTTTGCCACTTTTGTCAGGAAGATCTTCAAATGTTACTCCATTAGCTAAATCATCACCTTCAGGAGCATAAATATCTACAATCTCTTCTTCACTATTATCTTCAAGGGAACCGCTATTAACAATTAAGCAAGCGGTATCCCAATAGATAGGATTAAAATGAATTACTAAGTAAATCATTTGAATTGCTACAAATGAATAAGGAAGAGAATGATTAAGACTAAATGCGTATCCTAATTGAGGAGCAACCGCGATTTCCCAAAAGTATTCAGCAGATTTTTCATTATCAAATTTACTAAATACTTGTTCTCTCAATTGTGGAATTTTAGCCATTTGTTTTTTAGCAACAATCTTACGCGCAGTATTAGCTTCGCCAAGAGTAAAATGAGCTACATCCATAAGAATTTCCATCATTTGCTCTTGAATAGGACAACATCCATAATATTTATCACAATGTTTATGCATCTTATCAATTAATTCTTGAGGAAGATGCTGAGCTTTCATTTCATTATCAAACACTTTAATACCTGAATGTTGAATGCGATAGTATCTATCTTGCTGCGATTCTTTACCTTTTTCAGACATAAGACGCATCATAGCGTTGGCCGCTGTCATTTCCATAGGGTCTTGGGGCTTAAGGCGTTTCGCAATCGCCAAACCAACTCCCGTAGAAAATTGAAATACATCTAATACATCACCAGCGGCAAGATGGTCCCAAATTGTTTGATCAGTTGTATCTATCACTTCTGGATGAATATATTTATTATAAAATTCTCGTAAAGATAATTCTGGAATCTGCTTATCTTTTAGAAGTAATTGATAACAAGTAATAATTTTGTCAGAAGCTTCAGTTACAAGGAAGTCATATTTTGTGTCTCCTGCGGCTTCCGCTTTATGAAGATCCCAACAAGTAATCATATCTCCACTAGGAGTTCTCATAAATGATGCGGTATCAAATGGATCGTCACCATATAAAATAACGCCAGAAGCATGAGAAGAACGTTTATTAACCATTCCTTCAATATATACAATAATATCCAAAAGACCAGGATATTGATTTACTTCTCGAATAAATGCTTGAACGGGTTTACGATCTTTTTCCTCATTGCCATAAATAACATCATGGATAGGCCATAAAAATCCACGCTCTTGAGGAATTAATGAAGACATATATTGAGCATTATCAACATCAATTCCTTCTGGAAATTCTTCACTTCTATATCCACGGCAAGCAGTTAAAATACTTTGTTTAGTGCCTTCAGTTCCAAATGTAGCAACTTGAACCAATCCCAATTCTCCGCGTTCTTTTCTAATTGCTTTGAAAATCGCGGGACGTTTACTTGGGGCAAGATCAATATCAATATCAGGCAACTCCGCACGCTCCTTATTTAAAAATCTCCAATAAGGAAGTCCCCAACGAATTGGGTCTAATTGAGTAATGCCTAAAAGATAATTAGATAAAAAGCCAGTCGCTGAACCACGTCCAGGACCTACAATACTTCCACATTCCCAAAATAAATTAATATAATGTTGGAAAGTATTAAAATAAGCAAAAAGACAATCATCTAATTTTTCGCCAATATCTTTTATAATATCAGCTTCAATTTCAAGTCGCTCTAAATAATTTTTATTATTATAAAGTTGCTTTTCTTGTAAAGCTTTAATACATTCATTTACCCAATATCGTTCTTGAATATTGTCGCTATTAATTAAAGAACAGATAATTGGATATTTATCAAACCATTCTGAAGGAATAAATCCTTTCTTATAATCCTTTACTTCAACTTTTGGAATAATTTGTTTTCTTTCTAATGAATAAAAAGAAATTTTATTTTGGATCTCTTGAGTGTTATCAAGAATCCAATTTATCAATTCTTTTCCTGTTTTATTATCTTTATCCCAATCATTAGCATAAGGTTCCATTAATTCAAAAATTTCATCACTTGTCATTAAATAAGTAAATTTATAAAAATCGTCAACTTCTCTTTCTCCTGGCTTAGAAGTAAGATATGCTTTATGAATGGGTCTATCTTCTTTAGTTAAATAATGCGTGTCTGTTCCAACTACCATTTTTAAATCAAACGCTTTAGCGATTTGATAAATTTTATGATTTACAATTATTTGCTCAGCATCAGTAGATGGCGCACATTCAAGATAAAAATCATCTTTTCCAAATACTTTAATACAAAAATTGATATAATCAATTATTTGATTATAATATTTAGTTTGAGTTTCAATATCTTTGTTTAATTCAGCTTGGAACATTGGTAAAATACAGCTACCGAGTTCTCCACCAATACAAGCAGTTGTTGCTATAACATGCCCTTTATATTGTTCCATTACCATTTCAAGTTCACTTTTTAAAGTAGGAACTCGTTCCATTCGTCTATCAACATAACTATGAATCCAAGCAATAGAACTTAATTCTCTTAATGCTTTATGTCCAATGGCATCTTTAGCAATAAGAATAAAGTGGTAATATTTTTGTCCGTTATCTCTTGTATCAGTGAGATAAATTTCATTACCAAGAGCAATAGTAAAATCAGGATTTTCTTCTCTTATTTTTTTTGCATATTGATTTACTTCCATATGCGCAGAAAGACATTCATGGTCTGTAATAGTTATTCCTGATAGGCCTAATTCTATCGCTTTGTCAATAAGAACTTGTGGTCTATTAATACAATCTAATAGACGTAAATTTGAATACATTGTATGATTGTGAATCCCGAAATATGATCTCATTCGCACATTCCTTTCATCTTTCATTTATATTTATATAATATCATATTATTTAATAATAATCAAATCGAGAGATATAATTATCGCATATACTACGAATATCTCTTAAAAAATCAGCGAAATCTCTTGACCGAGTTGATATCTTATTCATATTATCACCAATCATAGAATTTAACTTATCTAATTCTACATTTAAATCATGGGTAAAAAGTTCTAAATTAGAGTTTAAATCCTAAGCTAAACCCGCGTCCTTAAGAAACATATTATTTTCAAGTATAGCATTAATACTTAAATTTAAATTAAATGTATTTACCATTATCTTCTTCGTCTCCTTGAACTTTAAATTCAGTATCATAAATACTATTAAATATATCTACAATAATATAAAAAAGACATCTTAAATGAGGCGGAATCCACTGGGGAGATAAGCAAATAAACAATTCGTCAGGAGCATCAATTGTCTCTAAATTACATTCTATAATAGGAGTAGAAGAAAAATTAAATTTTCTATCTTCTGGATAATTAGTTGAATCTTCATTTCTAATCCAAACATAATTTTCTAATTTGCCTTCTTCAAATAAATATTTTACCCAATTTCCACAATTTAAATCTTCAATTTTATTTTCAATGTCTTTATCTGTATAAGCGATATCATGATGATGATCTATATTAATTAAAGATATAGTATCATTTATATTCTTATCAACATAAGTAGCAATCATTTCATGTGAAACAATGAAATGAATGTTTTCTTTTTTCATACTTTTACTTAATTTTAATAAAAGTTGTAAAAGTCTTTTAAAATGAACATAATCGGGTTTAGCAAATTTTAAAATCTCAAAATGAGAACATAATGCTTCCCAATCATCAGTTGAATAATTATTATAAAGTTGAATACAAGGAGACATTATAATATCAAAATCTATTGATAATATTTTTTTCATTTATTACTTCCTTATAATTACTAATTTATCGCTAGCCCTAGTAGCCATAGTATATAAATACTTTTTATGCTCTTCTCGATCAAAAGGATGATTTTCTTCAAATCCTAACACTTTTCCATACTCGCTACCTTGCGCTTTCCAACAGGTAATAGCGTAAGCATAGGAGAAATCAAGTGGAGGATCGAGGCATTGTTTATTATTTCTTAATTGATAGCATTGGCTACCTGTAAGAGTCCCTTCACCGGTGATAAGTTGTTTATAATCAATTGGAGTCCCACAAAATTTATCTCCATCGCTTAAAACAATTTGAGTAAACATATAAGTAATAGGAACTTCTGAAATATAATAAGGGACTCGAATGTCTTCAGTATAAAAATCTTCAATAGTTCCAACAGTGCCATTAGTTAAAGCCCATACTCGGTTCTCAGACATGAAATCCCAGTTATTATGTAATCCAATAATTTTATCTCCAATTTGAGGGACATTAGGATCAAATCCTTTTCTTAATCGGACTACATTATTAATTTTAGTTCTTGTAGCATTTTTAGCACAAATAATCTAATCCGCCCAATCATACATTTCAGGTATAACTTGACTTTTATCATATACTCTTACTTGTTTCCCTTCTGGGCGATAAGAAATTAAAGATTTGCCTTCTCTAATCCACATTGAGAAACGAATAATTTCGCTATCTTGCGCTTGACGCATAATTTCATCGAGAAAAATATGTGGTTTATCTAATACATGATTATTTTCATTAGGATCTACAGGAGGTAATTGACCTGGATCGCCGGCCGCGATAATATAAATACCATGGGTTAGCATTAAGTCCCATAATTTTTTAGGAAGCATTGATACTTCATCGACAACAATTACTTTATATTGGGCCAATTCACTATTATCTTTTGGAAAAAATTTAAAAGTTCCATTAGCCATCATTTTAGCTTTATATAAAAGTTTATGCGCGGTTGTCGCATTCGGGCAGCCCTTTTGTTGAAGCACAGTTGCGGCTTTACCTGTAAATGCTACATAACAAACTTCTTCTTCTGGATCAACATCAAGAGCAGAAATAATAAACTTAATTAAAGTGCTCTTTCCACTTCCCGCGTATCCCGCTATACAAGTCCAACGCTCATGGGCGTAATAGCGCTCAACCGCAATTTTCAATCCTTCTTCTTGTTTACGAGTTAATTCCATTTTCACACTCTCCAGGGTTTAATCTATAATATTTATTTTCATCAGCTATAAAATAATCACAAGCCCATTTTAATGTTCCATAAACACCTGTCGTATGTCTATCTATGTTATCTAATTTAGAAATTAATTCTTGAGCTTTATTATAATAAGAACAATTTTCATAATTAGAACAATAATTACATTGTTCTTTCCAGTAAATCCACATTAATCATGTTCTCCAATTGCTTCATTAAGAATTTGGTAAAAACGCATACAATCTCTTTCATAAAGGTCTCTAGCCACGTTTTCAGCTTCTCTTTTAGAATATCCTTTACTATTAATATACATTTCAATATCTTCCTTCATAGCTTTATAGCGAGCTAATTGGTATCTATAACAAAGACTATCATATATATAACCTTTAGTATGTTTTTCTCTTTTTTCAAAAAATTCTAAACTATTATCGTATTTATAAGCTTTATCAATCATTTCTTTTAAATCCATAATATTTTTCTTCTTTCTTCATTTATATTTATATAATACCATATTTTAATTATTTAGTCAAATTTAGAATATAATAAAGTCATTATCTGTATTATCAGCTTTAATTATCATAGGTGGTCCAAAAGAAATAGTTTTTGTGCGTGGCTGGTTAGATTCAGAAAAAATTTCAGATTTAAGTTTTTCCCCAAAAATTTCTAAATCACTTTTTTCATTTGACTTGTCGGTTTCTTCGTCTGTTCCCGGCCCGAGCAACCACCCTTCTTCTTTATAACCAGGGGTAGAAGCTTTAATCCATAAGTCTGCGATTTCATCTAACACCTTGAACAAATCGTCTTTAGAAGAAATTCCCAGTTCATTTAATTGTTTATTTATTCTATTATTCACTTCATTATATGTATACCCATATGACCTTAAAGATTCTAAAATCTCGTGCAGGGCTTCACCACTTTTTTGTGGGGTTGCCTAATATACCATATTAATGTCATCAGCATAATAATTAAGTTTTCCCATAATCTACTCCATAAATGAAAATAATGGCTATATGAAGAAATAAATCTTCATATAGCCGTAAAATTAATTAGTAAAATAATTATAAGCAGTGGTCGCATTCTTTTGTCTTTGATTTAAAGAACTTGATCCACAACGCTCATAACATTTTGCAAAAGCTTTAGCAACTTCTTTTTCATCATTTAAATTTAAAAAAGAATTAAAATTAAATCCTCTTTTATATGAAGAACCAAAAGTATTAAATTCATATCCAATAGTATTTATTAAGAATTCGCATTGTGTGTCTAAATCAGAATACCAAACACTTGAATATCCTTTACTCCATTGACAAATTCCATAATAATATTTATTAGAAGCAGTTGGCTGTAAAGATAAAGTATTACCGCCACACTCTGCCATCATATTACCCAAAATACCTGCGCAAACCGCGTCATTCCATTCTTGGTCTTTCATATAAAGCCAAATTTCTGTCGCTACTGGATAAGTAGATGATTTATCATTCCATTGAGAATTAATTTTATCTAAACGATTCTGATAAATTTCCAAATATCCATTAGCAGTTTCATATTCTTTTTTAGCAAATTCAATAATAGGATGATTTTCATCATACCCTAATGCTCTCGTTGCTTCGGCTAAGTCATGAGCACTATTCACAATCTCTTGATACTCTTGGATTAGAGATTTGAGCTCTTTACGGTTAACTGTATCATTAATTTCTCTATCCATAGGCTCCATATCAATAGTTTCTTCTGGTAAAAAATTATATACAGTTGATGATTCAGAAGGGATGTAAGCTTCCGAAAAAGTAGTGATTTCGCTATAATTTAAAGCAAGAGCTGATGTTTGTAAAATAAAAATTAATACAAAACAAATAATACTTCCTGCTAAAATCTTATATCTTTTCATAAATGATTTCCTCCTAATAGGTTTCTTAAGTCTATTAGTCGTAGTGTCAATTATTAAAAATAATAAGCAGCCCTATCTACAATTTCGTAATCTTCTATAATAATCTAAGGACTAATATTATTATTCCATATATTTCGTTCGCATTTACCAACGATATTAATTGTCACATAACCCTATTCAGAATACAATTTCTCGTATTCCTCCTCGGACGACTTAAACTTGATTAAACTGATGCCATCTGGCATAGTTATCTTCAAGGTAGGATTTTTATCTTTTGACATTAAAGTTAAGTTATTTGATGCAACTTTTATTCCTTCAACGGCAATAGATGCTTCTTCTACCCCTTGGCCCCAAAGTGGTTTAAGTTGAGCAATATCAATGATATCTTTTCCAACTAAATCATTAGTGTGATAAATAAAATCAACACTATAAATTGGGGTGAAATCAAAATCTTGTAAAGCAGAATTCGCATATTCAATAAATTTATCAAAATTATCATCAATAATACCAAATCCAAAAGCATTAGGATGTCCTTCCGCATACATAATTAGATTTGATTTTTGACAAAATTCTCTAAAGTCTTTAAGGGCGGATTTGTCGTATCCTCTGCCGGAGCCTTCCCAACAAATTTGTTGAGTTTCTTCATCTATTGTTTTATTAAGAATTAAAACAGGACGTTGATATTTGCTCATTAATTGATTGGCCATTAATCCAGTCAAATTTTTGTCAGCAGCAAATCCATCTAACTTAATTCCTAAGATTTTATTACTTAAAAGATTTTGATTTGCGATTATCTATTCAATTTTTTCCAAGCTAGTGTCTCTGATTTTAGTTTGCCTATTCTTGATATTAGTACAATTACGACAAGCTTGTTCTACTCTTGTTTCTGCTTGACCTTTACATCCACGTTTTGTTGAAGGGACAAGTTCGTATCCCTTAAAATCAAGCATTGACTCGAATAGCATGAGCTTTTCTTCTTGCGTCCCAACACGAGTAGTTGCATTAACTAAAGGAGCAATATAGAAAGCTACTCCAATAGGCGTAATCTCATTATTAAAATGAAACTAATCTCTATTGATTATGCCTCTGAAGTAAGGATTGGTGATTTGTTGTAAGCCTTTATTAATTAAATGTTTTGTTTCAAAATCACGCATATCCATCATGTCGGCCACCATTCCAAGAGCAACTAAATCCAGTATATGATCCGCATACTGAACATTCATAAGTTTATCAATATAACAACAAAACTTATAAACCATTCCTACGCCAGATAAAGATTTGGTCGGATAATCACATAATTGATTGTTAATAATACAAGCATACTATGATATTTTATCAGCTTCATGGTGGTCTATTACCAACACGTCAATACCATTTTTATATAAATATTCGTGTTCTAAATAATCATTTGATGAAGAATCTGGAGCAATTACTAATTTAATATCTTTATCAATACTATCTGGTATAATTCCGTGTTGTTTTCCTGCATGGACACGATAAAAAATATTGTTTTGCACAAACGCAGGAAAAAGACAGTATAAGTAATTCATGAGTGCGGCCGCCGAAGTATAGCCATCACAATCACTATCTACCTATATAAGAACTTTGTCATTTTGTGCAATATGTTTGACGAGCATTTTTGCGCCATTTTCTATTCTATCAATAGTTGCTGGTTCGATAATGTCGTCATCAGTGGTATTAAGATAATGAGGAATATCTTGTAATTTAATTCCTCTGTTAGTTAGCACCTGTTCGACCGCTGAATACTGCGGGATGCGAGGGGCTTTTAGTTGATAGTCCATAGGCTATTCAACCTCCTTTCATAATACCACCACTATTATTTAAGAATTTCTATAATTTACTTATTCATATCAGTCCTCTCCTACTGGATCACCATAATAATGATAAGCAGTATAAGGAAGGGCTTTTGTGCATGGAAAAATAATAGTTTCAATAACTGAAAGAGGAGTTTGACGAGAAATATAAGAAATATTACACTTGTGACCTCTGGCATTTCCAGTAGAAATAACTACTTTCCAATAATCTTCATTTTCAAAAACTATAGAATAACGATTGATAGATTTATTTTTTTCTATTGGTTTTATACCCATTGCTTTATATTGTTCTTCAATTCTTTCTAATTGTTCAGTTCCTTCAATGAAAGTATTACACCAAACAATACCTGTCATAAACCACTCTCTCCCATCTTATGTCCTAATGGACAAATATGAAAAAGAACAGGAATTTCCATTTCTGTATATCCTTTTTCTAAATCTCCATTATACCTAATTACTTTTCGAGTTTCAATTCCACTTGAGATACAATTACTGGTTTTATCATAATACTTATTACATTTATCGCAATAAATACAATTTCGGAGCAAACTATCTCTTTGTTTTTTTAATCCTTCAATTTGCGCACTCAGTGAAATAATTGTATCATTTATAGAGATAGGAATATCATAATCATCATTCATATAAATATCCTTTCCTTATATAATTGTAAAAATTTTTCTTTACCATCATCAATTGGTGAATCTTTGTATTTTGTAATCATATTTTTATCAAAAATAAAAGATATAAGCACATCATTTTTAAATTTAGTTCTAATCTTTAAAAGATTTAATTTTAAGTGTTGAAATTCCGCATCTCCAATTTCTTGGAATTGTCTATCAAAGGCAATTATAATTTCTTGCGCGCCACTATCTAATAATAATTGAATTTGATGCGAAGAAACATTACTTCCGCAACAAGCTACTGATATATTATTATTCCAACCGAAATCAGTAGCATATTTCAATACTGATTTTTCACTTTCAAAAATAATTGCTTTTTTCATTATGCCAATAGCATTTTTAGACCAATTTAATCCATATAAATTCATTCCAAGAGGATGATTATATAGTTGATTATTTATTTTCATTGGCCTATATTTCCCATATAGTTCCGCTTCGTCTTTACACATAGTGCGTCCGCGCAAGCCCACAAATCTTCCACTAATATCATAATGAGGAATTGTAATTTGATCGGCTCCTGGATAAAAACCAATACGTGCTTTATTAATTACTTCTTGAGAAATTCCCTCATCAAGCCAAGGAATTATTTTAATATTATAATTTAATCTATTTAAAATAGAATCATCATAATCTTTTAAAATAACTTTATTATTTTTTAATTCAATCTCTTGGATACGAGAATAATTTGATAAAATTTTCCAATCATCTAAAGTTTTACCCATATCGTCATCTTTTATCATACCTGATAAACCAAAGCGACGAGCAACCCATAAAACTGAATCATTTAAATCAAATTCTTCATCATATTGAATTTTCATTACTTTAGAACATAATTCAAAAATATCAAAAGTTGAATCGCATCCTGTATAGCATTTAAATAATCCTGTATTTTCATAAAAATAAAGTTTTCTGCTACCTTCTCCAGGAGGATTATGACAAATGGTGGAAGAGAGAATCCCGAATTCTGTATATTCAGGATCTCCACCCCATTCAATTAATAAATCATAAATATTTTCAAGCCCAAGGGCTTGACGAATTTCTGATTTATCAAATACTATCATAAGTAATTACTTTAGAACAATTTCTCATAAGTCCGCACTGTTCATTAACATAATGAACAAGCATTTCCTGCGGACGAAGCTTAGCAAGACTGGGAACGGCTTTATAAGAACGAATAATCTCCTTAGCCATTCTATTACTCATCTTGTATTCAACATTACCACTCTTCATAATTTTTCTCCTTAATTTTAAATTAAATCATTTAATGAAATATTATCTTTATTTAAATATGAAATTCTAATTAAAGGAATTCCATGTTCTTTACAATAATTATTTTTTAATTCATCACATTTTTGCTAATACATAATTTTTTCTTTAGTATTCCATCCTCCAATATAGTTTGTTGAATGTGTTTCTCCATCATATTCGATTAATTTTTTTACCATATTATCATCATCTAATATAGCAAAATCAAATCTTAAATAACCATTTTTAGGAGATAATAAATCAGAAAAAACGTATTCTTTTTTATAACTAATATTATTTTTCTTAAGGATATTTTCTATAATATATTCCCCTTGTGATTGTTTTAAGCAACCACAAGACATAGTAGTTTTTTGTTTTAAACTATTTGAAGATACTTCTGTAATTTTTCCACATTCACATTGGCATTCCCAAATAATGCCTCTTTCTTTAGTCCTTTTTCCGCTATCTTTTAAAACTGTTAATTTACCAAATTTCTAGCCCACTAAATTATTTGAAATTTTTTCTTTGCGTAAACACCCACAAGATTGAGTTAAACCAGAAACTAAGTTTGCTCTTTGTATACTTTTTATTGTACCACAAGAACATTGACAAATCCAATATTGTTGTTTGGATTTTCTTTCTGTATCTAATTTCAATACCGTTAATCTATTAAAAATTTGTCCTGTTAAATCTTTCATTAAATTCATCTCCTCTATTATTTTTAAATGAATAGGAGAGCATTTTAAGAAAAATTGTCCTTGTCAAAAAGCACTTTCTTCTTCAAGAGTAATTTTTATATCATCAATAGGAACAAGTTCATAAGCGTATGTAGTACAAAACATAGGAATAATTCTGCAAGTTCCTAAATCTGCTTTACACCATAAAATAACTCCTTTATATCTACCACGTCTATTTTTATAAACAGACATTTTAATAGTTGGAGTATCAAATAATTTTGTGTTTAGTATTTTTTCCAATGAAATTAAATCATCATCTTGGACATTTAAAAGAATTGATCCATAATCTACTTTATCGGCAATAGATTTTGCTCCACGCAAAAGATTCTGGTCAGGAGTTTTAGAATCAACATAATCACCATTTAACTGTGTTGCTGACATAATAAAAACACCATATTGATTACAAATATCTTTTAATTTATTAGATAGCATAAAAAGTATATTATCTTCACGAAGTTTTACTCCACCACTACGACGAGTAATTTCTTCAAGAATTTTCATACTTGTATGAATATAGTCATGAAATATATATTTTACATCGTGGTCTCGGATACCTTTTTTGATTTCATTTTCAACATCCTGCAATGAAAAATCAGGTAATTCACGAATAAACAATGGACTATCTTTAAGAATTTTCGCAGCTTCTATTACTCGTTCTTTTTCATTTCCTTGATATTCATTATAAATAATATGTTCTTCATTCACATTAGAAAGAAAAGCAAGCATCATTGTTTGAATTTCATTTTTATCTTGCTCTGTAGTTATATACAATACTGGTTCTTGAATTCCGTTTTTAATCCAACTTCCAAAAGTATCATCATAGATTTTATTACAAGCAATATAACACGAATCCGCGATCATAGAACGAGTTTTACCTACACCTGTGGCCGCGGAGCGCAAATAAAACTTTTTAAGTCTTGCACCACGAGTAACTGTATTAATTAATGGCCCATATAGAGGACTTCCTGCTATTGGATGTTGCTCTAAATCATCAAGCAATTCAAAAATTCCATCACCTGCTTGAACCGCAACTCCTTCAACGTCATTTACATACTCATATTTAATTTGTTCTACGCGGTCATCAATTAATTGCGCGATATGCTCTAATGAAGAATTATCAAGATTATCTTCTTGTAATTGTTTTTTTTCAGTATCTAAAATATTATCAGGATCATAAATAAAAGAAACATCAATGCCATATCTGTCATAAGCACGAAGTAGAGACATTTTTTTTAAACGACCATAATAATAATCAAATGATAAAGGTTTCGCATTTTCAGAAACTTTTAATAACCATTCTTCACCTTTATTGACTTTAAATGTAGCTTCATATTTAGGACGAGAAGAAAGAAAATCACTAATATTTTCTAAAGTAATTTTCTAAGCTCCCAATTCATGAATTTTATATATTGCTCCAAAAACAATTCTATGAAATTCATCAGCAAAATCTTCGTCAGTTATTGTATATCTATCAGTAAAATCCAAAAGCTAAGGAGTATTATATACACACCCTATAACTTGTGTAATCGCTGTTGGGTCTACATATTTACTCGGCATTTAAGTCCTCCTATTCATCTAAAAATGTAAAAACTGATCTTTTTCGAGGTTCTTTTTTAGGAATAGGAATTTTTATTTCCTTTAATTTAGGAACGTAATCAATAACATTTTTATCTTTATTGGATTGTTGAATCATCCAAAGATTATAATAATAATTGTAAGCGTCTTTATAAATAAAAGGTATAATACCAATTCCACCATTAGCTTTATTTTTATTATTTCCTTTAACTTCATAAAAATAAACTAAGGCTTTTAACATTCCAGAATATGTATATTGATATTCTCTGATATAATCATTCATTTGCTTGCGAACACGAGCATTAATATATGATTCTCCCAATAAATTTTTTACATATTCTTCAAATTTTTCTTTATCTAAATCTTCTTTTGTTTTTACTTTTTCGGGCGGATTATGAACTTGTAAAGGAGTGTCTTCATTTTCAGCCTATTTAGCACATTCAGGGTGCGCATATCTTCGAGATTTTATTTGAACATAAGGAAACTTATCTCTATCAAAAGTCTGCTGACAATAAATACATTTAACTTTATGTATATAAATTACTCCTTTCCATTACTTTATATAAATATTATACAATATTTTTAAATAAAAGTCAAACCGGAGCGACTTTTATCACTCCGGTTATAAATTATATTTTATTTACTTATTTTCCATTTGAGGAAGAAGATCATCTTTAATTTCACCAACAATTAAAGATACAAATTCTGCCTGTTCAGGAGTAGCGTCAGAAATTTTCTTACCTTTACCCAAATATTTATCAATAATTTGAGTGATACGAGGACCAAAAAATCCAGGATTCTTATTCATCATATCTCCAGCAAGGTTTTGGAATTCAGCCATAAGCGCTTCATAATCATAAGTAGGAGCTTCAGGGGCAACGACCATCTTTTCATCAGTGACAAATTTACCACCATTGTCAGCAGCTTCCTTATCAATAGCCTCATGGATGGCATTAATAAGACTATCATAATTCATAGGAATTTCGCTCTCAATATACTTAAAACGACCACCGCAGTCAATAAGGTCATTACCAGAACGAAGAGTTAAGACAGACATTTGACCTGCTGCTTTTTGATGAGCATACCCATAAACATCAGCCATACCGGTGATAATAGTGCGAGTGGATTGAGAAAGATTTGGTCTTACTGCCACAACCTCAGTGCCATCAGGACGAGTTACAGTTTGTTCTTTTTCATGTCCGATAAAGAAAACAGCATATCCAAGACGAGTTAAGCCTCTAAAGACTTCATTAAATTCATCTTTGAACTTAGACCAACCCTTACCATAACCAAGATCTCCAAGAGATTCAATTTGATTTTGATTACAGATATATTTCTCACAATACTTAGCAGCTTCATCAATAGTATCTACAATAATAGCGTTATACATTGCCTTTACTTCTGGGCGCTTCAAATCACGATAAACTTGCTTCATTTCTGCCCAAGAAGTAATGTCCGCGGCCATAACACCAGGAAGGCAGTTATAACCTTGCTCAAAAGCTAAAAGCAAAGAATTTGGCATTTGAGTTGCTAAAGTAGTCTTACCAGTCTTGGGTTTACCATAAATAAAAGTAATATAACCAGAAAGATCTTTACTTACCTTATGAGGTTGAATTTTAGTTAAATCAATAGCCATTATGTTATTTCTCCTTATTTGTTTTAATTATTATCTTTTTAAGTATTTCTTCTAAATTCAGTATATTACAAAAATCATCATATAAATTAACTTTAGCGCGATGACCTCTTATTGGGAGGTCATCGCTATTTAATGGCTAATTCATGATTAGAATTTAAAACCTTCTGTAGCAGTGGATGCAACAGTAGTAGCAGTAGTAGCATTCTGCTTAGAAGCTTTATATTCATCTTGACGCTGCTTCAAAGTAGCAAGATAAGTCTCACGTGCGGCCATAGCTTCAGTAAGCTCTTTCGCAGTGATAGAACTTTCATCATCCCAAACATAAGGCTCCTTAGCGCCACCGGTAATAACAAAATCCTTACGAGTGCTCTGAACCTCACGGACATTATCGTCACCGAACGCAGACTCTTCACGGATCTCGCGCTTAATTACTTCAGATACCTGACGACCCCAAAGCTTTGTGAATACAGGTTCAGAAGGAGAAGCTCCAAGACCCTCATAATAAGCCATGGCTCCAGGATTAGTAGCTGTAAACTCAACAGGAAGTAAAGATTTGCGGAAATCAAAAATTGCTCCTTTAACAATTACCTTTTCAGGGATATTGTGCTCTTCATCAGCATCAACATGAGTCACATTTGTGATAATCATGTCACACTTAAAAGTATTGCGCTGCTTTTCATCATCAATAAGAGTAGTAGTAGTATGAACAAATCCGCCCTCATTGCGCTTAGTGCTTACAAGCTCTTCCTTGCCATTACGATCAGAATAAAATTCATTAAGACCAATTGCGGAATCGACACGAAGCTTAGCAGCTTTATCTTCTCCATCAGCCATATAATTACCAATTGTACCATCAATAATATTCTGAAGAATACTATATGTAGCATTAGGAGTGCCCTTAGTAGTAGTTTGAGTTACATAAGTAAAGTGAACCTGGACGATATTAGTAAGAGCATTATCAGTAGCAATACTAATAGTACCAGAAATAAAAGGAGTGCCGGGGTTCTTAGAATTTGGTCCGGTTACCTTATTTTCCAAAGCATGTTCGTACAAGATACCTTCAATATGAGTAGCATTTTCCATTACTTTCTTCATAAATAAATTTCTCCTTAATTAAATAAATTCAATAAATTAATATTTTTTCCTTTTTCTGTTAAAGTATAAATAATTGGATCTTGACTAACTTTTTCTACGAAACCATCAGATACTAATTTGCGCATGGAACCCGCGACTCCACGGCTAGACACACCGAGATATTCGGCAATTTCTCTTGATTTAACAAGAGGAATATCTTTATTATTATCTTGCATCCATTTAATAATGGCTTTTCCGCCCTCAGTAAATAGAGGCTTTTCAGTTTCTTCTTTAGCTTTTAACGCTTCCCAATAGATACGAGCATCTTCATTCATTACTACTGGATAGCGGTTTTCATTAGTGGCAACAATTAATTCTTCAACATAATCAATAAATGCTTGTTTCTTACTCATTTTAAAAAGTTTATAACCTTTCTTTATCTTATATAAATATTATATAATATTTATTTAGAAAAATCAAGTTATGATTAATTCACCAATAGTTCTTCCGCATAAGGAAGAGTTTCAATCCATTTACAGAACTCTCTCCATTCGGGAAGGCGATGGTTTTTTCTCTAAATATATATGTTTCTTAAACATCTATAATTAGTAGTTAATCTTGCGGTAAGCAAAAATCCAGCAGGATTAGAGTATAGAATCTCGAGATATTTTTCTTTTCTAATTTCCTCTAACTGCTCAAGCATTTTAATTTTTTCATTTTTATTTTCAGTTTCACAATGCTTAATTCTATCAATAATACTTAAAAGTTTATTATAAATATCAACTTTCTCACGCATTATTTCAATGATTCTTGGATCAACATATTCATTATATTGTTCATTTAAATCAAATTTAGTAATGCAATGCATTGTGGATTGTGAAGATACAAATTCAAGGAATCTATATCTTTCTGCTTCGACCCAAGCTTTATTAGAAAAAGTTAAATCAAAATTAACTCTAATACCAGTTAAAAATTGGGCATGGGCCATATTACCACTTTTTGTGGCAGATATAAGATTCTAACATCTTGTCATATCTTTATCATTAATTGGATGTTGCTCGGTATCCGTTCTCATTGGATATCCAGAAGCAACCATACTTTCTGGCAAGTCATAGACTCTCACATTACTGACGATTTTATTATTTTTCATAATCAATCCTCATTACTTAAAGTATATCCACTTAGATTGTGCCCAAGAGAACGAACAAAACAATCAAGTTCATCAATAAATACCATACTGCCTCTTGGATAATTCCCATTTATATAATCATAATATGAAATAAAATCAATTCCAATAATTCCATATCCTTCTGACTTAATTCTCATAGCATCAGGATTAGAACAAGCAATAATAGCATTTTTCTCTTTGGCCAACAGTATTAATCTACTCGTTTTTCCTGTTCCACGTTTATCAATTATTCTATACATTATTTTATACTATACCCAAATTCCTTAGCTTTAAAATAGTCTTGCCAGTAATCTTCTCGCACATCTAACTCTTCACGAGAACATTCTTCTATTACTTCAAAACTAAAATTTTCTACTCCAATAGCCAACATAGCAGGATAAAGTTTATTGCGCGTGGCGGGCTCTGCGCCGATTCCGCGTTTAATATGTTGTTTCCAACGGGCGGAAAGATCAACTGCTTGGCCCACATAACACATTTGATTTTCTAAATTAGTAATTTTATAAATCCCTGTATGGACTCCGGAGCCAATTACTCGACCAATTAAATCTGTAGTTGGTTTTTCATAATAACTCTTCCAAATTACTTTATTTAAAATATCTTTATCACGAAGTTTCGGTTCAATAGAACGAAGAAGGCTGATTTCATCAATATCTATTTGAGGTAACTATAACTTATAGAAATCAGCTTGGTTTTTAATTTCTTCAGCACGTTTCGCAGCATCAACTGCGGCTGCGACTTCTCTACTATGTAATTGAATTTCTTCATCTAATTTATTTAATTCTTCTTTTTTAGAATCAATTAAATTAGATAATTCTAAAGAACAATCAACAAGAGTTGATTGATATTCATTTTCATATTCTTCTTTAGCTTTTGTATATTTAAATTCTTGTTTATTTAAGTCATATTCAAGACGAACACGAGCATTTTCCATTGATTGCTGATAGAAAATATCTGCAGACTGCTTTGCTTGATTCTATAAAGAATTTAAACTATTTTCAACTTCGTCTCTTTTGGACTAAAGAATATTTAAATTATTTTCTACTTCTTCTTTTTCAGAAGTAATGCTTTTTACTGCCGTTGATAATATTGTATACTAATCATCTAAATCTGAATTTTTATATTCAAGCTCTTTATTTTGTTTTATTATTTCTTCATTAAGTTTTTGAATATTATTTAGTCGTGGACGTAAAATAAAATATATTAAAAATCCACCAATAATAAACGCCAGTATAGCAATTATTAAAGTAAGCATAAATATTTAAAAAAGAAGGGGCAGATATTAAATATCTACCCCTTAATAATTTATATTAATTACTCCGCGTCAGGAGCGTCGGGATCAAAGCTCATGCCAGCGGGAGTGAGAGAGAGGAACTTGACCTGCTTATGAGTGCCATCCTCAAGCTCAACCTCAGCGGGAGTGCGAAGACCGAGACCTTTGCGCTGAATAGCACTGGTAAAAATACCATCAACAGAACGCTTCTCGAGACCGAGAGCCTCAGCAACATCAGCAGCAGTAACTTCCTGACCGTTAACTTCCTTCAAATAATTAAGAACCTTCTTAGAATTTTCCTTCATAGCCATAATAATAATAATCTCCTTTAAATAATTAAATATTTTTTTTTATTTTTTTCTTTTAACCTTTAGGTTATGTAAATATTATAGTAAAAAATTTTTTATTTGTCAAGAATTTTTCCAAGAATTTCTTGAACCATTTCGTCAATGGTTGTAATATCATCAAGACTGTGAACGTGGCTCGAAAGTTCCATAATTTGATTCTGGGCTTTACGAACAGCTTGCGGGTCTTCACTTGTCTGAACGACTAATTCTGCATTAGCAATTTTTTTTGCGAGATTCTTGAGTTCTTTTGTTTTCATTTAAAAATTTTCTTCCTTAATTTTTACAAGTTTATTTTACAAAAAATTTTTTTATTTGTCAAAACATTCCGCCAAAGTGCAGTCGGTAATGTTCTTATCATCGCGGAATCCTTTAAAAAAGCCATGCCTTAAAGTATGCTCTTCATTATTGCGTTGCATACACTGTATAGAAACTACTTGGTTAAGGTATTTTTCAGGTTCCTTAGCAAAAGCTTCTTTAAGTTCATCAGTTAATCCAGAGGATACCGTTCCGATTTCAATAAGATTTCCTTTATCATCATAGGCACCTAACTTCATAGATGTCTTCCATCCATAATAATAGCCTTTGGTAATTGGTTGATAATATTTTTCATCATCTTCTAATAAATTACTTCCATTAGCAGAAGGATTCTTCAAATAATTTTTATAGAAATTTCCTTTTACTAATTGGGGTTTTGACCATCCTGCGAAACAATGATTCTCTTCAAAACAATCATAAAACATTGGAGTTTTTATTTCCCAATAAGGCCAGGTCGTAATTTCCTTACCGTCATAATATTTAGTTGCATCTTCAAATCCAATACAAATACAATCAACATAGTCCATTTTTTTAATTTTAATAGAAGACCATGCCGGTCGCTTATCTGGAACATACGGAGCATCTTTTTTCTTTAAAACTGCGCCTTCTTCACCCGCAGTAAGAGCGGCCGCAGTAAACTCTTGAATATTATCAAGAACTGCATCTGCAAGTTCCATATAAGAATATTGACTTAAATTAAATTTATCCCAAATAGCTTTTAATACCTGATAACGTGTCCAAGCACCCTCATTTTGAATATTAATTCCATTATATTTAATAACATCATGTAAATAATAATGGATTAATCCACTGGACTGCTGACGTTTAATCGCTTCAGGTGCTAAACATCCCATAATTTTAGTCACATCTTTAGAAGTTTTACCTGGATAATAAATTTCACCTATTAAAATAGTGCCGGAAGGTAAATCTTTGAGTGCTTCATGAATATGAGGGACATTTGCCAACTTTTCAGTTAAAATACCAGTATTTGCACTTATATTACGACTAAATAAATAATCATAATGTTCTGTCTTTTCATACTGATACCAATATCCATCTTTTTTCAATTCAGCAAAATATTCACCGCCATTACAAACAACGGGGAAAAGACTCTCTTTACCATCGGGCAATTTCCAAATTTTCATTGCTTGAATACAATCTGCTTCTGGAGCATACTTATCAAGCAATTCTTTAGAGAAACTCATTGATTTATTTCCGTCCTATCTTTAAATATATTATAGAAAAATTTTTTAAAAAAATCAAGTAAAGGAGGATACAATCCTCCTTTATGAAATTTTATACCTTAGTTGCTGATTTAATCTTACTAGACTTAATAATCTGATTGCCAACAGAAATACGCCCAAGAGCAGGAATGTCTTTTGCGGAAACGCAAATAGATGCTTTATCCCCTGTAATAAGTAGATTATCTTCATCAGCAATTAACGCAGTTGCGGTCAATGGACCGGTAGACCCACTCGTTTTATATATATTAAGTCCTTTACCACCACGTTTTTGTAAAGTCAATTCATTTAAAGATAATTTCTTTCCTAAGCCATTTTCGCTAAATACTGCGATAGAATCAGTATCATGTCGAATTGGCATAGTAGAAATTACTTCATCACCTTCATTAAGATTAATACCTTTAACTCCAGCAGTAGCACGAGAGGTCGCAGTAATGTCTGTAGAATTAAATTTAATCCCCATACCATTTTTAGTTGTTAATACAATAGGCTCATCTTTAATTAAACATACAGATGCTAAACTATCGCCTTCGCGCAAACTAATTGCGACAATACCGGTTTTTTTCTTTGTATTAATATACTCTTCCAAAGCCGTTTTCTTTACAAGTCCATTCTTAGTAGTAAATAATACATATTTGGCATCAGTGTCTCTATAAATTGAATACATTGTCTCAGGATTTTCGTCAGGAGCCATATTTACAAGACTCTTAATAGATTGGCCCTGTGAACTATTTGTTCCTACTGGAATATTGTCAACTAAAAGGCGATACATTACACCTTTATTTGAGAAAATCATTAGAGAATCAATGGTATTAGTTCTTAAAACACAAGAGGTAATATCTTCTTGAGATTTAATACCTTTACCATTTTTCTTTTGCGTGCGATAAGAAGCTGTCGGAATACGCTTAATTGTTCCGCCCTCAGTCATTACAACAACACACTTCTCAGGTTCAACATACTCAATTTCTTTGTCTTCTTTCTCTACTGGAGCTTGAATGATTTTAGTAATACGCGCATCACCATAAGTATTTTTAATAGTAATGAAAATCTTTTCAAGTTCATCAGTGGGGTCTTTAAGAATTAAAGCTAAACGCTCACTCTCTTTAATTAAGTTATCTCTTTCCTCTTGGATTTCAACTTTTTCTAAACGAGCTAATCTACTTAATTTAATATCAAGAATTGCTTTAGCTTGGTCTTCATCTAACTTATATTGAGTCATTAAAGCTTGACGAGCAACAACCGCACTTTCGCTCTTTTTAATAAGAGCAATTACGTTATCAATATCTTCAAGTGCTTTAAGGATACCATTTAAAATATGAATACGAGCTTGTGCTTTATCATATTCATATTTTGTTTTTCTTAATATTACATCTTTTTGATGACTAATATAAATTTCAATAAGTTGTTTAAGATTTAAAAGTTTTGGTTTCTTATTAACAAGAGCAACCTGATTAAAACTATATGTTTCTTCAAGACGAGATAACTTATAAAGTTTAGAAATAATAGGCTGAGCACTAACTCCCTTATCAAGTTCAATTACAAAACGCACTCCATCTTTAGTGCTTTCGTCTCTAATAGCAACAATGCCATTTAATTTGCCCTCTTCACAAAGTTTATCAATATCTTCACAAAGAGTATCTTTTGAAACTTTATAAGGAATTGTAGTAAATACAATTAAATCATGTGTTTTTTCATGCTCAATTACATAATCAGCCCTCATACGAGCTCGACCTTTACCAGTTAAATAAGCAGTTTTTAATTCATCTTTATTGATAACAGTTCCACCAGTAGGAAAATCGGGGCCTTGAACAAATTGAAGCAAATCTTCAACTTTACACTTGCTATTGCGCAAAGTGTAAATAATTGCGTCCATAATTTCAGTTAAATTATGTGGGGCAAAAGAACAAGCCATAGCGACTGCAATACCAGTAGTGCCATTTACAAGAAGGTGCGGAATTCGACCCGGCAAATACACTGGTTCGTTTTCAACATCAGTATAAGCTAATTGCCAATCGCAAGTATTCTTTTTAATATCAGCAAGCATTTCTTCGCCAATTTTAGATAACTTACATTCAGTATAACGATATGCTGCTGGCTCTCCACCATCACGGCTACCATTATTGCCATGGAATGAAATTAACGGATAACGCATCGTCCAAGGTTGACTTAAAATACATAAAGCTCCATAAATAGAGCTATCACCATGAGGATGAAAACGGCCCATTGCATCACCGACAGGCTGGGCGCATTTAACAAACTTTTTATTATTAAAGTATCCTTTATCAAACATATCATAAAGAATACGTCTTGCAACTGGTTTTAATCCATCTTCCGCGGATGGAATTGCTCTATCAGTTATTACACTTAAAGAGTAATCCAGAAAGGATTGCTCCACTTCATTAACTATTGGAGTTTTTAGAATCTCTCCCATATTTTTTAAGGACCTCCTCAGCTGTAATTTTTCCAGTAGCAAGACCATCTGCTAACTCATTCCACAAATGGCCATCATGCCCGGAAATTTTTCTTAAATCAATTTTGACTTCTTTTTCTGTTTCATAATAATCTTTAATTAAATCAAGATTTTCTGGAACTTTTTTATTGGATTTAATCCAATTATTACGCTCCCATCCATACATCCAATTGGTAAAAGTATTTACGCAATAGGCTGAATCGCTATATACAGTAGGGATATCATTAGTCCATTCTCCATTGTCATGTTTACCATATTTTTTCAATACATGAAGAATAGCTTTAATTTCTTCTCTGTTATTTGTAGTATCTTCAAAAGCGTTTATTTGACAAGCATCAATTACAACACCGTTCTCAGGATTGCTATCATATTCAATAACAACAAACCCATAACCACCGCTATTATTTTTTTGTCCGTTTTTACGGCACGAACCGTCCGTATAAATTGCTATCATTATTTTTTATACCATATTTTATTAAATCCACTTAAAGAATAGACATTTTTATAATCATTATATACGTCTAACCTTTTTTCTTTATTTTCTTTTCTTCGCTAAATTTCTATCCAAATTTCTTGTTGATTAGAACTAATTTGACTTTTTCTAGCAAAACTTCTTACTTTAGATAAATATTCTTTTGATTTAACATATTCTATAGCTTCAGGACATATATCTATCCAGCTATCACCTTTCCAAATATGTTTAAATCCTGATAAAGAAATTTTTCTACTATATAAAGGATAAACTTCAGACAACATTTTCCCCTAAAGCAATAAAGTTCTAATGTTTTGGACTTCTTGTTCAGTTAAAGAAGAATTTGGATTTTTCTCTCCAGGTAAAGAAGGCCCTCCTTCTCCCCCTTTAGTTTCATTATAACCATTGTTATAAGAATCATAATATTCAATCCAATATTTCTCACGTTCAAATAATTTTTCTTTTGAAGTTAATTCAATTATTTCAAAAGAAAAATTATCAATTCCATATTTTCGGAATGCTTTATGAATACTATAATTATACTAAGGATTTTTTTCTAATATTGATTCTGATTTATGAGAAATCCATCTATGTTCTATATTAACAGAACATCCTATATAAATTTTTTTATTTATATTATTAGTTATTTTATAAATACCACAGCTCATATTCTATTCACCTCATAAGAATATGAAATTATGAATGATTGCCTTAACAAAATTTGTCCGGGCAATCATGTGATGGCCTCCCTAAAAATTCATTTTCTCCACAATCAATATGAAAAGAAGTATTAGTAAAAATAGTAATTTTATCAATAAAATAATCGTTAATAATATTTACTTTATTATCTGGAAATAACTTTTGTAATTGTTCGTGGAGGTCTCTACAAGTAATTATATCAATATCTTTATTAACATGAGCTAAAATAACGTCATCTTTACGAATAGGAATTATTTCAATAGGTGTTCCTTTATAATTACTTACATATCCCTTATCAGTTTTATACATCAATATTGGCCCTTTCTGCATTTAACTCAATGAAAGATTTACGAGGGCCAACTGATTCACCCATCAAATCCATAAATGTTTTATTTACAAGATTCATATCATCCATTGTAATCTGTTTTAAAGTGCGAGTTTCTGGATTCATAACCAATTCCATTTCATGGGTGTCCATTTCTCCAAGACCCTTCATTCGGCCCAACTCAAAAGATCGGTTCATAGTTTTTCTGAATGTTTCAAGAGCAGCGTCATCTTTAAGATATTTAATATTTGTACCCCAAGTCGCTTTATAAAGAGGAGGAACCGCCGCATAAATATAACCTTTTTCAATTAATTCAGGCGCAAACTTCCAAATAAATGTAAGAAACAGAATACGAATATGGCTACCATCAACATCAGCATCCGCTGTGATAATAATCTTACCATAACGTAATTTAGATTCGTCCACAATTACTTTACCATCTTTAACTTCAAGACCAAAAGCATCAATCATCGCACTAATTTCTTTATTTCCTAATGCTTTATGCAAATCTGTCTTTAAAGTATTAAGAATTTTACCTCTTACAGGCAAAACCGCTTGCGTATTGCGATTACGGGCTTCTTTAGTAGGGCCTTCCGCGGAACGACCTTCAACAATAAAAATTTCACATTCGCTTCTATTTTTACTATTGGCATCGCTTAATGTGCCGGGTAAAATAGTTCTTTTCTTCGTATCAACTTTACGAACGGTTTCTTTAGCCTTTTTCGCTTTTTCGCGGGCTGCGCGCGCCAACATTGCCTTATCTACAATAGCTTTAGCATCTTTTGGGTTATTGTCAAGCCAAACTTTTAAATCTTTTGAGACAAGGCGTTGAACAATAGTTCTTGCTTCACTACTGGATAAAACATCTTTGGTTTGACCAGAGAAAACCGGGTCAGGCATAATAAATGAAAGAACAAGACTTAATCCTTCTTTGAGTTCTTCACCAGTGATATTAGCGTCTTTCTCTTTTAAAAGACCTTTATCACGAGCATATTCATTAATAGAAGTAGTAAGTGCTGTTCTAAAACCGGTCAGATGTGTTCCACCACTATTAGGAATTGAATTAGTATAAAGTTTATAAGTATCGCTATAAGTATCGTTATACTCCATAGCAATTTTTACACCAATTCTATCTTCAATATTTTCAGTATAAAAAATTGAAGTAAGAGAAGTTTTATTGCTATTTAAATCTTTAATATAATCAAGAATACCATTTTTTGAAGTAATCTCTTCTTCTGGTTTATCAAGATAAGTAAAATGAAATACCATACCAGGAGAAAGATAAGCTAATTCTTGAATTTGTTTTCTTAAAGCATCATAATCAAGAAGAATACCTTCTTTAAAAATACTTTCATCTGGCAAAAATTTAACCCAAGTTCCGGTCTCTTTACCAGCCCATTTTTCTTCTTGATAATCTTTTAATTTTCCTTTTTCAAAAGACGCAACGGCGTGTTTACCATCGCGGAAAGATGCTACTTGAAAATATCGAGAAAGAGCGTTAGTGGCTTTAGCACCAACGCCGTTCATACCACCAGATGTATTATATCCAGTTTTTCCGTTGCTATCAAATTTTGCACCAGTATGAAGTTTAGTATAAATATTTACCAATGTTTCACTACCATCTTTAGCTTTTCCAAAAGGAACACCACGTCCATTGTCGCGGATTTCAACATAACCATCTTTAGATACTGAAATATCGCAACGAGTACAATGACCATTTAAATATTCATCGACAGCATTTGAAATAATTTCAAGAGTAATATGCTTAACTCCATCGGGCCCAGTAGAACCAATATACATACCTGGTCTAAGACGAATTGCTTCTATACCTTCAAGAGTTTTAATATCTTTTACTCCATAAGAATCTAAATTAATTGTCGTTGTCATTAGATTCCTCCTTAACTTTAGGAATAATTTGATTTAATTTATAATCATAAACTAAATCATTATATAATTTCTTTAAATATTTTTTATTAAGTAATTCTTCAATAGGAGTTCCATTTTTCCATCTAAGAAAAATTACATTAACAAAAGACTTAACAGCTGGATGCATTAAGACCTCTTCACGCTTTTTAAGCCACCAATTTAATTCACTTTCTGCATTGAATTTGTCTTTCATATAGGCGGCTCCCGCACCTAAATAATCATAAAGAAGTTCAACGGTATCTTCATAGGGCATTAATAGTGCTTTTGGATGGCCTACTCCACCATCTTTAATATCATCAATCCAATACTCCCAATGATGAGTGTTGTGGCCTTTATGATGTTGCCATGCTTTACTAAATCCATTAACATCTTTACAATTATCAATTGGAGAACGATTACCGGTCCAATAGTGAGCGGATTCAATGAATTCAATAGGAGTAAACTTAGATAAATCATGCTTAATACCGCGCCAAGGGATACCAGCCATTTTACAATATTTAAATACATACTTTTTATGTGTTAAAACAGTATTTAAATGATTAATATAATTACTCATATTTTTTTCTCCAATAACATATTTCTTTATTTTATAAATATATTATAACAAAAATATTTTGGAAAGTCAAAAAATCGTGGCTTAAAATGCCGATTTAAATAAAACTTGACAGAGATAAAAAATTTTTTGTATAATATATTTAAGAGAAGCGCCCAGAGATATAAATAAAAAAATTGGATAGTATATAAAATATACTATCCAATTTTATATTAAATACCATAATTAGTATCTATAGGATCACTATTATCGCTATAATCGTCTTCGGTATAATAACTCATAGAAGTAGTTTCAGTATTATCTACTGTTGGTGTATTATTTAATTCTTCTTTATAATTATTATAAGCTTCATCAAGCTCTTTCATAACTGAAGCATATTTAACGCCATCTTTAGTATTTTCAGCCATTGATTTTTTATAATAGTATACTTGGCTCACGCCATATGCCGCCCAAGGAAGACTTGCGCTTGCGGTAAGCCAGGGTAAAGAACCCATATATCCATTATAAATACAATAAAATGCTAAAACAATATATGCTAATGTTGAAATCCAAATTAAGGCAGATTCTTGAATTAATAGAGTTTTAGAAAATTCTCTTTTTTGTTTCATATTACACCAATCCTTTATCTTTCATAATTCTATAAAGAACTACAATCATTTCTTCACGAGTCATAAATTTTTTATACATTTTACGATTTAAATTATCGCCTTTAATATATCCTTTACTTTCAGCCCAAGTTCTTTCCGTATCAGACCAAGAACTTGCATTTTTTTCGGCTTGTTGATTTAAATAAACTTCCATCATTTCATTAAATTTATCTTGAGTCATATCTTCATCCTCCTCATTAATATTTATATTATCACCAATTTTTTGTTTAAATAACTACCATTGGTAATCGCCACTTGTTCTATAATAACTATTCATATCAGTTCCGCATAATGGACGAGGACATAATTTACCAGTTACATCATAGTGGCGAATAACGTGGTCCGCAGGTATATTGTATTTCTACATTAATTGCTTTACTAACTGCACTGTATTTTCTAATGCTTTTGGATCAAAATACCAATCAGTATCACTGGCTACAATATTAGATTTATTTATTTTACAAGGTCTTACTTCAATTCCAATAGAATTGGCATTTCTACATTCAGGATGTTTATATCCTTTTCTTGTGCCACAGTGCCAAGCAATATCTTCATCTTTAACACTACGATAAATAATATCTTTTTCATCAATACAATAATGAGCTGATGATTTAGCGACAGGGTTTTTGAAATAATTACTAATATTTTTTGCTGTTCCTAAAGAACCAAAATAATGTATTACAATATATTTTATTTTTCTATTATTGCCTTTTTGATAATTAGATGTTGTTAAATTATCTACAATTTTCATATCTTCACCTTTTCCTATAAATTGATCATATATTTCAACTCCATAATATAATCTCTACTATTGGATTTTTAAACTCTAATCTTTTGGTCGTTCAAACTATGTTAAAACTATATTTGAAGCAGTCTATATATCTTTACAATTTATTAAAGTATTCCAAACGGTAGGATAATATGTAGAAAGTTGATAAATTAAAAATTCAAGTTGTGTATTTAAGTTTCCTATTGAAGTATTTTTCTTTTTTGTAAAATCATATAATTGTTTTTTAAGACTCCAATAGGTCCATTGGGCTAAACCATATCCAGCTTTATCATAAATAAAATTAGTATATTTACCATTATCTACTTGTTTTGTATACTATTCATCATTTAATCCAAGTGTTTTTTCAAAACTATTTTGAAGATTTTTTGGATTAAAATTTGATTCAGCTTTTAAGTTTCCCATTAGCCCGGCTGTTCCATAAGGGTTTTTTATTTGTTTATACAAATAATTCCAAACTATTTCAATATTAGTCATATTATCCTCCTTTCTATAAAATAAAAAAGAAAGAGAAGAAGTAAATCTTCTCTTTCTTATAATTACATATGTTCAGCTAATGCTGCAATTTTAGAACGATGAATTTGTTTTAATTCAATTTCACCATATACATCTGATCCTCTAAATACTTTAGAAGCACGACGCATACCATTATTGGCTCCAGCAAAAGCAATATCATCAACTTGAGTTTTATCATCGCCATCAATGATACAAATACCATCTTCACCGATACGTTGTAAAGTCAATTTCATAAGCGAAATATCCATATTTTGTGCTTCAGAAATATAAATACCTGCTTTCATTCCAGTAGTATCATAACCACGAATATCACTTAATGGTAAAAGAACTAATTGTTCATTTTCAATCATGCGTTCAACAGCTAAGCGACCACCAAATTTACTAATTAAAAGATTGCCAATTTGGCTATCAAGTAATTTTTCATCTCTAGTGCCAGGATAAAAACCTAATTTTGCAGAATTTTTAGTGGCAATTGTATTACAAAATACAATAATTTTATCAATGCGTCCACGTTCAAATTGATTCATTAAGAAAGCTAAACTTAAATAAGTTTTACCTGAACCCGCAGGGCCACGAACCATAGTAATAGTATTATTAATAAGACTATCTGCAAATAAAGCCTGATAAGGGTCATCTTTCATAGGTTTTACTTTTCCAAATTGAGCAGAATCAAAATTACCAAATGAAATAGGACGATAACCATCACCAGTATAACATACTTTATCAACGATATTATTATCTTTATCTTTTATAATTAAATATTCATTAATATGTAAATTATAAACATTTTCGTATTGGTTAGAATAAAAATCAGCCATTTCCGCGTTTGACATTGTAATTTCTACATATCCCTTATATTCATCAATTAATTCTTCATCTATGCTTTGGATATGATCTTTGTCAAAGAAAAGATTTGCCATCGCTTTTAATGATAAATCATTAGTGATAAATATAGTATTTGGATGAGCTAATTTAAATTCAATTGCGGTAGATAAAATTTTACTATCATCAGTAATTGGAAGGTTAGAATCTTCAATTATTTTTAATCCATCTAATTTAAATAGTTGGATAATATAATTATCAGGGTTTTCATTCAATTTATGTAATACTTTACGAGCTGAATATTTAACATCAGCATCTTTATTTGATGATGTTTTTATATTTTCTAATTCTTTTAAAGTAATAGAAGATATAACAGGTGTATATTCTTCCTCTTGGAGAAATGTATCAACCGCCATCAGCAAACTACAAGTATCATAAAATTTATACATCTTCGTACTCATCATCTTCTTCCTCTTCTATGTTTGGTATAGCAAATCCGACTGCGTGAACTGAAGTCTTTGTATCGGTTGCTAATTTTTCGATTTGGGAATTATACTCTGCTATTTTTAGAGTTAATTTTCCCTTTACCAATTCGAGAAAAGTTGTCAATAAACTAACTAAACTATCTCCTATTGGGTATAAAAATGCGATAAATATTATTCCGAATATAAATGTTAAAATAAATATTCACCCTTTCATTAGGGATTTGAAGATTTTTACCTCTTAACATTTATAAAAATTTATATATTTTTATTTTTAATTCTTGGCCTCATTACGATGTTTACGAATATTCTGGTAAAATTTATCTTTTTCTTTTATGATATAATTTAATTCGTCTTTAGCATTTTTAATAGAGTCATTTACATAACTAATATCTTCTTGTTTTTGGCGAATTTGTCGTTGAAGCATTTTATTTTCATAAGATTTAGGATTAAAATATTTGCTTCTATTCATTGAATAATATAATTGATTTAAAGCTCCAAGTTGAATTTTTAATTCTTTTTTATATGCTTGTAAAACTTTAATATAAGCTCGTTTATAAGCAAAATTACATCCAGTTTTTTCATTTGCCATATCCATATCATCAGGATGACATTTAGCGATACCATAAATAATATTACCATCTTTGTCCTCAATTAAACAAGAAGCTTCGCCTGATTCAGGATTATAACTAAATAAAGGTTCTTTTTTCAAAGTAGTAGAACTCCTTTCTATCTATTTCTATAAATATATTAACATAAAAATTATTAAAAGGCAAGTTTTAGGGTTTTTGTTAGAAAAATTTCTATGGGTGTGAGCAATTGGAACTACGGCCGATCGCGTTAATCAGGGATAAAAAAAATAGACACTATGAAATAAATCATAGTGTCTATTTAAATTACTTATTTAATGCCTTTGTAAGCATCTCTTTGATGTCGATGCCATTTTCAGACATTGCTTCGATGACCTGGTTTGCGGAACCCATAACATCCTTTACAAGACGAGCAGAGTTTCCATCGCCATACTGGACGATCTTATCCACATTGGTAAGAGGGGCTGCCGCGTTTGCCACGATTTGAGGCATTGCATTGAAATACATTTCAATGATAGAAGCTTCACCCATCTTCTTCTGTGCTTCTGCTTTCTTGTCAATTGCTGTAGCTTCAGCTTCACCAACGGCCGCGATACCAGCAGCTTTCTGTTCGGCTGCGAACTTTTCTGCTTCAGCGCGAGCACGCATAGCTTTTGCTTCCTGCTCGATCTCATAAGCCTTAGCTTCAGCATCCTTCTGACGACGAATCAGGTCTGCTTCAGCCGCCTTTTCCGCAGCATACTTATCAGCATCAGCCTGCTTACGAACCAATGCAGTCAGTTCATATTCCTTAAGCTCGATTTCTTTCTGCTTCAGTTCAGCTTCACGCTCGGCCTTCGCGATATTCGCGTTAGTTGCAGCAACATCCTTGAGCTTACGCTGATTTTCAGACTCAATTCCAGCGGCCGCCTCTGCCTGAGCTTTCTTGGTATCAGCTTCCTGCTTCAACTGAGCCTGCTTGATAGCAAGATCGTTATTACGAATTGCGATTTCCTCAGCGGCCTTAACCTTAGCGTCATTAGACTGCTTAGCATTTTCCGCACGAGCGACCTCAATCTCGCGTTCCGCATTAGACTTAGCGATTGCCGCGTTCTTGCTAATCTGAGCGACATTATCAATACCGAGGTTAGTGATAACATCATTATCATCAGAGAAGTTCTGAACGTTAAAGGTAATCAGCTCAAGACCATAACGTGCCAGATCAGGAACTGCATTCTCCTGGACTTTCTCGCTAAACAGCTTACGATCGCTAACCATATCGGTCAACTTCATCTGACCGACGATCTCACGAATATTACCCTCAAGAAGGTCGTTAATCTTACGAGAAATTTCATCACGGCCTACATTAAGGAAGTTCTGAGCAGCGAGCGCAATCATTTCAGGATCTCTACCCACACGAACGGAAACCGTGGAATCGACACGAACGTTAATGTATTCGGCAGTAGGAACCGCAGATCCAGTCTTTACATCAATTTGAATAGCTCCGAGAGCAAGCTTATCCAAACGTTCAAAGAAAGGAATCTTCAAGCCAGCTTTACCAACAAGAATTCGAGGTTTCTTATGGACACCACTGATGATATAAGCCATATCAGGCGGAGCCTTTACATAACCATTGAGGAAAATGAAAATTACCAGTAGCGCGATAAGAACTACAGGAATTGCCGGAAGGATAAATGAAATAATAGCGGGCATAAATAATTCTCCTTATTTATTTAATTTTAAATTTTATACTTATATTTGAATAATGCTTCAATAGCATCATCAATCGAATTATAGTATCCATTATGTTCAAATTCTCCATCTTCATCCCATAAGAAAGAGATTTCTACACCTAATGGACCTTGTTCCAATTTTTCTTTTACTTCTTTGTAAATTGCTTCTTCCATTTGTCTTGTTATTAATTTTTCCCAATCTTCATAAGACATTTTTCCAGTAATGAGTTTTTTTGTTAAATCATTACCTTTATAATCATAAAATGCCATTTAGCTTTTCCTCATTCATCAAGAAATGATTTACATTCCTCAACTTTGGCTTTCATAGCATCAATGATTACATCAAGATTAATGGGATATCCATGATGAGAATCAACACCTACATGATACATATAAGGTCGATCTTCAAAGAAATTAGTGGTTTGATGAGTATGACCGTAAAGATTCAAAGTCATTTGATGAAGATTTTCTCTTTCAAGATTGCCAGTCATACAAGGGAAATGGGTCATAAAGAAATGGTATTTACGATAATTTAGCATAATCGCCCAATCCATCTCAACAACATTAGGCAAATCCGCGTAAAGCTTCTGCCGAGTTGCTGTATCATGGTTGCCAAATACAATATGGAATTTACCCTTAAGACGTTTAACATATTCAATATTAGAAGGTTCTCCAAGCATTAGATCACCAAGAATATAAACGTCATCTTCATCAGAAATGATGCTATTCCATTTCTCGACGTAATCTTCATTCATTTCTTTAATTGAAGAATAACCACGAGCTTTCCAAATAAATTCTCGATCATGTCCAAAGTGCATATCACTGGTTAAAAAGATTGCCATGTATGAATTACTTCTCCTTTTTCGTTAACCTCTTGGATAAGGTTATATTTAATATATTCTTTAAAAGTGGGAGGAGTAAAAGAATTTGCCATACTCCGAATTACCTCTTCTGGAACTTGCGCTCGACCATCACGCTGTTTATTGCGCTCAATGCAAACTTCAACAGGAACATTAAAATAAATAACATTCACATTAAGATTTGCATATCCTTTTGCGTTAATTGCTTTGAGAAGTTTCTTGCGGGAGCCAGGTCCAAGATGCGTGGCATCCGCATACACATCATCATAGTCTCTTAAAGAAAGAGTGATTGCTTCAACAAAAGCATGCCATACACTTTCTTCTTTGGCGAAATAGCTTTCATCATCATTTAACATTTGAAAACGGAAGGCATCACGAGAAACAACACAACCACATTGAGGCCAACGATTTTTAAGCCAAGTAGATTTACCCGAGCCTGGTATTCCGGACATAATCCAAAGATTCTTTTGCTTCATCTTTATACACCCCATTCTCAAAATTTTCTTTAAACTCTTCTACTTCTTCTGGAGTTCTACATTCGATATGATTTACTTCTTCTTTGCAATAAATACAATACAGCTTTTTACGATGAAATTTGCCATGTTGAAGACTTACTCGACGAGACAAAGGGATTCCTTTTCGTCCACAATTCATACAGTAAAAATCATGATTTTCATAAGATGCCATTTGAATTACTCCTTTGAGCGAGAAGGAACCGCAATATTAATAAAAATCTTAATGACAAACATCTGCCAATAAGTAATGCTTGGAAAGCAAAACCAAGGAATAAGAGCGGTATTCCAAATAAATAGCATAATAGCTACTTCAATGAACATAAAAGCTACACTCGCAACCGCCAAAGAAATATCATCATAATCGTTCATTTTTATCAATTCCTTTCTTAACCTTATATATAT